AGGAAAAAAAGTTCGAGTCCTCCTCCACCCCCACCTCGATCCAGTTCCCGGAAAAAAAGTTCGAGCCCTCCTCCACCCCCACCCCGATCCCGAACTAGTTCCAGGAAAATGTAATTGAATACTACCTACAAAAATGTATTTTCATTCGATTCTGATATTTAACAATTCTAAATCAAAATTATTTTTAAAAATAAAAGATTAAACAAATGAGTAATCAATATTCCAACCTTCATTACGATTATGCCACTTTGAACAATTATCAAGGTGGGCCATTGTTTAAAGTTACTCCAGCTAAAAATTGCAGACTCTTCCCCTACCTATATTCCAAGGAATGCGCAATGTTATATGCTAATCCATGCTACAAAAACCCCTTTATTTGTAGGTCGGAAGGACCTGTAGATCCGAATCAAAAATATTTGAATATGCCCGTTCGTTTCGAATATAATTTGGCTGGAGAAAAGGCTTGTGATGCACCTGATTGCAAAGCCTGTTATAGACAATAAGTAAAAATTAAAAATAATCTAAATGTTATTTTTAATCCCAACCTCAATTTAAACAATTTTTTAGATAAATAAAACAAAATTATTTAATTTATGCTTGTTCATAAAACATCAACATCATTAATTAACGATCCAATTCAGTCGAAACAATTATTTTCTATTTTTCAATTTCTACATGTGCTAAAAATTTTAGTTTATAATCCCATTATTCTTTTTGGATCTGTAATTCGAAATTGGTTAATCCCCTGTTATTACCATGATTTGAATCCATTTCAATATACGTCTATTCTTGAAATATTGGATAAAGACTATGAAATTGTACATATTCCCAATGAAATCGATATTTGGATAAAAGGTCCAAAATGGAGAAATATACAAGTTATAGATAATTGTATATTTAAACTACGAAATGCTGGTTATAGAGTAAAAATATTATACAAAACAAATAAAAATAATTATGATATTCGGTTTGTTTCTTGTGAATCTGAATTCGGAGAGAATATCAATTTTATGTTGAAATTTTATGAAACAAATTGTTTTCAAAGTGTGGATTTTGATGTGAACAATATATGTATTAAATGTAATGAAGAAAATGGTTTAGATACAATTAAAATCATATCCACAAATGGAATTAAAAAGGACCTGAATGGTTTTGGTTATGTAAGAAACAAAGTATCTTTTATTTCCAAAGCAATCATAAATATCTTGAATAAAAACTGCGAGTTAATTTGTTTAGAAGATCATCGTATCATTACACGAAATTATTTATTAGAAAGAATTGAAAAAATGATATCAAATGGATATACGATTGAAAATTATCCAATTATTGAAACGACTGAAGAAATGAAAGATGCATGCTCGATTTGTTTAGAACAAAATTCTGGTCCAACTATACTCAAGTTGTTATGTAATCACGAATTTCACATGAAATGTTTATTTAAATACTGGAAAACAAATCAACACAACCAAGATGATCCATTTGAATCACCAAATGTTCGTTGCCCAAATTGTAGGAGAGAATATGCTTTATGGTAATTGGATATTGTGTAAATGAATAAATTCTTGGATCAGATCTTTATAGGATTGGATTTCATCATATTTTATAACCAATAGTGGGTATTGATTCATTGAACAATAGTCTTCTTTGATTGAATCTTGGAACGATCGTTTGCGTTGAAGGCTGATTGGAATATGTTTACAAAGTTTGTAATGTTGGATTCCTTTACATTCAATCATAAAATAACTTTCATCTGTAGTAGGTATAACAAAGTCAAAAAACAAAAGTTCATTTGTTCCAGAACGAAGATTATTATGCGAAGAATGAAAAATAAATTCAATATCCAACTCTTTCAATGCTTCCATACATCTTTTTTCCATACTGGTAGGATTAGCAGGAGCATTTGCATTAATCATAGGTTAATTTATAGTTTATTAAAAATCTTAAATATTTTTAAATATTTTTAAACATTATGAATTTTTCAATATTTACGTTCACTACCCAATGTTTAATTTTCTCTCCAAGAAGCATTACAATTTGCACAGGTAACGAAAAGGGTAAACCCTTCATCACTTGAACGAATTTGTTTTTGATAGGAATACGTACGCTTGGACTTGCATTTTATACATTCAATAATACCCTCTTCTATTCCAATGTTCGGGTTTTCAATAAAATTATCTTCTTCTTCTAATTTGATTTTATATTCTTGAAAAATTGGATGATTCCAATCTGTATCTTCGGACATGATTTGTTAAAAAAATAATTTTATTTAATTCTATATTCAATTTATTTCAAGGGTAATCTCTTAGATGGTTTGGCAGTAGTTTTGGTAGCTGGTTTCTTGGTAGGTGTAGGCTCAGGTTCTTTTACGGGCTCAGGTGATTGGGCCAATTCAAGATCATCTTCATCATCTGAATCAGACAATTCTTCCATCTTGTTATCAACTTGTAGAGGGTTGACTACATCCATATCATTCACAAATAATGGTTCAGCAGGTAGTTGTTTACAAATCAGTCTTTGTCTACGATTTCCCTGTTGTTGCACTTCCATTTCCAATACTTTAACCTGAAGGCTAATCTTTGAACCAATAAAAATAGATTCAATCTTTATACAAGCTCGAACACTACATTTTTGATTAAGTAAACTCAAGGCTTCAACATCATTTCCATTTTGATCTGCAATATCTGTGTATATTTGCAAGTCCTTGTTGCACATTAGTTTGGGATACAGCATTGGACCTCTACCTTCTACGACCTGACCATCTTCTTTTTTATACCAAAGAGGTGAGAATTTTCTAAGATCGGATTCAACCAGATCAAACTTTTTTACAGATTTTTTAACTTCGGGTTTAAGCATATATTTTTTGATATATTCTGATACCTTTTCAATAGTATCGATAAATTGTTTTTGATATTCTGTAGGTCCTTCTTTGTTCCAAAGACACAAAGGAATAGCATAGCCTGTAACTCGAACAGGTTTATCTAAAGACTTATTTTCTTGGATTCCAAATGAATAAACCAAATCTGTAGAGAAGATCAAAGCCCCTGTAGAGCCATCTTCGTGTTTTGTTCCGATTGAAATACGATAAGACCCGGGAATGTTGCTTTCCTTGGCCTCTGAAAAAACGATGTTTTCAACATTATAATTGCTTACTGAAGATAATTTGTTAGACATACTTTTTAGTTGTGGTGTTGTGTGGGTTGTTTTGAATTTAAGAGGATTATTTCAAATTCAATTTATTTTGATTAAATTGAATATTTTGTTTTATTTTCCAGATAAAATAAAAGGAAGAGTATGAATACCAAGTGTTTTGTTTGTAAGCGTAAATTAAACCTACCTGAACAGATTTCAGGCCTATGTAAATGCGCAAAAACATTTTGTAAAAAACATAAACCTACAGGCTCAGACTCTGAGCAACAATTTAGCCACATATGTTCTATTGACCCATCGATCAAACATAAAGAATTATTAAAGAAAAATAACCCTACCTTGACTGGAAACAGAGGATTGACAAGTATCTAAAACAAGTCTAAACATAATTATTTTTAATTATTTAATCTACGAACAGGTTGGAGTCCTCTATTTTGGGGAGCTTGTCGAAGTTGCCACATTTCAGCATTTCGTTTTCGCATCAAACTTTCCATCATATCATTTCTAAAATTTAAATTATTATCCAAATAAAATTTTTCAGCAAGAGGTCTTGTTTCATTTAAAGTTAGTTGATCCCTTCTCATTGGTCCATATGTATCTCCGAATGAGGTTACACAAGAATCGATTTTCGAACGCACTAAATAATTAGGCATACGGACAGAATTGATATCATCGTAAAAATATCTGGGTTGATTAACCATGGGTTCGATGTAATTTCTATTCTGGCTTCCATAACCACTAAACCGAGGATCATATATGTTGTATAAGTTTGGAATTTCTTCAGAGTAAGATTCAGATACAATAGGCTCATAAGTCTCTTCTATCTCGTTTATTGTTTCTTCCTGGGGCATTTGTAGCATTTGTAGATGTTGGTCGCGTATTTTCTTACGGCTATATCCTTCTACCAAATTTTGATTAAATAAAATATTTTCACTCATTGAACCATCTTCTTGTATCGTAGGCATATTTATTTCTTTAATGGGTTCAAACTGAGGTGTTTCGGAAATTCCCAAATTGGCATTTATGGGATCATATTCTGATGGATTGGTATACACTCCAGGTTGTAAAGTTTGTATCAAAGGATTATTAAATGAAGTATAAATCGCTTGATCATCATGAGGGGATTCTAAACCTGCCCATTCTCGGTCTACTAAATTTTTTACATTATAACCAGACAAACTTGGGTAATACATTGTTCTTTTGTTTACTCGACTAACTACGTTCATGGGAGAATCTTGCCAATATTCATAATCATAAGGTCTTGAAATAATAATAGGAGGGATTTTAGTTCTTGGGTGTGCATTTCCAGTTAAAGCCTGATTAGAAGTAATACCCATTTCTTCGTTGGGATCAAATGATAGTTCATCATTACAAAATCTTTTAGAATGAAACGTGGTAAGTTGTTGTTTGGGATTTATGTATAAATCTTTTGGAGATGTTTTACAAGACATTATTTATTATATTTATTTATTATATAGTTAAATCTTTAAAAACTTTACATGATTACACAGCATTTAGTTGCGACTTGAACACCAGTATCAAGTTGTTCCAATATAAAACGATAAATTTGTCTTTCTACATCATCTGGAATACTTTCTATATTTAAAGGAGATTCAATTAATAAATCAATTAATTTATCTTTTAATTCTGTTGCATTGGGTTTATTAACAACTTTGTTCTCTAATTTTACTTGCGCTTCAAATAATTTATTTTTCAATTGAATTACTTCATGTTCGAGTTTTATTTTTTGTTCAAAAAGTTTGAGATAAGCTTCGAGGGTAATTTCACTGGGTATGATGCTTGGTATTGTTGTGTCTTCACTATCCCCAGATTGGGAAATTTGAGAGGACTGAAGATTTTGTAAATTTTGTAAATTTTGTATCACTTGTGGTTTGTATACTTCTTTTTCCTCTGTTTCTGTTTCTTCACCAGAATCATATACATCATATACATCATATATTATTTCTGGTTTTACTTCATTTTGAATTTGTTTAGAAAACCGAGGTTGTTCCAACGGAGGAGGCTGGGGGGTTTGGACAGGAGGCTGGGGGGTTTGGACAGGAGGCTGGGGGGTTTGGACAGGAGGCTGGGGGGTTTGGACAGGAGGCTGAGGAGTTTGGGTAGGAGGCTGAGCATGAGGTTTTGTTTTTTGTTTTGTTTGGGTTTTTGATTTAGCTGCAGGCTTCATAATTTTCTCTCTTTATTAAATAAAATAAAGAGAGAAAGAAATGAATCAACCTGTATTATATTTTTTATATTTTTTAATAGTTATTATTTTAATTTTTGGTAGTATTATGATTTACAATCGGTTTGTAGTTGACCACTATGTAAAATTTTATGATCCCAAAATTGTAGAAATTCAGAACAGATTATCTACAGCTATTCCTGAAATCAAGAAAATTAATCTTTCAGGAAGTAATCGCTCATTTACAATCAATAAACAAGATGTTTACATTTGCACAAAAGACAATAATGGTCAATACTATAATGATAATATGTTAACCTATGTTCTTCTCCATGAACTTGCCCATGTATTATGCGATGAAGTTGGACATACTGCAAAATTTAAAAATATTTTTCAAAATCTATTAGATAGAGCGGCTCGAGCAAATTTATACAACCCTAATATTCCTCCGATCGATAATTATTGTAATACCTGATTGCAGCCGCATGATTCTGATCCATATTTTAAATTATTTATTATTCTATCTTTTTGGGTAGCAACACAACTCATGTCTATAGGAAGATCTAAATTTGGATTTGGAAAAGTAATGGGTAATTCATCTTGGGTTGGATCGCACAAATTGGATTGATATCTATGATACCCTCTGGGAGCATTACAGGAGTAATTGTATTTACTATATTTGTTATGATTTTGGGGAGATTGGGGATTGTAATTTTCAGGGGTTTTGTCTTTCTTGGGTTTATATAACAAACAAACCAACAAGGTAATTAAAATTACGAATAAAATGAATATTAGAATATACATTATTTATTTAATAACCGAAAAATGCAAGAATTGATAAAAAACTTTACTAAATTGAGAAACTATACTACTTCAGATGTAGATAAATATATTTTTGAAACCCCAGATCGTAAACAGGTTCGTATATTTTATTTTGAAGAAAAATTAGATATGAACCAATTTTATAAAACATATCAAATTCTATCCCAAGAAAATCCATCTGTTCATCATATTATATTTATCCATAATATGATCACTATTCAGATGAAAAAAATGAAATTATACAAGGATATTTTACGTGTTGAATTATTTTCAGAAACTGAATTGAAACGAATGCTCATCGGAAACAAGTTCATTCCCATTCACAAACAAGTCTGTAGTCATACCCAAGAAAAAATATTTAAAAAATTCGGAAAAGATAACCTACCCAAAATACTCAATACAGATCCAGTTGTTCGTTTGTATGATTTTGAACTCAATTCCGTGATCGAAATTCAAAGACCTGATGAAATTTATTATCGAATTGTTGTTGCAGATGAGATTAGAAGTTTTTAATATTCTCAACCACTCGATTTGAAAATGTAGAAGGTTGTACTGGAATATATTTTCTTGCAATATACCAGAAAAATCCTATTTCAAAACTACCCACTAAAATAAACAATAATATATTTTCCATTATAATTTCTCCTATGGGTAAAGTGTAATTACAAGAAAACCTAAGAAAGAGATAAGGTAATAAAATGCTTAGTATAAATATTATGATAATCGCGATAATTAAATAAACAAGGTATTTATTAGTTATTTGGGTAGAAAGTTCGGGTGTATTATAAAAATCTTCATATCTTTTTAACAGAGGCTGTGCAGTCTGTATAGCTGTGATGGCTAAATTTCGAGAATTTGGGTCTAATTCGTTTAATCGATTTTTGATCTTGGTTTGAATATCAAATTTATTTATATTTTCTTTAATTTCATTATTAAATGCATTTCGTTCAATGGGTAAAATTACAAATAAATAGAGCACGGAGAGAGCAACAAACAAAAATAAAGCATGAAAGAGCAAACTAAATATTAATGTAGTATATCTATCTTTAGATCGAGTTGTCATTTATGTTAAGACTGAAAACTTTGATTTAATTTTATCAATTCACTAATGATGGATTTTTTTATCGCATTTGAATCAATCGTTCTGAAATTTCGAGCAAATACTTGCAAAAACATAAATTCAACAATTGCAATTGTAATTAGACCACTAACTGAATAAATCAATGTAGTCTTGAATGACAAATCAAAAAATTGAATTAAACCCAGAGAGATGAAAATACACACTCCCGCCACAGGTATAAGAAACTGAAGTGTGCTATTTAACAATTTCTTATTATTTTCTACAATACTTTGATCAATTGATTCTGGTTGTTTTACTACACTATCCTTAATAATTTGAATAAGATCTGGACTTAATGTTTTTAATTCACTTCCCAACTCTTTCATAATAGCATCTACTTGGGTTTCAATTATATCTTGTTCCACCTTTTTTACATAAGTAAAGAAAAATAAAGTAATGAATGATATAATCAAACTAAACTGGAATAATAAATTTACAATTAGTTGCAACCACATTTATTTATTTAAATAAATTGATTTTTGAATTAACAAATTTAACTTTAATCAAATGAGTAGTGAAACCTGTTTCATTTGTGTATCCAATTACAATCGATCCACACGAGCCCAAATCGTATGCCCATATTGTTCATGGGAGGCTTGTAAAGATTGTTATAAAAAATACCTTCTCTCCCAATTCCAAGATGCACATTGTATAGATTGCAAAAAATCTTGGGATCGGAGAATTATGCTTGATAAATTTGGACCAAGTTGGGTAGATTCTGTCTATAAAGAACATCGAGAACACATTCTACTTGACAGAGAAAAAAGCTTATTACCTGCTACCCAGCCTGCTGTAGAAGCACTTATTCGTGATGAACAATTTGAAACAGAAATCAAAGAACAACAAATTCTTATTAGAGAATTAAGAAAAGAGATTGATCATGCACGAACACGAATTTTCGAAATCGAACAAAAAAGATACAACAAATCAACACATAAAGAAAGACAACAATTTATTCGTAAATGCCCCAAAGAGGATTGTAGAGGATTTCTATCTACCCAATGGAAATGTGGGTTGTGTGAAAATTTTACTTGCCCTGATTGCAATGAATTGATAGGTCCAACACGGAGCGAAGAACACAAATGCGATCCGAATCACGTAGAAACTGCTAAACTATTGGCAAAGGATACAAAACCTTGCCCAAGCTGTGGAACAGGTATATTTAAAATAGAGGGGTGTTTTGGAAAAGATACTCCTGTTTTGATGTGGGATGGTTCTTTGAAATGTTCTCAAAATATTTGTGTAGGAGATGTATTAATTGGAGACGATGGAAACCCTCGAAATGTGTTGGAAACTTTTTCAGGACAAGATGAACTTTATAAAGTAGAGCAAAAAAATGGGTTGAGTTATATTGTGAATAGTAAGCATACATTACTTGTAAAATATTCAGTTGATAAATATATTCAATGGTTTGAAAAAGAACAGATTTACAAAATATTTTGGTTTTGTAGAGATGATAAAAGACCGAAAACTAAAAATTTCAAAGTAATAGATTATAAAAGCAAAGAAGAATGTTTATTAGCATGTGAAACTTGGAGAGATAAGAATTTAAGTTTTACAGATGATGTTATTGACATTTTAGTTGAAGATTACATGAAAATTTCTAAAGGTCATTTGGTAAATATTCTTGGGTTTAAGGTTGACAAAATTCGCTGGCCTGTGTTCGATATGGATAATATAGATTCATATACTCTATCAAGCCTTTATATTTGGAAAACACGCGATAAGGATTGGATGAGAACAGGAATATCTGTAAAATCAATTGGAAAAGGACAATATTATGGTTGGATTGTAGATCAAAATCATAGATTTTTACTTGCTGATTTTACGATCGTAAGAAATTGTGATCAAATGTATTGCACCCAATGTAATACTCCATTTAGTTGGAAGACGGGAAAGGTTGAAACAGGACAAATTCACAACCCACATTATTTTGAATTTATGAAAAGAACAGGAAGACTTGAACGAAACCCTCTTGACATTCAGTGTGGTAGAGAAGTGGATAATCATTTTGTGTATGAACTTTCAAGACTAATGAATAATCCATATAATAGGGAAAATTATCTTACAAATGCTTTTAGTAGAGAAATTCTTTCATTTTCTCGGTCTCTCATTCATATGCGCTATCAGATTCTACCTCTTTGGCGAGTGAATAATAGGGATGATAACTTGTCATTGCGTATCCAATATTTAAGAAATCGTATTACCGAAGAAGAATTTAAGAAAGCCCTCCAAAGAAAAGAAAAAGAAAACCTTAAAAAAACAGAAATCAGCAATATTATTCGAGTATTTTTAGATTGTTCAACTGATATTTTATATAGGTATAGAGATTATTTAAGAGATGAAGACCGAGAATTGGTAGATGTATTTGCAGAAGTAGATACCCTCACCCTTTATACGAATGAGTGCTTGCGTAAAATCTCCCAAGTTTATAAATCAAGACAATACCAACTCAACTCAAATTGGGAGTTTGTTCCTGTCATCTTATAATAAATTGAAAAAGTTTAAATATTTATATAATATAATAAAAATGTCTTTAGAACCTTTACTTGACCCAACTAATGATCGTTTTGTTATTTTTCCTATTCGTTATACGGATATTTGGGAAATGTTCCAAAAACAAAGAAAAGCCTTTTGGAGTGAGTCTGAAATAGATCTTGTCCAAGATATTAAACAATGGAAAGCCCTCAATTCAAATGAACAATTTTTTATAAAAAGAGTATTGGCCTTCTTTGCTGGATCAGATGGGATTGTGATGGAAAATTTGGGTGCAAGGTTTTTAAAGGAAGTGCAATTCCCAGAATGTAGATTCTTTTACGGAGCGCAGTTATTTATAGAAAGCATACATAGTTTAATGTATGCGCAACTTTTAGATACTTATGTTTCTGATTTACAAGAAAAAACTATGCTATTTCGTTCAATCGAAACTATACCTGTAATTGCAAAAAAGGCAAATTGGGCCTTGAAGTGGATTTCTTCTAATGATGATTTTGCAACTCGATTGGTTGCATTTGCAGCCGTAGAAGGTATATTTTTTAGTGGAAGTTTTTGTTGTATCTATTGGTTAAAGGAAAGAGGGTTGCTCCCTGGTTTGACTAAAAGTAATGATTTTATTGCTCGAGATGAAGGATTGCATTGTGATTTTGCAGTTTTACTTTATAGAAATTATGTTCAGAACAAATTGTCTGATGATGTTCTTCACGAAATCATCCAAGAGGCACTAAGTATTGAAAAAGAATTCATTATTGATTCCATTCCTTGTCATATGATTGGGATGAATTCCAAATTAATGAGTGATTATATTGATTTTGTAGCGAATCGTTTGGTTGTTCAATTAGGACATAGTCCATTGTTTGTAAAGGCACATAATCCATTTCCCTTTATGGATCGAATTTGTTTTGATAGTAAAGATAATTTCTTCGATGGACGAGCCACTTCTTATCAAGTTTGCGTAGACAAGACAGAGGAAGATGAAATAGATAATGTATCATTCAATGCAAATTTTTAACACTTTAATAAAATATATCATATGTTTCGTAAAAAGAAAATTGTAGATTTTAATGATAAAAATAATATTTATCAACTTTCTAAAGATATAGAAAATGTTCAAGGGATTGATCGTAAATTGGTCGATCCCATCCACAATGCAATTTCCGTAATCAGTGATTACGAGGAAACACATGATTTAACCATTGATCAGATTCGCACAATCTATAGCAATCTAAATATCAATGAACAAATGAGCCCAGAACAAATGGATGAATCCCTTGTATCTATGAGCAATCATATTGCAATTATAGAGAAAAAATTTTTACGTGCATGTATTGACAAAGTTGCTTTTTCAAGTTTGGTCCGCACAATTCTAAGTCATTTTAATAGCATTGTAGATGGTTCTATTCTAAATGCTATTACAGAAGTAATTGAAAATTTTTCTTGTATTTGCTTAATGGCCAAAAACAATTTCTCCTTCAAGGATGTTTGTTTTAAATTCTTTACAAAAAACAATGAGACAGGTGAAATCTTGGTTCTTATTTTAAATATTCATTATGAACAAGCATCGTTAACATACAAGATCTTAAATTTATTTAAAATGAGCAGAGAAAAAATACACCTTAATTTCTTGGGAGCTTTAGTAAAAACAGAACTAACTTTTTAAATGTGTTCAAAGGAAATTTCAATGTCTTCTTCCTCCTCCTTGAAATCCTTAAAAGTAATATCATTTGCGGTTTTTACATTGGAAGGTATTTCACCCATGTTTTTAAGTTTTTTAACTTGTTCTGCAGTGTATTTAAACACCACATCTGTTTTATCATCTTGAAAATCCCTAAGTGCAACTAATATAACATCACCCGTAGAAATCCAGACCTTTTTTAACAATTTACCTCGAATATGTCCAAGCCTTGTTTTACCATCAAAACAAATGGCTTCTAAACGACCATTTCCCAACATCTTTCCAACTTGGGCATATTCTAATCCCGATTCCCTAAGCATTAATTCTTTGGGTTCAGAAGAATGTGCTTTCTTTTTCGCACTGGTTTTAGGCATCTTTTTTGTTATTCGTTTTTGGGATTTAAATTGAAAAAATTATTTTATTCACGGGGTAGAAATAAAATAATTAAATAATTTATGTATGATGAATTTATACAATTGGTTAAGTATAAAGAGTGGAGTCTGGCTTTTGAATTTCTTTCAACCCAAACGATCCATTTTAAAGAACATTTATCCTCTGCATCAAAAAAGGATCAGGAAAAAATGATCAAAGCTTTAAAAACTCTTTACAAAAATTTGGAAAATGATTTCGTAAAAGAAATTTTTAGATATGAATTTGCAAATACAATTCAGCTCTACGATTCTGGTACTAATTTTGTAGAAATGTTTTTTCAAAATTCCGAATCAAAAGAATGTTTGATCTGTATGGAAACTATACAATTCAATGAATCTATTATTTTCTGTAAAACATGCTCAACAGATATAGGTCATTTAAACTGCTGTAAAACTTGGTTTAATGTGTCTGAGAAATGCCCGGGGTGTTATGCACAGTAGAAATATTAGTATAATCTGTGCTAATAACTCTGGGGTGTAATAAATACATATTTAAATTATCAACTTGGGAACGATAAAACTCATCAATAGGATGCTGAATAGGAAAAGCAAAATTTAAAAAATATTGGGCTGCTCTTTTCTTAACAATTAATGCAAAACTACCTGGCATACAATTACCATTCATTTTGGTGTATAGTTCAGTTGGTTCAAAATCACAATATGTTTCGTTTGAACCCAAAAAAAGCAAATCCCAATCCTTTGGAGCATTCATAACATAATCTTCTATATTTGTAAAATGATTGAGGATGATAATGTCATCCTCAAAAATAGCATAATAATCATTTTCGATGTCATTTACTAAATTGTAATATATTTCCATATTACTTAGATACACTCCTATTTCTCCTGTTGTAAAATCTCTTTTTAACCAATCTGTTTGAATATAATTTTTATAGTTTGAAGAATATTTAAGACCATCTATCGCTGAAAACCTTTCATATCGCAAGTAAGGTCTGTTTTTTAATTGCAATTGCATTTTTTCCCATCTATTTTTACTCTTATCCAAATTTATAATTTTGATATTTTTATCTGGATTAGATATAATTTCGTTATAAATAGGTATATAAGGACTTCTTTTAAATTCAGATATGTTTTCAAAAATTTGGTCATAAAAGGATGCTATTCCATAGTACCAGTTTGCATATGCAACTAAACGTTTTTTATCTATAATAGTAGATTGGATGTATTTTTTATAAAGTGAATCATTAGAATCGACGTATAAAATGTATTCTATACATTGTTCTAAGGACGAGAAATCATCTATATTAATAAAACAATCAGGATTAAACATCTCTCGCACACTTTGATCTCCGGAATAAATAGGCACACACCCTGCAAGTAAAGGTAGAATAATTTTTTCAGATACATACCCATCTACTCCACGCGTATTTTCAAAAGCAACTACAAATTTATATGGTTTATATAATTCAACTGCATTATCTAACCAGTTTTTTTCATTGCGTGAAGAAGGAATTTCGGTATTATGATTACAATTCCCGATCGCATCAACGTGCTTTTTAGAATGAAGCAATTTGAAAAATTTCTCTCTCAACTTTACTCCATTAAAGGACTCATTACAATTGGAATACATATATGCACAAAATTTATTCTTGAAAAATGTACGACGAACAAGTAAATCAGGTATAGACCAAATTTCGGATTCTCCAAGAATAGCACTCCATGCTGGAACATATAATTGTTGTTTTTGGTTTAGATTTCGTGTTTTCTTTGTAGATATAGCCAAATCGAAATTATGGTTGGTATTCAAATCATGAGGTTCCATATCTATTAATATGTTAAATGTGTCCTCGGGTAAATTATCAACTTTTTCATAACCATTAAATACATTTATTTTTTTAGAACAAGTTTGACTTGGACTGGGTAAAATCCTACGGATAAGCGGGCTTTTATTCACGTTTATCACAATTTTATTATAATCATACTTTTCAGTAATTATTCGAAAAAACCAAATAAAAAATATCATTATAAACAATACAAATATAATAATCATAAAATTCATTTATTATATTTAAGATATATTTATGATTGGTTTATTTATAAAAAACCCTATGATTTGAAATATAAGCTATCTTCTCCTTTTCCGGAAAATAAAATTTAACAAAATTTCTATAACCCCTCAAAGCATCAATATACATTCGAGGTAGAAAAATATTTTTATTAATATTTAAAAAATCATCGACAATATCTTCCTCTTTATCTGTCTTCTTAAACTGGATTAAGATCTTTAGTGAAATATCATCTTTATACTGAGCATATTCTTTTGCTGCCATTAATCTATGAATTCCATCATATACGTAATAACAATTTTCTCTACGATAATCCCAAGCGTAAATAATCCCTGGGACAAACTCAATTTTGTTATATCCATAAAATGTTTTAATTTCGTCTACTCTTTTTGGATTCAAAGGGCGATTATACCCCCAATTATAAAAATCCCCAAAATCAAGCTCTGATACATCAAACAGCTTCAATACAACATTATCTTTCTGATAAACACAAGTCATTTTTTGTTTTTTTCATTGTTTTAAAACAATAAATCCAAGATTTAATAAAGAATATGAATTATGAGGACTTTTTACCTATATACCCAGATCTCGAAGATCCTATTCTACAGCAAAAAATATTAAACAAGGAAGAATTTTACCAACTTCGCTTAAAAAAAGAAATAGAAATTATTCCAAAAGGGGATTTACTAAACCATCAAAAAATAATTCAAAGATTTCTAAGTCCATACACGCCATATGATGAATTATTACTCTATCATGCAACAGGAACAGGTAAAACTGGAGTTGCGTTCGGTATGACTGAAAAATTACTAACTAACCCAGAAAGCGGATTTAGAAGGGTATATGTTCTCACTCGAGGACCAGATTTGTTGGATTCACATTTGAGACAATTGGTTTTTTCATTTTCAGATCGTTTTAATGTTCCTGAAAATATTAAACCCGAAAATCTTACTCGATATATGCGTAGATTGGTTGGACCAAATTATCGATTCCAAACATTTGGCCAATTCGTTTCTGAATTTGAAAGTGCACCAGACGAGTTTATTGTAAATAACTATTCCAATAGTATTTTTATTTTAGATGAAATACACTCTATTCGAGCAGATACAGATGCTAAAATTTATAAATCATTATTTCGCTTACTTCACCTCGCAAGAAATAGAAGAGTATTACTTATGTCTGCAACCCCTATGAAAGATTCTGTATCCGAATTGGCTTGGATTATGAACTTAATTCTACCCCAAGATCAACAATTACCCACTGGAAAAGCATTTGATGATACATTTATTAAAGGAGATTCTATTACAAACCAAGACCAACTTAAAATTTCTTTAAAAGGTCGCGTATCCTTTTTAGCCTACACTTCAAGCACAATTCAAACTCAATATATGGGAGTATCCATGAATCTACCTGATATTGAACAATTTAAACTATTTACAACCATGATGAGTCCCATTCAGAAAAAAGGGTATATTCAATCCTTTTTAAAAGATACTACAGGCGAAGAAAGTTCCGTATATGCAAATTCCAGACAGGCTTCCCTATTCGTTTTCCCAGATGGCTCTTGGGGAGTAGATGGTTTGAAAAACTATGGTTCGATAAATAAGGATCGATTAACACTATCCCCAGCATTCAAAAATGAAATAAACACAATTGAAAAATTGTCCAAGTATTCCAGCAAATATGCATACATTATCCAAAATATTCTCGATAATCCCAATAAACTAATTTATATTTATTGCTCGATGGTCCACGGATCAGGTATCAACCTACTTGCAAAAATATTAGAAATCTATGGATTTACGCAGGCCAGAGGAATAGAAAAAAACGAAGGAAAAAGATATATTCTTCTCACATCTGAATCCAGCAATCTTTCACGATTGATTGGCTTTTTTAATTCACGAAGAAATTTAACCGGAAAATACTGCCAAATTGTTTTGGGAAGCAAAAAAATATCAGAAGGGTTTACATTTAAAAATATTCAAATTGTACATATTTCCACCTTGTTTTGGAATTATACAGAAACCCAACAAGCCATTGCTCGAGCAGTTCGTTATAGATCCCATACTGATCTCCTCCAAGCCGGAATTATACCTGTTGTCGAAATATATCAACACGGGGCTATACTCGATGATAAACAAGTCCAATCTGTAGATGTAATGATGATCAATTTGTCAAAACAAAAGGATATTCTTATTCGAAAAATGGATCGAATTATTAAAGAAATTTCTTTTGATTGCCCCTTGACTTTTGAAAGAAATTATAGAGATGACATAGATGATAGCCGAGCATGTGATTATAGTTTATGTGAATATAAATGCGACGAATCGGGTTTAGAACCCACAACCTTGGATGTTTCCACTTATCAACTCTATTATCAATCTAATGAAAATATACTCAATGGAATTCGAGATCTATTTGCTACCCAATTCACAATGAAATTAACTACAATATCCGATCTATTAAAGGTAGATCTATTCCCACTCTTAAAAGCCCTAGATTTTATGATTACGTATAATCTTCCCATTACAAACAAATTTGGAATCATATCTTATCTAAGAGAAGAAAATAATACATATTATTTAGTAGACAATATTATTTTGGAAAATAACCAATTCAATCTAAATTATTACACCCAACACCCTATGATTATACAAAAGAAAACGCTTAATAATCTAATCCAACAAAATAGATTTCAACAAATAATTAAAACTATTCAATTATTGAAACAAGCAACTGATCAAAACCAAATCCAAACATTACTCAGCGTATTACCTTTACAAACCCAAGAAATGATCCTTGAATATATTCTTGAAAATAAATATATTTCAAAGAAAACTTCCCTTCTCACAAACTGGTTGGAAAATATCTACCAAAATTTCTTAAAACAACACAAAAAATTCAAAGTTGTATCTACTCTATTGGGCTCTGTAAATCGATGCTTGGATTTAGAACAAAAAGAATGGATAGATTGTCCTCCAGATGAAGAAAAGGCACAAGTAGAATTACAAACTATAAACGATCTAGAGGATTTGTCTAAAAATAAATATGGTTATTATGGTATATCAGAAGGAGAAAAATTTTGTATCAAAGATATTCGCCCAACCCAACAAACAGATAAAAGATTCAAAAAAACAGGTTCAAATTGTATGGAGGTGGGGTTCAAAAAACCCAGACTGGCTGAAATCTGCTTGGACCTGGGAATAGAAATCAGGGATAAAGAAAATATAGATTTGGAGTCTCGTGAAACAATATCAAGGACAAAAGGAGGTCAAGGTCTATTAGAAGCATGGAAAGATTGGGATGATGAAAAATTTGCAAAAGGAGTATATTGGTATAAAAAAACCCAAAAAGCCCTATGTCATGCAATTAAAACTTTCTTCCAAGAAAAAGGTCTTATCATAGATGGCCCTTGTGGAAAAGCAGGAAAAGCAAAATAATCATGATTTAAATTGATTTATTTAATTATTCAGTTAAATAAATCAAACATGTTTCTTTTTAAAATCTTCAATCTTTTAAGTGTTGTATTTGCTCATAGTTGGTTGCATTGTATAGATTATGATCCATCTGCTTCTTTGAATGCTAGACAAATACAAAACAGATTCTGTAATGCTTTTCCAAGGGGTATCCCAAATAATGCAAATTTTGGAGAAGATCGAGGATACAACTATCAACCCATTCGTGATAAAGCTTGTAGAACTAATTTTAATGGTGTTGTTCATTCATTTCCAAAAGGAAAAACTATACGATTATTATGGCCTGCTAAAAATCATGTTTCCGCCTCTTGCACAAATCCGAATATCAGAGATCAATCTCTTCGTTTATATTTATTCCCAGTTCAAAATTTAAACCAAACTGATCCTAGTTTTTCTACTTGGATAAATTCCCAATATTTATTTTACGATTTTAAAAGAGACGGAAAAGGCTTTCAAAATTGTCCAGATGCTTGCCCAGAAGTCGATCGATTACCTTGTTTTGGGGACTTGTTTTTTCAAAATAATATGCAAACAGGTCTTTATAAAGCTTTGTGGGTCTGGATCTTTAACCCCAATGAAAGATTTACCCATTGTTTTGATCTAAGAATCACAAATAACCCTACTGCCAAAGCCCCTACTGCCAAAGCCCCTACTGCCAAAGCCCCTACTACCAAAGCCCCTACTACCAAAGCCCCTACTACCAAAGCCCCTACTACCAAAGCCCCTACTGCCAAAGCCCCTACTGCCAAAGCCCCTACTGCCAAAGCCCCTACTGCCAAAGCCCCTACACAACCTACAAGTGGGAATTGTGCAAAATTGTTTCAACAATGTGGTGGAATAAATTGGAAAGGACCTACTTGCTGTGAAATAGGAACGACCTGTATAAAAAAAGATAATCATTATTCTCAATGTAATAAATAATAAATATGAATAAAATTTCCAAATTTTTAATTAGTATCTGTATCATTCTATTCCTGGTCGTTTTATACATTATTCAACACCATTCCAACAAATTCGCAACTTCAGGGGCTGCAATTACTACAGAAATATTAGAACTACTTTAAAATATTGCTTATTTATTTAGACATAAATAAATAAGCTAAAACATGAACAAACAATATAATTTAATATTGGCCATTATTCACTTACTATTGGGAATTGGGTTTAGTGTGTATTTTAAAAAAATCAATGAATCCCATCCAAATGATAGCATAAAAGGAGTAGAACTTTCGATTCGAAACCATAATTTGGAATGGGATTCAACAAACAAGACTGCGAGGTGGGTAAGCAATACCAAACAAACAGCTTCTATCCATACTATACAATATTTATTAGTCGGCTTCTTTTTCATTACAGCCATTTTCCATGCTATTTATTATTTTACGTCAGATGGACTTTACAAACAACTTGTCCAGAAACAAAATAATTATTTGAGATGGATTGAATACGCAATAACATCGACAATGATGCTGTATATTATAGCTCTAATTAGCGGAGTCAAAGATATTCACGTATATCGATCTATATTTATTATAAATGTAGCCATGATTTATACGGGACAACTTGTAGAAGAGAAAATAAGAAAAGGAGAAGATTGGCGTATTCCAATGGTTTTGGGTTTTGTGCTATTAATTACCGAATTTTCGATTATTATTTCTGATTATCAATCCAGAGTCAATGATGTCGAACAAATTGCAGACTCTGAAGGAAAAACATTTCCCAAATGGATCAAATACATGATATGGATACTATTTTTATTCTTTTCTTCGTTTGGATTCATATCACTATATGGAGCGTATTCCCAAGCTCCTTATGAAGGTATCGAAAGATTGTATTTATTATTTTCATTGCTTGCAAAAGCTACTCTTGCTGGATTTATTGCGTATGGAACATCTCAAAGACAGAAATCCTATCAATGATCTGGGTTTTCCAATTTGTTCATACATTTTACCCATTGAAAATTCTGAAGATTATAAGACCCCAAACGAGTATTTTCCATATTTTTTGATACATTATTTTCATGTGTTTCAGTCATACCAATCGAATAAATATGTATCCCACTTTGGGTAAGAGAATTGGATATTAAAATATCATCCGTAGTTTTACATTCTTTCACATTCATATTTTTTTCAAGAATAGCTAAATCACTAAAAAATTTTCTTTTATATAATACTCCATTATAACCTTGAAGAATAGAAACTTTTACAACTTCATTTTTAGATGGATTTATAATAGGAATATGAAACAAACCTAAATTAATATAATTCCAACCTGACACACATATGCATGTGTCAGGATAGTTGTATGAAGCATTTAGTAAATGTTTTATTGTATTTGGATGATAGATAATGTCATCATCAATTGTAATAATAATTGTTTCTGGATCTGTTTCATGCAACAAAGTGGGATATAATTTAGTAACAGGTCCATAATCTATTTCTAAAGGAATAATAATAACTTTTTGTTCTTGTAAGAACTTTAACAGCTCGGGTGGAATATCAATATCTTTATGGATGTTTAAATATATTCGATCGGGAAGCATAGTGTTATCTAAAATAGATTGTATAGTATCTTGTAGATTTTCTATACGAGTTTCGAGTGTAGTTAAAGAAACAACTACTCGTTTAGGTTTTTCAAAATGAGAAGAGGGTGTATACATTTCTACAAATCCATATTTCAAATAAGAGTATACTATAAAAAGTATAATGAAATATGTAAACCATTTAAATGAATTCAATAATATTAAACCTGATAGACCAATAAATAATCCTATGAATAATATTTTTTTATAAAGTGGAATTATCATTTATTGAAGACATAAAGATCTTAATTATAAATATTTTTAAATTGATTTCCAACATACATAAATGTATTTTAAAAACTAAAATGTATTCACCTTCTATAAGATGGATAAGAAACCACGACCAAATATTACAAAAAATTACAGACAACAACATGAGCACCTTTAAAATATGCTATACTTTTTGTGGAATACAGGGGGCTCAAATGATTGCTGAAGCCCTAAAAGCTAATTCTTCTTTATTAGACATTGATTTGAGTTGTAATCGTTTTGAAAATAAAGGTGCTGAATATATTGCTGAAGCCCTAAAAATCAATTCTACTTTATTAGAAATTGATTTGAGTAGTAATAATATTGGAAATAAAGGGGCTGAATATATTGCTGAAGCCCTAAAAATCAATTCTACTTTAATGAAACTCATTCTCAGTTATAATTTTATCCACATAGAGGGTATTCGTGCAATTTCTAAAGCTTTGGAAATCAATTCTTCCCTACAGGTTATGAAAATTTCCGTACAACAAACTAAAGAAGGGGCTAAATGCATATCCGAAGCCTTAAAAGTCAATTCTACTTTATTAGAAATTGATCTTACTAATTATTATGAAAACCATGGATTCGGAGATGAAGGTGCTCAATTCATTGCTGAAGCCCTTAAGGTTAATACTACCCTACAAACTATTATTCTCCGTAGAAACAATATCCAAGCCAAAGGTGCTCAATTCATTGCTGAAGCCCTTAAGGTTAATACTACCCTACAACAAATAGATCTTTACGATAATATTATTCAAGATAAAGGTGCACAATTCATTGCTGAAGCCCTTAAGGTTAATTCTACTTTACAAAGAATAGATCTTCGTAGAAATATCATTGGATACTTGGGAGCAAAAGCATGGACTGAAGCCCTTGAGCATAACTTTACGATACAAAACTTGTTGATCGGGTATACAACATCAGTTCCAACTATTGTAAAAATTAAAGTATATCTTGAACGCAATATGGAAAAATACAAAAATCAATACAAATTGATCTGTATCCAATTATTTTCTAAAGGAGAAGGTTGGGTAGACTATCAAATTCTTAGAAACTTGGTATTCCCCATGATTCCAATTTTAAATGAAACAAAATCTTAAATCTTAAAAATAAATGAGTAGAGTTGCAAAACAAGTGTATCGAGGTGCAGTAGAATTTGGGAGAATAGAATCATATGCTTCACTATTTATGGGAAATATGATTGGAATAATATTTCTTATTGCAGGAATTTTAATACTAAAATCCAAACCCCAACCCCAAATAGTCGATAAAAATAAAGAACAACCCCAACAAAATAACAAAACAGGTGGATGGATTTTCATAGGATTAGGTATTTTCGTGATAGTAAGTGCATGGATATACTGGTGGGTCATTAGAAAATCAGATGTTGCTGCAGCCGCAAATGCTGCTGAAATTGTATCAAATTGGTTTTAACACATTTTTTTAAAAAAACTATTTTTTTAAAAAAATTAAACTCCTTTGGGAGGGCTCGAACCTCCAACCTCTCGGTTAACAGCCGAACGCGCTGGCCAATTGCGCCACAAAGGATATTTATGTTTTTCGGAACTGCCGGAATCGAACCAGCGACCTAAAGGTTTCAATTCCCAAGTATAGAGATACTTAATTAGTATAGCATACCCTTTAAAGTGCCTCTACAACTTAAGTATTATTACAGCCTTCCGCTCTACCGACTGAGCTAAGTTCCGTATATTTACAATATTTTACAATATTTGAATAAACTTTTAAATTAATTTTGACCAAAAATATAAAGTAAAAAGTCGAAATTGGTTAACCACGACAATGCATTTCTTCAAAGAGTAATTCAAAAAAGTCTCAAAACTGGTTTCAATCTCAGCAACTGATGGGGACGGAAACAAGTCCTGAACTTTAGTCTTTTCAAAGGTAAAACAGAATGAACGTAATAGTGTTTCATCTATAAACTCACAATGTTCGAAATTTATTAATTCAAAACATATGTTCAATTCAATATTTTTAAACTTTGTTTTATTTATGATTTGAAAAAATATTTCAACCTATGTATCGGTTACCTTTGCTCATATTTTCTGATGCCCAAAGGGGTTGAAGGTTGGTGTAATGAAGTCGTTTGAGGATAATTTCGTAATCTTTTTCGAAATCTGGGTTTTCATACTTGATTGGAATAATATGGTCAATGTGCCATTCTCCGTGATTCTCCCAAGTCATTCCTTCTTTGAATTGTTTTTCAAGGTGTTCTTTAAGTGTTTGGTAATCACATCCAAGGTATTCTATAGTATGTAATAACTTATTACGATTGAGGGCGTAATAAATATGAGTTCTACACATACGATTGAGGTGATTTATAGGGTCACAAATTTTACAACTTTGATGTTCAATATTATGTTCACATATTCCTGACCCCACACAATCCCTACAATATCGTTTTCTAATTTTATGTTCACAAATTTGACTACCTTCACAATCCACACAATACCATTTTAATTTCTTGTGTTCGCAAATTGAACCTCCTTCACAATCTATACATGTACTTCGTATTTTTTTGTGTTCGCAGATTGAACCTCCTTCACAATCTATGCATACACTTCTTCTTTTTTTGTGTGGACAAATTTGACTACCCTCGCACATTGTACATGTTCTTTTTATACGATCATGTTCACATATTTGACTACCCTTACATTCTTTACATTCCATTTTCAACTTTTTATGTTCACATATACCTGTACCTTCACATTTTTTACATCTGTCTCGTCTTTGTTTATGTTCACATAATGAACCACCATCACAATCTTTACATTGAGTTCGAATGTTATTATGTTTGCATATTGAACCACCTTTACAATCCTTGCATTTACTTTTTTCACGGTCGTGTTCACAACGTAATCTACACCGATTACACAATCCTCTTTTTTTATTGACTACAGGTCTTTTTTCGCATTTAACACATAAAGATTTTTTTTCTTTATATTTATCCATATTTTCAACTTCATTCAATCTATTGATAAGTTCTAATTTATTTCCAGAAATTTTTAGTTTTTTTTCTTTGCATAAAGCTATAAGTTCCTTTTTCTTTAATTTTTCTAATTTCATATTTGATAAATAATAGTATCAAATATGAAATAATCATTTTTTTTTAAAATTACCCTCTCAAACGAAGAACCAAATGTAAGGTCGATTCCTTCTGTATATTATAGTCAGCTAACCTTTACCCTCAAATTTTCAAATGAGGAGAGACTATACCTTAAGCCACACGTGTGGATAGCACGTATATGACCGATGTTCCAGTAGTCGTTGAGGGTGTTTCGTATCCTATCCAAAAGCAGACTTAGAAACATTGCCCGCGGATTGTCCAATCTTTAAAGTTATTACCATTGGGAAGGGTCATTACCCCTGTTCCCTAGCTATTCTTTCGAATGTAGGTGGTATTTAAAGCTCTAAGGAGTTTCCCGACTTTATAAAACATCTCGCCAACCGATCTTTGAACCGGCTGACTAGCAACAGTGAGTTTTTGTAAAAGGATAAAACAAGGCTCACCTAGAGTTTTATCGATATACTACCCTTGACTATATATCGCTCGTTGCTTTTCCGACCTAGTAACTAAGTCCTTCCATCCTCGCTTTATCACTCACCTTTCAATGAGCGCTGGACTATATCTTAAGCAAGAACAACCTAAGTTGTCTCACCCACTGCCTCTACTAGTCTCTGAACTTCAATCCTATCATTTAATTGTTTAAGATATGCTTTAGCCATTTCTAATTTTTCATCCATTGTGAATTTTTTAGATGTAAATTTTTTAGTTTTACATAGTGGATGACTATCTATACAATAACCTTCACCTTTTTCACTTTCTTTTCGTATTCTCCTTATATATTTGGGTAGTAATTTATCTTCTTCGTATTTTCTATTATTTTTATTATCTTGGGGTTTACCTTTCTTTGCTTCACTCCAAATTTTTCGTTTTTCTGGATTTTGAAGCAAAGCCCGTAGCGATTTTGAACGCTTTTCTTTGGTTGAATCGCTATGTTGGGTAAAAGTCCCTCCAGTTTGAAGATTATACCCATTCGGAACAAGTGTTTTGAAAAAGGCTATACAAAATGTTTCAGCAGCATCTTTTATATTATTTTTAACTTTACATAAAGTCTCTATTTTAATATTTTCTCTGCCATATTTTATAATTGCTGAATTTAATGCTGTAGATCCTTGACTTTTATCGTGTAATGCTGTTCGAACATGTTGATTCCAACGTGCTCGAACACCCTTTTTCTCAATTACTTGTCCAATGTAAGACTTCCCACTAGGTGAAGTAAGCCTATATATGAATACAAACATTTTATAGTAGCATATTAACCTTTAAATTATAGGATTGTTAGCTGCGAATTGTCCAATCCTTGACATTTTTACTATACCCAAGTTCTACTCTTGGTAATCTATAATTTACATTATAGATTTAGTAGTCGAAGGCTCTAAGGAGGTTCTCGCAATTTTGCAGTGTCGCACCAATACATTAATATGTGATTGATACTATCGAATGTGGATTGGATTAAAAAGGATAAACATTTCCAACAAGTTTCCACTAAAAGGTTTTATCATATACTTATAACTTGATTTGTATATGCTTTTCGATTTTCAAGCCCGAGGTTGAGCTGTTTTCCGGCAAAAATTAATCTCTGCTGATCGGGCGGACAAATATCCTTAATTTTTCAAAAAAGGCTGGACTATATCTTAAGCAATGACTATATTTTTATCAAAGCCGACACCTGTTTAGTCTCTGAACTTTCTCCATATTCACGAACTTAGGAGCTTAGCTGCGGATTGCCCATTTCGCACGAACCAACTAATTTAGTTGGTTATGTTCATACTATTTCTTATTACGATTGGCTACGACAATTAATCGTGTTCCCAACCACCTTTTCAGGTTGTTGGTCGTAAAATAGTCTTTAGGGGTTTCCCGCAATTTAAGTGTCTTGCACTGACTTATTGGTTAGCACTAGCAGTTGAGTCTATTAAAGTATGAGTTTTAAGATGATCATTGAATTCAGGTCTATTTATGTATTCTTGAATACAATTTGTGCATTTGTATTTTTCATTCTTACTAATATGAGATTGCATTTCGTGCCTTCTTCTTCCCGAAGGATTAGCATACTCTAAATCACAAAAAAAGCATTTGAATTTACGTTCGTACTTAATTTGAGAAATGTTTAGAGCAGTTTCCATTTGATTGATTTTATAAGGTATTTTCATATAGGGTTTTATATCTTCTAAAAATTTTAGAGCCTGAGGTTGATTCATTATCCATTCGTGTCCGTAACACGTTTTATTTTTACTTTGTCTTACTCTGTTTCGAATACAACCACCCCATAATTTTTTACCCAACTCTAATGGTGTCTTATCATTTTGACATATACTGATACGAATTTTATTATAATTTGATTTGTCATTTGATATGCTTCCTTCTCCTTCATAAAATGCACAAAACCAGATTTTATCTTCAATGGATATCATTTATATAACCTTAACTCATCTTTAATACAGGACTTCAAATGTTTTCCTATAAACAGGGCCTGTATGTTTATAGCATACTACTTTTCGGGACTCCACACTAATTAATCCCTTCTTTATCTTGAATTTTTGCTTTAACACTTTCGATGCTATCCGAAGGGTCAACATCTAAAGTAATTGTTTTTCCAGTTACAAACAAGTCTTACTTTTTCAAGCAAGTTTAGACTATACCATAAGCCACACATATGGACTAAGTATGTATATGACCGATGTTCCAGTAGTCGTTGAGGGTGTTTCATATCCTATCCAAAAGCAGACTTAGAAACATTGCCCGCGGATTGTCCAATCTTTAACCTTATTACCATTGGGAAGGGTCATTAACCCTGTTCTCCAACTACTTTTTCAAGTAGTGGATGGTAGTTAAAGCTCTAAGGAGTTTCCCGTCTTTATAAAACATCTTGCACCAACCTATGGTTGGTACTAGCAGCTGTGGTTAGTATACCCAAGACCACTAAGAATTTTTATTGATATATTATTCTTGGTTTTATATCATTCGCTGCTTTTCAACCCTAACTTTAAAGGTTTTGATGAATATCTGGTAGCCCATTTCCTTTTGTTTAACTTTAATAGTTTTTTAAATCATTTTTTCATTTTTCAATCATAGGGTGGATTATGCTTTTGAGAATTTGGAATTCAATGTTTTTATGCTTATATTTTTCAAATAACCTTACACAACTCATTTTACACTCTGATTTAAATATTTCTTTATTTCTTTCTAATAAATCTTTAATGGGTTCAAGTTTTCTTTCAAGATAAAAATTTGGATATATATCATTTTCTGTTAAATCAATATGTTGTAAAGTATAATTCATTTCTAAAGCATCTTTAATCAATTCAATTCCCCATTCTCTAATGTTGCAATACCATAGATCGATACTTTGTAAAGTATGATTGATCCTAAGCATTCCAGCTATAGATTGAGCCCCTCGATCTCCGACCAAGTTTTCTTGGAGATCGATACTAATAAGTGTTTCATTTACTTCAAGTGCTTTTGTTAGGGCTTGGATTCCTCTGAGTTCAAATCTATTACATTGTAATCCTATACTTTTAAGTGTTTGATTTACTCTAAGCATTTCGGCTATATATTGTATTCCCATATCTTCAATTTCATTTCTTTCAAGATCAATATTATACAAAGTGTGATTCAATTTTAGAGCTTCTGACAAGGCTTGAATACCCATGTCTCCAATGTTATTCATTCTGAGATCGATATCTTTGAGACAAGTATTTTTTTCAACAACTTTTGCCAAAGCTTGAGCACCCACATCTCCAATCCCATTATTCCAAATATAGAATTTTTCCAGGGTCGAATTTTTTTCTAGGGCCTGGGAAATGATTTGAATACCCTGATCTCCAAAATTATTTTCTCCTAAATCCAAGGTTTCTAATGTGTTATTTTTCTCAATTATATGTGCAATCATCTCAGCATTTTCAACTCCAAGTTCATTCCAGGAAAGGTTGATACAAGTTAGAAATGTATTTTTTTCAATTGCATTTAGAAAAACTTTCCAGCTGTTATTATTCATAATTATACGATTTGTGTCTAAAGTTGTATTCTCTTTATTTTTTAATTTGTCTAAAAGGTCAGTAAGCATTTTTGTTATGGCCAACATCTTTCTAAAATAACTCGAGAAAATAGGTTATGATTTAAAAAAATATACTTATTTTTAAATACAAGCATGAATTCGGTCGTGTATTCAGAAATAAATAATAACGAAGATCCCATTCGAGATTTTTTTTGTGGTTGTTGGAGAAAATTTTTAAGATTGTGTTGGTTTCAGTAGCAAAAAAATGATTATTTTACATTTGTAAATTTAAAACACAAAATGGAAAGGTCTGTATTTTACAAATATTTATTTTCGAAATGGTCTACAATAGACTTTTTACAAAAACCATGGTTTAGGGATGAGAATTTCAATGTAAACGAATGTATTCAATCTGTTTCAGAAAAAATTTTGAAAACTCGTAAATTAGATAAAGTTTGTGAATTTTCGGTTGTTCTTGCAATCCAAATACATCAAATTGTAGGAGAAAAAAATTGTGGTCAATATCGTACTTCAAATGTACGTGTGTTGGATTCTTCAATTGTATTTTGTCCATATTCCAAGATTGCTTCACGAATGGATGATCTCTTTCTATTTGTAAAACAAATTCATTCTTCTTTGGATGCAGATAAAAATTATTTTATTTTTATCCGGAAAACTTTTCTTCTGATGGCATTGTTTCTATCTGAATTTTTACAGATTCACCCCTTTTCTGATGGGAATAGCAAAGTTGCTCAAATGTTGATAAATTTTTTGTTTGAAAATATAACGAGGATTCCCATAACATTTTACTTTACTGAACAAGAACTATACAAAAAGGTGCTTGAATTACGAAATGATGGAAGCCCGCCTAAAGCCCTTGCTACTTATTTATTGGTGTATGTAGAAAAATGGTTTTCATAATTTCGATTGTTGGAAAAATATTCATTCCTCGTGTTTAAGATTGTGTTGGTTTTCGTGTTGTTTTCTTAATTTTAGTATCAATAAAGTCAAACCCGTTCCCAAGTATAAAATTCCTTCTATTATTGTATGCAATGTTCTGAATGCTGGGTTGAAAACAGAAAATAATAACAACATAGATCCCAATGCAATCATAGCACTATAAGCAACAAGGGTGTATCTTTCATCTTCAGTAAAAGACTCAACCACTTCCGCAGATAGATAAATAAACTGGATCATTAATATAGAAATGATTGTAAAATTAACTTTTGTTATAGCTCTTTCTAAACTTACATTTGGATTGATAAAATGTGCCAACCAAACTCCAAAAATACAGATAAATATAAATAATCCGATCGTAAGACCAATGGTTGTTGGGTTTAAATTTTTAGACATTTATTTAAAATAAAAATTTTAAAGTTTAGTCTTACAAAATAAAATTGAACATTTTAAAAAAATGTCTATTGAATTCACTCGATGCCTATTTGTCCAATTTGTGGTTATAGATATCCAGAAATTTATCAAGTAACAGAACCCAGTGTATGTTTAGTATGTTGTTTAGACATTGAAATTGCGAGTATGGAAATTTCAAACAGAAGACAGGGTAAAATAATTTGGTCTAAAAAGATTGCACTTGTCCATGAAGAAATGCTTCCCATCATTTTACACCCAGATCGAATTCAGTGGTTTTTACCTGATAGATACGCAGCTACATTTTGCGTATAAGATTTACACAAGTATCGATAATTCCATTCGTTTCTGTAGGGGACAAGGAAAGAATTTCAGAAATAGTCAGTAATCCAACAGAAATTATAGTTGTTTTGTTGAAACCTAAAATTGGAGAAGGAGGAGGCTTTACCTCGGACAAGGCTTTAGGTAGTGAGGTTTTATGTTGATAGGGACGAAATAAAATTTGAATACGAACCATGTTTTTATTTTAAATTGAAGAAATAAAAACCTTTTGGAATATTGTCATTAAAGATGAAACATGCAATCATGCGCCTAATCTTTGATGGTGAGGTTGTCCGAGATTCGATTGATATTTATTATGTTTCGCGTAATAGATATCAATTATTACCTAAAAACGGAGCTCAAAATGGACCTATAATGACAAAGAAAACTTTGAAAAAATATATCATTGAGCGAATGAACCAAGGGGAAGAAGATGATTATGAAATTCCTTTTGATGCTTTTAAAATTTCAATTGGAAAATTACCCAAAAACCCTTCTCCAACCGATTGGGATTTAGAGGGTGAAATAAGTTGTGAATTGATGAATATTGACATTACAGATGAAAGGGACTTGACTAAAATTTGTGTTCGGATGGATATTTGGTTGGATATTTTTGAAGAAAGTTATGTTTAATAATAAATATTAATAAATGAATAATATTTATATAATTGGTTATTATGATCATAAAAATTTGGGAGATGAACAATATAAACTTACTTTTACTCAAATTTTATGTTATTATTTTAACTACACAAATCAACCAATATTTGTAGATTGCGACAAAATTGACCAATACTCTTTTCGACATACGGATTTAATTTTATTAGGGGGTGGAGATATTCTCAATCGATATTTTTTGGATAAAGTTAAAAAGGTATTTGAATTTCGATCAAATCCTATTGCAGCTATTTCTGTAGGTCTTCCTTACACGGATTTATTATTGGATACTAAATACTTGGATTTTATAGATGTAATATTTGTTCGAACTTTACAGGATATTAAAATTTTTCAATCTTATCAAAAGGTTCATTATATTCCAGATATTTCGTATATGCTTACGTCTCAAACTACCCAAAAATTCATAGGATTAAAAGATATTAATAAAAAAATTATTGCTATTTCTCTGTCCATGCACATGTATAACCCCAAATACCCAGAAGAATATCATAATTGTCTTTCTTCTTGGATTCAATTGATTTGTATTTTAATTCAAAAAGGATATGCTGTAATTATGATTCCATTTAATACGAATCACAAGTCATCATTCGAAAATGATCAGTTGATTCAAAAACAAATTTATCAAAATGTTCCAGAACATCTCAGACCCTTTTTAATTAATATTCAATATACATATACCCCTGAAGAAATTTTAGAATTATATCAATATGTATATTTTTCTATTCCCATGCGATATCACGCTGTATTATTTTCAATTTACAAAAATGTTCCCATGATACCTATTTATACTACTCGTAAAGTTAAAAATGTATTATTAGATTGTCAGTGGCCTTTGTCTTACAATATGCCTAAAAATGAATACGATGTCCCAACCTGTTTGGATATAAATCATGTTATATGTCAAATAGATAAATTGGTTGATAATTATTCATATTATAAAACTCTTTTAGACCAGGCCCAACAATCCGTCTTTGAAAATCACATGTATTCAAGTTTGGTGTTATTAAAAGATACAATTTCACAAATTTATCCTATTCAACAACCCAAAAAACAAATCCAACCCATACTTGATTCTTATCCCAAAAAACTATTTGACCAAGTAAACCAAGCATTTGGAGTCCAAGATTTTAGAACCATCCAAGACCTAAATACGAGAAAATTAATTGCCCAATATGTTGGATATTTTCTCACCCGAGGATTGATTGATTCAAAGTATACCTATGGATTATTAGAGAAAATGTTTCAACATGACTATGACTATGAAAAAGAATGGAATTGGGTAATTGAAGATCATCATGAACTCAGAATTCAACATCTATATAGCAATCCAAGAGGTTGGGTCAATCTTAATTTTATTCAAAATAAATCTTTTCATCAGGATAATCCATACCAAGTACATCGATCGGGTTGGCAATATGTTTATGAAAATCTTAAACCCTATCATAATAACAATGCATCTATCTTTTTGGATTTATATGTAGATCGAACTTTTCACTGGAATTATGAAATAAATAAAAAATTAGAATTAATCCCATATCAACAACCTTGGGTTGGTTTTGTGCATCATACCTTTGATACGAGTTTTAGCCCATACAACAACATTTCCTTATTGAATAAACCTGAATTCATCCAAAGTTTAAAGTATTGCAAAGGGTTGATTGTTTTGAGTAATTATCAGCGTGAAATATGGATTGAAGAACTTGTAAAAAGACAAATAAAACATACATTCAATGTATATACACTTGTTCATCCTACAGAAGACCAAGTCAAACAATTTTCGTATTCCAAATTTATTGAACAGAAACAACCCAAACTTATTCATATTGGAGGATGGTTGAGAAATGTTGTTGCTTTTTATAATTTAGATTTGGGCATAATAGATTTATATGAAAAATGCTGTTTTTCTAGGGAATTACAGCTTGAAAAAATTGCTATCAAGGGAAGAATGATGAACAACTATTTCCCCCCATCAGAAGACTTGGAAATTTTGGAAACAGGTTCTTTACAATGTTTACAAGATAGTTCAGATTGTTTACCCAATATCTCAAGAGACAATTTACGAAACAATAATTGGATTAAAGAATTTAACCAACAAATATCTAAAATATTGAAGAGTGTGTCTGTTTTTGAACATCTTTCAAATGAAAAATATGACAACCTGCTTTCTGAAAATATAGTGTTTATTTATTTGATTGATGCTTCAGCTGTAAATACCTTGAATGAATGTATAGTTCGGAATACTCCAATTCTCATCAACCGACACCCAGCTGTAGTTGAATTGCTTGGAGAAAAATATCCATTATATTTCGATACCCATTATTCATCCCTTTTTGATCTAAATCAATCGATTCGAAATTTGTTTAAAAATCCCAAAATAATTCGAAAAGCTCATCAATACCTTACTCGTTTAGACAAAAATCCATATAGGATTCAACATTTTATTCATAATTTAGAAAACATAATCACCGAATGTAATCACTAATTCAGAAAAGGAAAAAACATAATCGCAAATTTTTATGTTTTAAATCAAGTACATACTTCTACTGGTACATCTGAATATCTGAGTTGTTCACTATTTCCACTGCAACACTTACTTTTATCATAATACCTTGTCATAACTTCAAAAGGAGTGCCTCTTATACCTTCCGCTATGAATTGGTCTTTATTTATACACATTTCGCAACTATCTGATTTTCTTTGTGACCAATTAATAAATGATGGTGATCCTGGAACTAAAGGACAATTTGAACACGTAACTGACTTATTATCTGCACTCAATACGCAATCTCCTTGACCACAAGCTGTGCATAAATTTTGACAACCCGCAGTTTGACAAGTTTGTTGATTTGTATAACCATCTATGACTCCTTGTTTAAACTCACAATTTCCATTTGTATGATTACATTTCCAAGTTCCGGTTGGGGTTGGTGGCTGGGTTGGTGGCTGGGTTGGTGGCTGGGTTGGTGGCTGGGTTGGTGGCTGGGTTGGTGGCTGGGTTGGTGGCTGGGTTGGTGGCTGGGTTGGTGGCTGGGTTGGTGGCTGTCTATATCTTAAACAATTAAAAGGATACAAAATATAATCCTTGTATTCTTCCTTATCTGTTGGATCAGGTTTGATTCCAGTACAATTTATATGGGCTTTATCCTGTTGTGTAGATTTCATTACTCCTGATGCTCCATTTCCACAACCTTGTTGAGTTTGAAAATTAATTGGAAAATACGCACCAAAAGTTCCATCTAATTGTTTTACCCAACCTGGTGAACACCAATCTGCACCCATTTTTTGGGAATAAGTTAGATCATCTAAAGATGATACTTGAGCCCCAAACATTTTACAAATTTGTTCAGCTTCCTGGGATTCAACTGGTCCAGATTTTTTCTGAATATGAAACATTTCTGGAGTAGGAACTACAGGTCGGACAAAATCGTATCTTTCACCATTCTGTTGATTCTGCTGAGGTTTATTCACAACAAACAAAAGACCAAAAGTTAAAGCAAAAACTCCCAATACAAACAGGAAAATAAAGACTACTCGAACTTGGTTTTTAAATAAAACATATAAACCCAATGCCAACAAAATAAATGACAAAACACTAAGTATAATTGTAAATATCATAGTTTTCTTGTTTGTATTTGAATCCTTAGGAGTAGAAGGAGATGGGGTTGGAGGGTTGGGTTCTGCTTTATAAATGGGTAAGGATAAATTACTTTGAAATAAATCATAAATAACTGGAATTTGGGACAAGAAATAAATCTGTTGAGCGGAATTAGCAGGCTCTAAATCATTTCTAATTAAATTTATTTTTTCATAGAAATTATCATATCCGGTTAATGTATTTTTGAATTTTTTTCGAGTATCTATATCAAGTTTAGAAAATTCTTCGAAATTACCTAATACATAAAAATCTTCAAAATAATTATTTATAAAGTTTACTACATCTACATTTTCAACCACTTTTATATTAGTTTTTGAATATAAATACAGATAATATAAAATTTCCAAAATTACAGCCATTTCTATTTTTTCTGGATCTTGCATACCTCTGACTTGAAATTCTGCATAAAGTATATCTCTAATTTCGATCATAAATTGGTTTATGTCATCTTCTCCAATCAACGAAAAATCAATCCTTTTCAATGCATCTACATATGCACAATTTGGAGGTAAAAAAATATTTGTATCATTTAAATAATGATCTTGGGTTCTAAATACAAACGAACCCACTATAGAGGCTCTCACATCCTGGATATCTGTTAGTCTAAAAATAGTAACAAGTGTTTCTATATCTTTGTTCTCTAATCGGTTCATAATATTCTTTATTTATTCTTATAAATAAATGATAAAAGATTGGATAAAATGGATTTTTTTTGTAATTACTATGATTGTTTTTGTAGTTGCTATTATATTTATTACTCGAGCATTTCGTTCGCAATGTTTAAGCGGATATAGATATGATTCAAAATTAAACAAATGTATTCCTATATGTCCCTCGGGAGAAAAATATTATCCTGAAATTGATTCTTGTAGTAAATGCCCTTTAGACCAAGAATATGATCCGATTAATGAAATTTGTAGAGATAAATGTCCAGGTGAAGATTTTCAATATTGTGGAAGTCGATGCTATCGTCCTGCTCAAGAAAAATGCTACCAAGATTTACTTGGAAACTACAACTTGTGTTATAATAATCAATATTATGAAAATAAGCATCTTGTTTTCGATACCAAGAATTCTTCTTATGAAGCCACAACAAGAACATTAACTCTAAAAATGGATAGCAATGAATTCAAAAAAATTAAAGAAAAAGATACTCTTATAATGAATGATGATGATACTTTATCAGGTATAGTAGAAAAGATTTTACCCAATAATAACCAAATTATTCTTAAAGCAGGTCCAAACGGAGATTCTCCATTTCATACAATTGCTTCCCCAAACCTAACTTCTTGTAGTATCAAGGGCTCATTTTGTTGTGAAGATGATACACAATATGATACAACCTCCAAAACATGTGTAAAATGCCCTTTCGGAAGTTGTGAAGGAAAATGTTTGGATGCAGGTTATGAGTGTGTAAATGGAAAGCCTTGTTCTGCAGCAAACATTGTTGTCCAAGAAGATAATTCAAAAGTTTGCTGCGATGATCCCACGCGAATTTGTGGGAAAACATGTTGCCCTATAGGACAAATCTGTATTCCAAATGGACCTAATGCAGGACAATGTGGTGTGCCATGTGGAAATGATTTCTGCTTGGGATCAACCCAATATTGTTTCAAAGACCAAGTCAATAATCAAAATTTATGCTTAACATCCGAATGTATATGGTCTTCCCCTTTAGCCTATGACCCAAAATCACAAAATAACCAACCTACTTGTAAAGATACTTCTGGAAATGTATTCTTCTGTGATGCTGGTCAAGCCCAAAATCAAACTCGAATGGCTACCAACTACGCTTGTGATCCCAATGTAAAAGATAAATGTGTTCCTATTGCAGATCCAGCAAAAAATAAATGTTCTTCAAATGATTGTCAAAAAAGAATGAGTGCATTTGGAGTGTTTGAACAGGATTATGCATTTGATTCTAATAAACTCACTTGTTCTGCAAAATTTGATTGTAAAAAGCTACCTAAATGCGAGGCTGTAGAACGTATGTCTGGAGGAGCAACTTCATACACGGGTCTATCTGATTTCGCTTTATGTAGAGATATCAATGGAAAATTAACAGGTCAATACTGCACCAATGGAAGTTGTATCAATGGAACTTGTGGAACTTATAAATGTAATCTCACAAACGGAAATTGCGAATTTAAAACAGGAGATTTTTCAGGATATCCAAGTTTGAACGCATGTCAAGCACAGGGTTGTAAAAATTTGTGTGCTGTTTGTGGAGCAGGAACTTGCGCCTTGAGCGCAGATCAAAAATCTGTAGTTTGTTCAAATTGTCCTACTGCTAATCTGCCCCAAATAGATCAATACAATGCTCCTATTAATTGGGTTCAGAGAGATCCGAACAAACGTAGTTGTGAAATGTGTGCTCCTTACGGAACTATGATAGATGCTTTTTTTGATGCCAAGAATCCACAAAAAATAGATGAAAAACTTTGTTGTAATCCAAAAATTTATAAAACATCTGACGTAGATAATTATCGAAGAGGTTATCAATGTGGTTAAAACTCAAGCACATCTTGGTAATAATCGTATGTCTTTTCCAAGTGTTGTCTTTTCCAAGTGTTGTGGATTGTTTCAACAAGTGATTTAGGACCACATGTATATACACATTTTTTAGTTTGTGTATGTTGGGTATATTTTTCAATCGTATCAAAAATTTTATCTATACTCGGTCGACCCGAGTGATATATCAAATTTCTAACTTTATCTTGACCCGTAATAAAAATATTAAAATAAAAACCAGGACATGTTTCTTGGGAGGGTTGAACAATATTTAAAAGTTCTTCGTTTATCCATTCAGCCTCAGTTTCTTTTGTACAACAATAAGCCAAATAAATATAATTAATCAAAGGACCTGACTTACTATCTCGGGCATACACTTCCTTTAAAAATGAAATACAAGGTGTGATTCCTATTCCTCCACAAATCAAAATGACATGTGTATAATTTTTTATTTCAAAAGGGATTTGCCCATAAGGCCCTTCTACTCGAACCCATAATGCTTTTTGAGGATAATTTGTATGAAAGATTAATTTCTGGGTATAATCTCCTAGATTTTTTATATACACTTCATAATGTGGATCACTTGGACAGGATGCAAGTGAGAAGGGATGCCACTCTAACAAAGAAATCTGGGGAAAATTTAAAAATACATACTGCCCTACAGACTCTTTTTGTTTTTTGAAACCATGTTTTGGAAAAGCTAATTTGATCATTCGATTGTTGATTCGTTTTATAGAAATAATTTTTCGTGGATAGGTTTCAAATAACCGAATCATTTGATCCAATAGATATACTCCCAAAAAAATAAATGTATGGGTCAAAAAGGTCTGGGAATGTAAAGATCCAAAAAGCAAATAAAATACAAATAAATAATGGGTATAGAAAAAGAAATTAAACATTTTTCGACGAATATAGGCTATAGAAGTAATTGTAATTATGCTCAGAAAAATAAAAGCTACAAATCCAACTAAACGAAATGGAGACAATACGAAATGAATAAAAGATTCAAATAGAGTTATTCGTCCCAACCATTTATGATATACAAGAGTTTGATCAAGTGAAAATAATAATTTTCGTGTAGAGGGGAGAACAACAAGCAAACTATTTGCAGTGGCTAAATATCCCCAAGAATCAGATTGACTATATCCTTGGACAATACTCACCCATAAAGTAATTCCATTCGAAATCAATAACCCTATGCCTATAGGAATGTTTGTAAAATAGATTTTAACACCAAACCACCGATTTGCAATAAAAAATAATATATACAACATTACACTCGAAACAATATAATAAGTAGAGGGTAAACCACGATCAGAATGTATGATTTCTCCTGTAAAAATATTTTGAATTACTGACCCTCGATTGGTATGAACAGGAATAAAGGCTGTAAGTATATTTGTTGTATTGGGATATTCTGTAAGATGGTAAGCCCATCCCATTAAAATAATAGAATCCCTAAATTGATATTGTAAGGAATTATCCGTGTGTAAAGGTCTTTTAAATGTAAGTTTAAATCTATTCTTTATAACAGATGCATTTAATACTTGTGTATTTTGATTATCATAAACTTGAAGTTGGGTCTTATCTGAAGAATAACCATTTTGTATATATCCTTTACCTGAAGACATTATCCAAGAAATATACATATCAGTAGACTGATGAACTTTTTTCAAAGGTTCAAACCCTATCCCTACCCAACCTGCAACCTGACAATCATATGTAAAATATACAAAATCATTTGTAAAATTCCAATACACATAAAAATTTTCATCTCCTTGTAAACCAAAAATAGGATTCGTAGAAGGAACAGGTCCAGCAATGGGATTCGTAGAAGGAACAGGTCCAGCAATGGGATTTGTGGAAGGAGTAGGTCCAGCAATGGGATTTGTGGAAGGAGTAGGTCCAGCAATGGGATTTGTGGAAGGAGTAGGTCTAGCAATAGGTCCAGCAATAGGTCCAGCAATAGGATTCGTGGAAGGGGGGGTTAAACTAGGAATTGTAAATTGTCTTCTTCCTCTATTCGTATGTTGGGGATAATAAGCAGAAATGGATTCAGAAGAAGGTTTAGCCTCCAAGTGATAAGCCCAGAATACAGCAACAACTTGGTTTCTTCTAAATACAAAATCCCACGAATCTTGGGTATCCCAATTTCTTTCAAAACTTATACGAAATGCATTTCCATTCTGAGATCCCGAAAGAACTCGCGTAGATTGGATAGAATCTGAAATTGGAATATCCAATTGATTCGAATACCCATCTTGGAGAATTACTTTACCCGAACTGGAAATCCAACCTACATATGTATCCATTTGGGAATGGGCTTGACCAACACGACTAAAACCAATTCCAGCCCATCCAGTAAGACTACCTGATAAATCAAAACGAATTGTATTTAGGGTCGGAATAGACCAAGTCATACCAAAATAATTATCAAATTGTATAGACATGATGTTTATTTCAATTTGATAATTTTTAACCTTTTTTAATGATCTTCTTTAATGCGAATTTGAAAAATATTTCGAATTTCACTTGAAATATATCTTTCATGATACCATTTGGGTATCCATCGATGAACAGGAAAAATAACTGAATCAATACCATAATTGGTTTGTGGAACAATTGGAATATCTAATGGATCATCATAAGGTAAACATTCAAAAAGAGGTGGAAAAATAGTATTCCGAATACAATGATAATATAAATAAAATTGGTCTTTCATGGTTGAATAAAATTGATTTTATAAAATTAGAATCAATTTTATTTCAAAAGATGATGTCGATTCCAATTGAGCATATTCGTAATATGGCAAAGTGGACTGAATGTGGAGAATATTTTACGATTGCCAAATTCAAAAGCAAAGAGATTTGTTTCAATGTTCGTTTGCTTCGAACCAACATATTCATATTAGATATCTGTTATGATCAATACAGGTATGAATGCGGAAGAAGATACAATGTTATAAAATTTTTTGGTGATAACAAAAAAAACCAAGAAGAACAAGTTACAGGTTTATTTGCATCTTTTTTCGAATGGAAACATAAACTGGCTTCAGACCAATATCATATGCTAAATGACAAACTCATTACCAATGAAATGTATCAAACTTTATTATTCACAAATAGTCTTATAAACGAAGAAGAAAATGATGTATGCTATATTTGCCATGAACCTTGTCTATTTTACGAAACCATTGGAGATTGCGAACATAGAATTCATAGATTTTGTGCTGTGCAAATGTTTCAGAAAAATGGCCTCAAGACTCTATGTGGAATTTGTAAAACTCCCATTCTGAGACCCATATGCTCACATCATATGGAGACAGATGATGAAGACGAATATGATGATGAATAATTTTAGTTTTTAAAATAAAAGATGGTTCAACCCAAAGACTTGAAATTATATTCGGCCGTAAAAAGAAAAATTTATAAAAAATACCCCAAACATTCAGCCTATCGTTCAGGTATAGTCGTGCAAACATACAAAAAAGATTTTAAGAAAAAATATGGGAATCGATCTCCCTATTTAGGTAAAAAACCCAAGCGATCAGGACTTTCTAGATGGTTTGCAGAAGATTGGAGAAACCAAAGAGGAGGGATTGGATACAAAAGTAAATCTGATATTTATAGGCCAACCAGAAGAATTACCAAAAAAACACCTACTACATTTCATGAACTTTCCCAAAGACAAATCAAGAGAGCAAGATCTGAAAAATATAGATCAGGCAGAGTAAAAAGATTCAAGTAATAATAAACTTTATTTTATTCATTCATCATATATTCATATTTTATTCATTCATCATATATGTCATCACATTCACTATCTTCGTCTTGGTCTTCAGGCTCGAATGTATCCACTATACGCTCCCGTTCGTAAGAGTAGTCTGTGTAGGTCGGCTTGGAAACAGGCTTGTTCAGGGTGATGTGTTCCACTGGAAAACTGACAAGCTTGGACTTGCCATATCCGAGAGAGTCTACTGCAATTTCAATCCATTCAATCTGGTAGTGTTTATGTTTTTTAAGTCTAATATTAAGTATTCTTCCTGTTCTTCCGGCGTAAACATTCAAATGGCTGTTAGGGACTTTGTTAATTCTAAAGTCGATAGAATAACCTCTCTTAGCTCTTTCAAAGATATTTTGATGGTATTCAGTAGGAATCATGAGAACTTGATTGGGTTGGATAGAAAATATAAAAATTCAATTTATTTTAAAGGGGGGGTCAGCGAGGGGGGTCGAGTCGAGCCCAGGACAGGGCCAGGGTCAGGGGATACCCTAAGACAGAGGCTCAGGACCACCCCTAAGACAGAGGCCAGGACCACCCCCTGACACAGAGGCCCAGAAGGGGACAGAGGCTCAGGACCACCCCTAAGACAGAGGCCCAGAAGGGGACAGAGGCTCAGGACCAGTCCTAAGACAGAGGCTCAGGACCAGCCCTAAGACAGAGGCCAGGACCACCCCCCTGACACAGAGGCCAGGACCAGCCCCCTGACACAGAGGCCAGGACCACCCCCCTGACACAGAGGCCAGGACCACCCCCTGACACAGAGGCCCAGACCCAGTCCAAGAAATAAATTGAATTTTTTGATTTTATTCCAAACCAGAATCAAATCAACTCCCAATGGTCTTCACAACCCCTCAACAAGCTTTGACTTTTGTCTCTAAGAATCTTCAAGCCATCACTGAAACCCTCTCTGAACCTCAGGAAGATGCTTGCAAGTATATTGCAGCTTGGGCTGTCTCTAAACAGGGAAATAGAGACATTCAAACCATTACAAATGTTTTGAAATATTTTTCTCGAAACATGGATAGTGGAAGTGAATTCGTCTCCCTGGATGATGTTCTCGAATCAGATGCCTTTGAACTTGGAGAATTCTACGATGATGATGAAGAAAGTGATCGATACGCCCTCGAATTCAAGAAGAATCAAGAAAGACTTGGACTATACCTGGACTAAACCTGGACTAAACCTGGACTAAACCACCACAACAAACAAGATTACTATCCTTAAACTTTAAATAAAAACACACTTATTCTATAATTCCATCCATTTTTTTACCCATTTCGGTTGTCGATGCAGACTCCATTGCACATCCAGTTCAAGATACATAAAAATATTTTTTACGAGTTCAGTTGGAAATAAACTTGAAAGGTTTGTCATTTATTTTAGAATTTACATAATTTACATGTTTTGTATAAATGATTGATACTTATTATCTGATGACAAATATATATTAATAGTTTGTTGCGATTCCTGGACAAGTCTAATTGCCTCTAATAACTTATTTGACCAATCAAATCGATCAAATAATACATCCTCTTGTATAATACGTATAACAGAAAAACCATTGATATTAGCTTGTTTTTGTTTATAATAATCCATTTTCCTTTGTTCTTCGGGTGATTTCCAGTTCATAATTTGAATAAAATGTTGCGCACCATCCAATTCAATTATTGTTTTGAAATCAAAAATACAAAAATCAAAAGGAAGTTTTAAACCTGTTTGTATGTTTCTGCACCATTCTGCTTTGTATTGATAAATTACAGAATAATTGCTTTTTAAAAAGTCGTTTAATTTTTTCTCTGTTTTATTGATACAATAGGGACACCATGTATTATTTTTAGTAATAGATGATATAGTAGTTTTAAATTCTTGATTACAATCTCTACATGAAAACCAGAATTTTTTTCCAGATACTTTGCATACTTCATGTATAGAAAGTTCATTTTTTGAACTCCAGTATTTGGCCTTTTCATGAGAAGCAAAACTCTTTTCGAAACAAAAACTACAATTTTCAATTCCGCATAATTTTTTACATGGTTCTGCACAATATGGACACCATTGACCTCTACTTATAGAATTTAAAACAACATTAAATTCATGTGGACATTTATAACATTTAAACCAATATTTGATTTCTGATCCTTTTTTTACATTTATAGGACTAATATCATTTTTCGAACTCCAGTATTTGGCCTTTTCATGAGAAGCAAAACTTTTTTCAAAACAATTATTACAATTTTCATTTCCACATAAAATACCATTTGTAATAGCACAATAGGGACAAAAAGAATTTTGTGATGTAATATGATAACAATCTTTTTCAAAATCATGAAGACAATTTGGACATTTGAACCAATATTTTTTACTATCAGATTTTTTAAAAACTTCTCTAGGAGTTTTTGTATTTGTAAAACACCAATAAACAGATTCTTTACAAGATGCAAAACTTTTTTCGAAGCAATAATCACATGTTTCATTATTACATAAAGCCTGGTTTGAACAATATTTACACCATCGATTTCTTTCACCCGTGATACCCGATATTTGAGTCTCAAATTCATGTATACATTTATCACATTTAAACCAATATTTCTTAGAAGAACCTTTCAATATATTTATAGGATTAATATCATTTTTCGAACTCCAGCATTTGGCCTTTTCGTGGGAAGCAAAACTTTTTTCAAAACATTCTTTGCATTCACTATTTCCACATACAGCTTGATTTGCACAATACGGACACCAATGTCCTTTGACAATAGTTTTAGGTGCGCTCAAAAACGAGTGTTTACAAATATTGCAATCAAACCAATATTTTTTAGAAGAATGCAAAGAAATATTTTGAAGTTCATCTGAATTATTTTTACCCCAATATCTTGATTTTTCATGTAAAGAAAATAATTGTTTCATTTGAATACGTAATGAACAATAATATTAATTTCAATTTTATTTTCCTGATTTTGAAAGTATATTATATATTAACTTTTGTAATCTATCGGTCGGAATTCCGACTTGTATATTTTTATACATTCGTTCATCATTCAAATTTTATATAAAATTATATATCTGTTTTTGAGATATATAATAAGTAATTTTGAATCTGAAAAATTTTTACAAAACTGGGAACGCTTTGTGTTCCTCAAACTTTCGAGTGAGGCCAGACTATACCTTAAGCTGCTAGTATGGACTAAATACTTTTGCAACCGATGATCCGGTAGTCGTTGAGGGTGTTTCATATTCTGGTCATAACGAACTTAGAAACATTGCCCGCGGATTGTCCAATCTTTGACATTATTACCATTGGATACGACTATTAATCGTGTTCCCCTCTATCTTTTCAGGTAGTGGGTGGTAGTCAAAGCTCTAAGGAGTTTCCCGTCTTTATAAATCATCTTGCCCAATTTAATGGACTAGGAAGTTATATACAGCCCTTAACAACAAAGAACTGGTGTAGTTTCCAATGTTTTCCCAAATAAGTTTTCTACACAACTTACTTGGCATCTTCCTGTTCTCGGCTTCCCAATTGAATTTTTACCGAGAGCTCCGCCTGAAATGCGGATGATATTGTTGTTAACTGCTACACAAACAAACTGATAGGTTTGCTGATAAGCTCCGGAAGTGAACGGAGGAGCAACATACAAAGGAGGGTTGGAGTTGGCATTGACAGCTTCCTGGGAAGCATAAGGAACAACACTGACATTTGTGAGCTTTCCATAGTTGGTGCTTCCCATCGGATCCAAGGTCAGGAAATCCAAAGAGTATGAATACATATGGTATCCAGTGACAACAGGGATGACAGCGCTTGGCTGATAGTAAGGCTGAACCAATGAGAAATAGTCTGATCCCATTTGGCTGAGTCTTTGGGTATTTTCGTAGATCAAGGTGGTATTGAGGATGGGGTCGACAGCCAATCCAAGGTTGTAAGTAGGGCTGTAATCAATAGGGTCTCCAGGAGTGACTTGGACGAAAGGACCAGTAGTAGTATAGACAGACCATTGGTTGGGGGTGGTGTTGTTTCTAACAGCGAAGAACAGGGCCTTGATAGCATGTGAGAAACGGATATCATAAGAAGGTCCTCTAACAGTGGCAGGAGCATAAGTCTGAACAGGGGCAGTTTGGACCTGTTCAATGAGGATATCTCTTGGTGCGCATCCCATTCTCTTACGTTCATCATTGGAAACAATAGCATAGTTGGCCCAGACATAGACATTGGTCAAATGGGGTTCTCCATTGACCAATTGGGAAGCAAGAGGAGCAGAGCTTGGGTTAGTGTTGGTGGGAGGAACAAGAGGTCCAGGGACATTATCCATAATCAAGAGTTCGTTCCAGTTTCTCAACCAGAATTGGAGTCTCATTTCATTGTAAGGGAGAGCAGCAGTGGGGAGGGCAACTCCAGAATCTCTGGTGAAAAAGTATGGGAGGGGGAGGTTGAGGGTAACTTCAGGTAGGGTTTGTCCAGCAGGGGCAGGAGCAATTCCTGGAGCACCAGTAGTTCCCGTAAGTTGGGGGATGTTTCCAATCATTCTATCATAACCAATTTGTTTTCCAGCGGGGACAGTGAATGCAGCCCAGAAATCCAAGAAAAAGTTGTCCAATCGGGCAGCAGACAAGTCATTGAAAGTGATGGAAGATTCTCGGATCAAGTTGTGCATCAAGTTGAGAGTCCATCGAAGTTGTTTTCCTTGGGTGGACTGATCGACTTCAGGGCTTTTAAGACCTACTGAAGGGAGGGTAACTCTGAGCCAGACCTGTAAGAGATAGTCTCCTGCACGAGAAATGTTGGCAGACCATTCCTGTCCGAAATCAGCAGTTCCTGATCCTCTGCTCAACACAGTGGGGACTTGGGTGAACCAAGTTGATTTTCTGGTTTCACGGACAAAGTAGGTGATTGAATTTTTTCCACCATACATGTATTTTTCGAGTTCATCGAAGGTAGCAAGATCGATAAATCCTGAAGTTAAATTAGACGAAACAATTGAAGCGGCCATTTATTTTATTTGTATAAATATTTTTTTAAATTTTTTTGTATTTTTTAATAAATTGATTTTAAAATGTTTTTGTTGTTTCATGGAAAAATCAATTTTGGGAATGTTGGATAGTTCTAAAATTTTAATTTATAAATGGTATGAAGAGTATGGTTTGAATCATCATCATATTCATTCCTTTAATCTTTTTATTACCCAGGGATTGAGACAGATTATTCAATCTACTCCAATTTCTTTTGTAAATTCTAAAGGGGTTGAAATAAATATAGAAATTGATAATATTTGGATTCCTGAACCCTTTGCTTATGATGAATATCGAAAAAAAATACATTTGACCCCTCATGAATGTAGAAAAATGAATTTAACCTATTCTTCTCCTATTTTTGTATCTGTCACGGAAAAGAAGATTGAAAACAAGCAAGAAACGATTAATCATTATGATCGAATTATAATGTCCCACATTCCTATTATGGTTCGATCCAAGTATTGTGTTCTTTCTAAACAACCCACACAATCATATGAATGTATGAATGACCCTGGTGGTTATTTTATTATAAATGGAATTGAAAGAGTGTTGGTCACCCAACAAAGAAATATGTATAATATGGTTCAAATTTTTGAACAGAAAGACAAGTCAAAGTATGCTTATAATGCAGAAATTCGTTCTATGTCTGAAGATACGAATCATTCTGTTCTGGTCGAAGCATTTATTACTACAGAAGGGGATCAGATTTTATTTACTCTACCTTATGTGAAAACAAATGTATTATTAAGTATTTTATTGTTGGGATTTGGTGTATCTGAACAACAACTTGTTCAGAAATTGACATTATATTTTACACAAGCAGATCATCAGAAACATATGATCTATTCTATACAACAAATGTATAGACAAGCCTATCAACTCAATATCCAAACTTGTTCAGATGCATTAAGTTATATAGGAAATTTGGGAACAAAGCAACAAACAGATATTGAACAATATGGACATCAAGTATTACACATTGAATTATTCCCTCATTTGGGTATTTATTCTAAACCTACAGAAAAGGTGGAATTATTAACATATATAATTTATAGATTATTTGCAGTTTATTTTGGAATCTATCAAGTTCATGACAAAGATAATTTGGCCTATAAAAGATTTGAAAGTAGTGGAATATTATTGTATGAATTGTTTAAAAGTTTGTATCGAAGTTGCGTGAATGAATTGGAAAATGATTATGAAAAATCATCCAATTTAGTAGATATATTTGGTCGAATGGATGGAACAATTACAAAAAACATAAAATATTGTTTTTCTACTGGAAAGTGGGGTATTCAGAGAAATTCTTATATTCGCCAAGGAGTGAGTCAAGTATTATCTCGTTTATCTTATATATCAATGCTTTCTCATTTACAAAGGATTGTTATTCCAGTCGGTAAGGAAGGTAAGAATTTTAAGATTAGACAAATTCATCCTTCTGGTTTTGGGTATATATGTTTGTATGAGACCCCTGAAGGGCAGTCTTGTGGTATTGTTTTGAATATGACTCTTACTACCCGAATAAGTGATCAGTGGTCTGTTTCATATATTCGAAGAATTATATTTTCTCGTTTATCCCAATATATACATGATATAATTTTGGAATCCCAAGCAAAGGATAATTTGGAATGTATTTTATTTTTGAATGGGATGATAATGGGATATACGCAAGATCCCAAAACTTTTGTAAAACAATTACGTGCTCTTCGGGTTCAAAAAATTCTACCCCATGATTTATCCATTGCTTGGGATTTTTTAGAAAATGAAATTCGAATCTATTGTGACAAGGGTCGTTTGATTCGTCCTTTTATTGTGAAAGGGGATGAGCCTACTTTATTGGAATTGGCCCAAGAGGCTGAACATTTTTCAGATTTAGTTTCCCAAGGTAGGGTTGAGTGGTTGGATTCAAATGAAGTGCAAAGTTTGGTTATAGCAATGTATCCCCAAGAAAAGAACAATTATACACATTATGAAATTCATCCTTCTTTATTATTGGGAGTATGTGCTGGTGCTATTCCATTTTTAGATCATAATCAGAGTCCTCGAAATGTATATGAAGCCAGTATGATGAAACAAGCCATTGGGATGTTTGCCACCAACTATAATTTTAGATATGATGCAGTGTATCATACCCTTGATTACCCACAAAAATCATTGATTTCTACTTATACGGCTCGATTAGTAGGTATGCATGAAATGCCTGCAGGTATTAATTGTATTGTGGCTATTAGCACATATGGAGGTTGGAATGCAGAAGATAGTATTATTATTAACAAATCTGCTATAGAAAGAGGTTTGTTTAGTTCTAATACGTATCATACATATACGTTTGAAGATAAAATTTACAAAACAGAAACATGTAAAAGAATTTGTGTTCCTCCAATTGATATTCAAAAACCTGAATGGAATTATTATCATTTAGATAGTAATGGAATTGTTCGGAAAGGGGCTTATGTAGATCGTAATGATGTATTAATAGGTCAAGTGTATATTAATATTGATTACAAGGATGGGGAGCGTGTCCAGCATTTTATAGATTGTTCAGAATTATCTGAAGAATGTGGTATAGTAGATCGGGTTGAAACCATTTGCACTCCTTCTGGAAATCGATTAATCAAAATTATCATTCGACAGGTTCGAATACCTGAAATTGGAGATAAATTTGCAAATATGGCTGCCCAAAAGGGAACTTGTGCTTTAATTGTTCCAGCAGAAGATTTACCTTTTACTTCAGAAGGTATTGTTCCAGATATCATGATGAATTCGCATGCATTACCCTCTCGAATGACAATATCCATGTTATTGGAAATGGTTTTGGGAAAAGCCAATTTGGTTTGTAATTCAGAAAAACTAGGACTTCGAGATGGAACTCCTTTTTCTGAATCGAGTATAAATCCTGTTCAGCAATTGGAAAAAGAATTGTGTGAAGGGGGGTATGAATCCCATGGTTGGGAATGTATGTATAATGGACAGACAGGGAAGCCTTTACGAAGTAAAATATTTATTGGTCCAAGTTATTATCAAAAACTGAAACATATGGTATCAGACAAAATTCATGCTCGTAGTTATGGTAATGTGACCTCATTGACTCGTCAGCCTCTTGCAGGTCGATCACGTGATGGTGGTTTGAGATTGGGAGAAATGGAGCAGCAATGTTTGGTTTCCCATGGTTCTGTTCAGTTTTTGAAAGAAAGATTGTTTGATTCAAGTGATCCATTTAGTGTTTTATTATGCAATGATTGTGGAACAATTAGTAATATGAAAGATGAATGTCATAAATGTAAGAATAATGAATTGTCTAGAGTGAATATTCCCTATGCAGCAAAATTATTATTCCAAATTTTAAATGGTTGTTTGGTTGGAACTCGTTTTCACTCGTCTACTAAATAAACAACACGTAAACAACACGTAAACAACACGTAAACAACACGTAAACATTACGTAAACATTAGGGATTTGAATTCTCGTGCTCTTTCTTCGTTTGTTCTTCCACACATATGAATAATAAAACCCATATTTGCATATTTATGACTAATAATATTTGGAGGAAGTAGGGTAATATAATCTTTATAATCTAAAGAAACTAAATTTAGAATACCCTGTTCATAACACGTATTAGCCCATATACCATTTAGGGACAGATCTGGTTTTAAACATACTTGTTGAAAATTATTTGAATTGTAAATCTTTGTCATTTTATCCAACATTTCAAGTGCAATAGGAGAATTTTTAAAGATCAATACTCCTGCATTAATACTTTTAACTCCATCAGGAGCAGCAATAAAATCACTTTGAAAAGAAGAAATAATATCTCCTAAATCTAAATTGGGGTCTATAATGATTGTATCTGAATCCAACCAGACTACATAATCATATTGACCACTTTTTAGGGTTTCTTGGGTAAGAAATAGTTTGCACCAATATACATTGTGTTTATGGTCGGGTAATTGACATTGTTCAAAGAATTTGTAGGTATACAATCTGGAATTTGAAGTATTTTTTTGGTTTTGGATGTCTACATACATATTTAAATTTTGATTATGTAATTTTACAAATTCCAAATCTTTTCTGGATTCCATTGTGATAAAACAAATTTTTAGGGGGATTCTTCGAATCAATGTCATTTGATTATTATTCCAGGTTTCTTTTAAGGGATCTTTTCTAAATAAATAAAGATAATAAAGTTGTTTAAAATATAATTTAATCTTGTCGTAATATTTCACTGACAAAATCGTGATAATAATTAATAATAAAATAAAATACATTCTTTATTTTATTATTTAAAGAGTTAGTTATTTCGGATAATTTGCTAAATAAAAATGTCCACTCGCATTTTGGGGTGCATTTTGGGTTAGGGTTTGATAACCATTCATACCATAAACAGGGATGACATTTACCTGCTGTTGGGGTTTTAAATTTTGTAAATTTTGTTGAACTCCATAGGAAGCAGAACCAACAACATTATAGTTTGAAAGTGTGGCATAAGACGATTGGAATTGACTCATTTATTGTAATAAAAAAATATTATTGTTCTTGATTTTTTGATTAACTTGTTTTAAATATTTAAAAATGTATGTAAATGATTTGGTTAAATTTTGTATCTTTTGGAATTGGAGTGTGGTTAGGTTCATCTTTGAATGATCTACGTAGATTGTATCATACGTTCCAGAAACAAAATTGTGTAAATACAATTTTACCTTTAAAATTAGAGCCCTATATTCCACAAAAAGTAATCAATATTATAGAAATGTGTAAATTTTTGGTAGAGTATAAACTTACACAATTGAATCAATATACGAATCAAACCTGTGTCAAGAAAGGAAATAGGTATCATCTTCGTTGTGTGATCGACCATAAATTATATAATATTATTTTGAAACCTAAAAGAGGTCCGGAAACAAATTATACCTGGTTGGATGAAAAGAATATAGATCGATCAGAGTATGTGAAATCTTATATACGTGGAGCGGAATCTGTTTTTAAGGATATTTATCCCAGCACCTTTGGTTATGAAAAGTTGTATAAAAATATTGGAGACCAAACCCTTTGTACGTTTTCTGCGGAAGAAAGTCTAAACACATAAAAATTCAATTTATCCAACTTTTAAAAAACATAAATTGAATTAATCATCTGGAACAAAAATTTCATCGAATTGGATTTGACCATTTAGGGCTCGTTGCATATCATCATAATTTGGGAAAGCATTACTACTTGCTACGTTTTTAAGAACAGGAATATTTTTATTATGTTTTTTATTAAACATATCTGCCACTTTTCTCACTAATTCCCTGCTTTTTTCTATACTATCAATTTCCCAAGCTCTTCTTTTGTTTGTATCGAATGAGTTATCATATAGCCACCAAAAGCGATCACACCGATCTACGCTATTATAAAATACGTCTGAAGGGTTGTATCTGGAAACACTTTTGACTCCATTTAATGGAGCTAATTGTTCTTCACAAGTAGTTGCATTATAATAAAAACCAATAATTGAATCTTGGAAAATTTGATTTTGTCTCTTGTATTCATCACTGGATGTATCTGGGTTAATATACATATTAATTTCATTTTCGAAATAACTTCGATTATTTGGATTTCCAAGCATATAACTATACTGATCGGGCATACTATTGTCTTTGTTCATAATATTTAATAAAGATCTATACCAATCCTTTAGGAGATTTATCCACAAGTTCCAATCTTTCTTTTCTACCCTACATTGTAAAATATTCATCATTACAATATCCATGTATTGACTAAATAAATTTCGGAAACCCAATCCATCTTTTCCTATATAAGAAGCAATACGATCGGGTTCGTAAATCATTTCAAATTTATCATTTGGAGAATTTTCAAATACACACAAATAGGGTTTTTTACAGGTGGGACAATCTTTTGCAAAAGATTGTTCTAAATATCCATCGGGTTGAGCATTGGGATCTTTGAACATGTCCTTAATTTCTTGAGGTACTTTGTCAATAGGAACTTCTGTAAAAATAAAACAATTTGCATAGTTTCCTGCTTTGCATTCAGGAGATACATGCATCCAATATTGATTAATATTTCCACCTGTGTTTTGATACATACAATTTAAATCTCCATTACAGCTCGTTGGACATCCCGCTCCAAGTTTGGGGTCTTTCAGGGGCATATACACAGCATATTTTTTCTTAAGCCAAGGACTATTAGGTCCTTGTTGTGCACGTATTGTATTAAACATACACTGATCTGAATCGTTATTTTGAAAAGGGTTTCGAGTTAAAATAGGGAGATAATTTTCATTGGTGCAGCAACTTCTATTGTTAGTATCTGCATCTACTACAGCTAATAAAGTAATTAGATCCCACGCTTTCTTGGGATCTAAAATAATTCCACATGGCACATTTGAATCAACCCCTGGAAACATGAACAACATGGGAATAAGATCTTTTCGAATATAACTATATGCTGTGCAAGTTTTTCTATTGATACTGGCGCATGCAGATATATCACTATAATTTACATCCCCCACTTGTAGCATTTTTTCGAAATATTCCATTCCAAAATTGTTTGTTAGTAATCCTCCTATATTTTTTAGATCTGTTGTCGTATCATAAAACTTTTCTTTCAATAGAGCAATTCCAGTAGGTTTTTTGCTTGTTAGAATGAAAAGTATTACAACTATTAAAAATAAAATTCCAAATAAGATAATCCACATTTATTTTAACCCCTAAACAATTTTTAATTTTAAATAAAATGGATTGTTCAAATTACAAATTTTATACAAATAGTCTTGGAAAACGAATGGGTTGCAATGCAGGTAATATTAGCAAACGTGAAACTATAGAACCTTGTGTAAAAGGGGATCTCGAATGCTTTAGACAACAGGGTTATTTTCATTTGATTGATGCACCTGACAATGAACCCAATATTAATTTCTGTAAAGATAATCGATATCAAGATAATGATGAGCGTGCAATGGGAGTAGATAATTATTTTCCATATGATAACAATATTCTATTGAGTGATGAACTGACCCAAAAAATTAGATTTTTGGGAGAAAAATACTTTAGTTGGAATGAAAAGTTGTCTAATGGAGGTTATATTAAATATGATATTTTATCCGATAATGTTGCTCATATTTCTTTCAATACCAGACAAGGAGCAGATCAAATTGCTTACGCGGGTATTATGAAAACTATATCCGTAGATCCTGATTTAAAACCAGAAAAACTTTCAAACACACATATTCAAGTTGTTGTATCTGTAGATGATCTTGGAAATTCTAATCCCATGTATAAAGCCTTGGGAAATCAAAGTATCCAAGTAAGGGATGAGTTAAACAATATTCATATCCAATTCGATACAAAAAATTGCACATTTGGAGAATTACATCTATACAACTATAATTTCGACCAATATAACTTTTATGTTTATGGATTAGGTCCTGTTTCAGATGGGAATCGTGAGTTTAGTTTAAATTGGTTAAATAGAAATAATGGAATACGATGCAACTCTGCTTTTGGAAATAACCAAGTTTTTGGAATCAAGGCTTCACATTGGCCTGTATTTTTTATTCAAAGATTTCATAAACAGACTGGGGAAAGTTCGGTTTATGCTGTATTTTTCGATCATTACAGAAAATTAGAATATGATTTTTCTGGTTTGGTGGGTAATGGATTGATTAAAGTATCTTCCCGTGAGCCCGAATTTAGGTATTTTGTAATTACTGGAAAAACCTTAGGTCAAGTGAAAAGACATTATATGGGAATAATTGGACATCCAAGTCCAATTCATTTAAAATTGTTAGGACTATGGATTGGTGGGTTTGGATATAGAAACATTGATCAAATTAAATATAATATTGATAAACTCGAAAAAAACAATTTTCCAAATGATGGTTTTTACTTGGATCTATATTGGTATGGACATTCTTTTCCAGAAGATTTTTCTGTGTCTCGAAAACAATACAGAGATAATATTTGTTTTAATGATACTCCTGGGGGCTGTGTTTCTGGAAATTATCAACAGGGAAATGCAGATACAATCCAAATTACCAAAGCAGATCAAGTAGGAATTTTTGAATGGGATACTAAAAATTTCCCCATAGAACAAGTGAATGAATTATATGATAAGAAAAGATATGGAATTACTCTTATTTATGAGCCTTTTTATAATTTAAATGCAGAAGATATGAGTCAATTGTATCAAAAAAATCTATTAGCCAAGGATACTTATACTCGTTTTATCAAACCCGATGCAGTTTGGAACAATTGGTTGGGAAGCGTGATCGTGCCTGATTTCACTCAACCTGAAAGTGGTCAATATTGGTATAATTCCAGGATGAAGTCGAGAATGACTAAAGGAACATTTTTATGGTGGAATGATTTAGGAGAACCCGAAGTATATAATCAAAATGCAATTTATAATGGAGTTGGTCCTGTAATAGATAATAAAATGTATGCATTATCTTGTTATACCCAACATCCTTCCGTACATAATTATGTCCAATTCTTATGGACAAAGGGTGTTTCTGAGGCTTATAGAGAAGATACGAATCAAAGATTTAATTTATTGACACGAGCAGGCTGTCCGGGAATATCTAGATATGGAGTATATTCTTGGACTGGAGATACGAATGCAAATGCAGGTGATTTAGTTGCACATTTAAAAAATATGGGAACACTAGGTTTATCTGGGCAAGATTTTATTTGTTCAGATGCAGGAGGATTTAATGGAGATCGAGGTGCGGAAGCCCAATTTATTTACAGCTATTGGTTTGCGAATTGCTGTGCAGTAGAAATCACAGTGAAGCCTCATAAATGGTTTAATTCCCAAGTTACGACCTGTTCTCCATCTGAATGGGGAGATATTCAATCAAACCTTAAAAATATAAAGACTCGTTATGAGTGGACTCCTTTTTACTATTCTACAGCTTATAGTATTACCAAATATGGACATCGAGTTGGAAAACATTTTTCTACGCCTGTATTTATGGCTTATTCCGAAGAAAGATTAAACCGAGATTCATATGCAGGAATCAATTATTTAGTTAATGACAATGTGCTTATTCCATTATTTGTCCCAGAAGCTACAACTATTCAAGATCGAGTGGTGTTATTACCCAGTAATACAGATTGGTTTGATCTTAAACAACAAATTTGGGTATCAGGACAGACTAATTTATCAGGTCAGAATGCACTTTTACAAATGTTGATTCGAGACAAATCTATTATAGTGACAAGCAAACTTCCTTCTGATTTGACACAAGTCAGGGCTGAGAATATTTATGATTATCCTTTGATTGTAAATATTTATTCTAAAAATTCTGATTTGACTGATATTCAGCCTTTTTATTTGTATGTAGATGATGGAAAATCGGATAATATTCAGCCTATGGTTGTGCGTATAAGTGTTCGAAATGGAAAATGTCAATTTGAATTTTCTAATTCCAAGTATGATCTTTCAATTGATTCGGTAAATGTGATAGGAGATCAGGGATTGTCTTATCCTATTTCTAAAACATTTATTTACAATAATTTTTCAACTTTTGGAAAAGAGAATAGAAACGATCGAATCATTTGGTTATTGGTGCTGTTATGTTTGATTCTCGTGATTTGGATATTAAGAAAATAATAAAACTGATTTTAAAAAAACATAAAAATACTTTTTAAAATCATGTGTAATTTTATTTGAAAGTCCTAATTCAAAAGAATGAATAGTGGACCTGCAGCTGCTGCAATGAAGCACCAGTAAGAAGCTACCCCTCCACGTTTCACAAATAAGAAAGAAAAGATAAAACTTATGATGAATAATGAAGATACAAACATTCCTTTTGCAAATGGTTTTACATAAACCAAAGCAAGGATCATACAAGCTACGAATACGGATAAGTAAAAGGCTGGATTAAATCCCCAAGTTAAATTTCTACAACCTTGTGTAGGCTGACTACAATTAAATTTTTGTCTGAAAAACAAAATAAATGCAATTCCCATAAAAATAATTCCCAAAATTAAAGGGAAAAATACTTTTTTCTCTATACACAATCCCAAACCAATTGCAAACACGTGGGAATAGAGTGCAAAATATGCACCATACGTACCTAACTTGTTTAATTTTCCACATTTTTGATCTCTCCACATTAGAAATTCCCAAAACTGCATAGAACTATAAAATAAGAGTAATACTCCGAATGTAATATCATAAGGTTTTCTACGAATAAACAAGGCTATTGCAGAAATCGTAGCAATAATCCAAGTAATTAACGAAACTTGCCAATTCCAACACATTTATTATTGATTTTAAAATAATCATTTTCATTAGTCTGCATATACAAATAAACTTCCTATAAATAGAATAGGTTGCATAATATCATACCCCAACCCTCCTCCCGTATTACCAAGAGTAATTCCAGTAGTAGATGTACTGGTATTAACATTTTCACGATCTGAATTAGCAGCCGGAAATGGACTTTCTATTGGAAAAGATTGATTCCCAGTAGTGTTGGGATCTCTATAAGTATGGGTATGTCCAGGATCTGTAATGGTATGTGTATGAACAGGCATTTCATCTATAGTTAGGGTATGGGTTTCTGAACCCACTTTTTGCCCTATTGTTCGGTTAGTTAATCCTGTTCCTTGGCCTATTGTACCAACCATTCTACTTCTGGAGTCTGGAAGTTGGAAAAAATCACCAGATCCTCCAAAACTATATCCCATAACAGCAAATAACAAGGGATACTCGTTTTTGTTTAGTAATCGACCATCACATAATAACCAACCTCCTGTGTGGTCAGAGGTTCTTACTGAATATTTAAATGTCCCAATTTGGATTGGATTTGGTTCAACATTAATTTCTCGGGTATTTGCATTATAGGATAAAACTTGATTTGAGTTATCTATATTTAGGGGTCGGACAAATAAACCACTCGTGGTTGAATTTAAAGCATTTCCAGTTGCATTTAGGATAATACTATTTGCGGATTGATTGGTTTGGCCTGCAGCTGTTCCAATGGCAATACTATTTGTTCCTTGATTATGTTGACCTGCGCTTGTTCCTAATGCAATACTATTTGTTCCTTGATTATGTTGACCTGCGCTTGTTCCTAATGCAATAGATTGAAATTGTTGATTATATTGTCCGGATTCAACCCCAATAGCTATACTATTTGCTCCTTGTCCTGTATAACCACTTTTGTATCCTAATGCTACTGAGTTTGTCTCTTGTGTATTTTCATTTGGGGTCGTTTGTTCTTCGAGGATATCATTATAACCAGATAAATTACTAATTGTTATCATAAGTGGATCTATGACATTTTGTTGTTCTATAATCATTTCTTGATTGTGTTGACCTGAATTCGCCCCAATTGCAATAGCAAATGGTTTTTGTTGGTTTTGACCCGAGTTTGTTCCAATTGCAATAGCATTTGAACTTTGGTTGAGTTGTCCAGCTTGGTATCCAATGGCAATTCCGTACGCACCTTGGTTTGTAGTTCCAGTTTGAGATCCAATAGCAATCGAATATGCTCCCGAATTGGTTTTATTGGGTTGATAACCCAATTCAATGGTATCAATAAGTTTTAGGTTAGAAGTAAGATCGCTAAAACTAAACTGATTTTGATTTCTAATATTAAAACTCATTTATTAAAGTTATTAATCAGAATAAATAAAAATGTTTCCGATAAACAATGTGGGTTGAAATAAAGAATAGGATTGACCTGCGCCCGAAGAATCAATTGTAATCCCTGTTGTGGATGAACCTGATGTATTTGGAGGAAATGAACTTTTTGCTGCAATTGCAGAAAGATCTAAATCAACTTCAACAAGTTCTACAAAATCACCTACTCTGTTAAAAGAATGAGTATGCCCAGGATCTACGATGGTATGGGTATGAGTAGGTAATTCAGACACATTTACATTGTGTGTTTCTGAACCCACGTTTTGACCTAATGTTCGATTGGATAAACCAGCCCCTTGTCCAATAAACCCTAATGTTCTACTTCTTGGGTCGGGTAGAGCAAATGTATTCCCTGACCCCCCAAAACTATAACCAATTAAAGCAAATAATTGGGGGTATTGATTTATGCTTAGTAATCGACCATCGCAAAGCAACCAACCATTATGATCAATACTACTTAATGAATATTTTAGATCCCCAATTAATACTGGAAAGGGTTGTCTTACAATTTCAAAAGTGTCAGGTTTATATAATAAAATATTATCACTATCATTTCGATTTCGGATAGGATCAATAAATAAACCACTCGTGGTTGAATTTAAAGCATTTCCAGTTGCATTTAGGATAATACTATTTGCGGATTGATTGGTTTGACCTGCTTGGTATCCAATGGCAATACTATTTGTTCCTTGATTATGTTGGCCTGCGCTTGTTCCTAATGCAATACTATTTGTTCCTTGATTATGTTGACCTGCACCTGTTCCAATGGCAATTGCATTTGCTCCCTGGTTTGTTTGACCCGAGTTTGTTCCGAGTGCAATAGCAAATGGTTTTTGTTGGTTTTGACCCGAGTTTGTTCCGAGTGCAATTGATGCTGTTCCTTGAAAATTTTGTCCAGTATTATTTCCCAAAGCAATAGCAAATGGTTTTTGTTGGTTTTGACCCGAGTTTGTTCCAATTGCAATGGCATTTGAACTTTGGTTGAGTTGTCCAGCTTGGTATCCAATCGCAATTCCATAAGTGCCTTGGTTTGTAGTTCCAGTTTGAGATCCAATAGCAATCGAATATGCTCCCGAATTGGTTTTATTGGGTTGATATCCTAATTCAATGGTATCAATAAGTTTTAGGTTAGAAGTAAGATCGCTAAAACTAAACTGATTTCTATTATTAAAACTCATTTATTAATCTGTGTAAACAAATAAATTTCCAATAAATAATGTAGGGTTCATGACATCGTGTGGTTGACCTCCACCCGTATTGTCGATTGTAATTCCTGTAGTGGCTGTAAATGTATTGAGAGTATTAAATTCTCCTTTAGGATATTTACTGAGGAAATTTAATCCTGATGTCATTAAGAAATTATCATTTGAATTATTATATGTATGCGTATGCCCAGGATCATTTATCGTATGATTATGATTAGGCATTTCATCTATAGTTAGAGTGTGGGTTTCTGCTCCTATACTTTCACCCAGAGTTCGATTCGATAATCCTGGACCTTGACCAATTACTCCCAAAACTCTACCCTTGGGATCGGGTAAATTAAAATTTGCACCCGAACCTCCAAAACTATAACCCATTACAGCAAATAATTTGGGATAATCATTTACAGATAAAGAACGACCATCACATAATAACCATTTCCCAAAATCCGAATTAAATAATGCATAAGTAAAATCACCTGCTATTTGAATTTTAAATTCTCGTCTGGTGATTTCATAAGTGGTTTCATTATATTCCAAAAATTCAAGGTTATCTGCTTCACGAATAGGTCTAACATAAATCCCACTTCTATTTGAATTTAAAACACTTTCGGATGCATCTAATATAATACTATTTGGTAATTGATTGGTTTGACCTGCACCCGGTCCAATGACTATCGTATTTATCCCTTGATTATTTTGACCTGCACTATTTCCCAAAGCAATCGAATATGCTCCCTGGTTATTTTGACCTGCAGCTGCACCAATCGCAACCGAGGCTGTTCCCTGGTTATTATATGCAGATAATGTTCCTATGGTAATGCTATTTGATTGTTGGTGATTATAACCTGCATTTGACCCGAGTGCAATTGCTGCTGTTCCCTGATTGTTTTGTCCTGCATTATTCCCCACAGCAATTGCAAATGGTTTTTGTTGGTTTTGGCCCGCCTGTTCTCCAATCGCAATAGCATTTGAGCCTTGATTGAGTTGTCCAGCTTGGTATCCTATGGCAATTGCAAATGTGCCTTGGTTGGTAATTCCAGTTTGTGATCCAATAGCAATGGAATGTGCTCCCGAATTGGTTTTGTTGGGTTGGTAGCCTAATTCGATAATATCTACAAGTTTTAAGTTAGCTGTAAGATCACTAAAACTAAAATGGTTTTTATTTCTGATACTCATTTATTTTTAAAATTCAGATAATTTTTATTATCTGAATTGAATATGTTTAATCAGAATAAACAAACACATTACCAATAAATAAAATAGGTTGCATAATATCATAACCCAACCCTCCTCCAGTATTGTTGATAGTAATTCCCGTATTGGATGAATTAGTTTGTGTATCTTCATAAGTTCGTAAAACAGGAAAAAGACCTTGAGTTGGATCAAATTCTATACCTTCTTCTCCTCGTGGACCAATATATGTATGGGTATGCCCAGGATCATTTATGGTATGACTATGAGCAGGCATTTCATCTATAGTTAGGGTATGGGTTTCTGCTCCAACATTTTGTCCTATTGTTCGGTTAGTTAATCCTAAACCCTGACCAACTGCACCAACCATTCTACTTCGTGGATCTGGGAGTTGGAAAAAATCACCAGATCCACCAAAACTATATCCCATAACATCAAATAACAATGGATATTCGTTTTTGTTTAGTAATCGACCATCACATAATAACCAACCCAAGTGATCAGATATTCTTACGGAAAATTTAAAAACTCCAATTCGTATAAAATTTGGTTTAGTTGTAACTTCAAAAGTATTTGGATTATAAGATAAAATCTGATTAGAACTACTTGTGTTTATTGTTCGAATAAATAAACCACTCGTAGTTGAATTTAAAGCATTCCCAGAAGCATTCAAAATAATACTATTTGGGTGTTGATTGGTTTGACCTGCTTGGTATCCAATGGCTATAGCGTTAGTTCCTTGGTTATATTCCCCTGCTTGGTATCCAATGGCTATAGCGTTAGTTCCTTGGTTATATTCCCCTGCTTGGTATCCAATGGATATACTATTTTCACTTTGCCCTGTATATCCTGCATTAGTTCCCAATCCAATTGAATTGGTTTCTTGGTTATTTACAACCATATTAGGTACAACAATATCATTATAACCAGATAAATTACTAATTGTTATCATAAGTGGATCTATGACATTTTGTTGTTCTACGACCATTTCTTGATTATGTTGACCTGAATTTGATCCAATTGCAATTGCAAATGGTTTTTGTTGGTTTTGACCCGAGTTTGTTCCAATTGCAATGGCATTTGAACTTTGATTGAGTTGTCCAGCCTGGTATCCAATGGCAATTCCATAAGTGCCTTGATTTGTAGTTCCAGTTTGTGATCCAATGGCAATGGAATGTGCTCCCGAATTGGTTTTGTTGGGTTGGTAGCCTAATTCGATAATATCTACAAGTTTTAGGTTAGCTGTAAGATCACTAAAACTAAAATGGTTTTTATTTCTGATACTCATTTATTAAATTTATTAATCTGAATAAATAAATACATTTCCAATAAAAGTAGTAGGTTGAAATAAAGGATAGGGTTGACCTCCACCTGTGTTATCAATTGTAATCCCTGTTGTGGATGAACTTGTAGTAAGTGTAGGAAAGACATTATTTGCAGCATAATTATCGAATATAAGAGTTCCTGATGCAAAAGTGATATTTGGTCCTTTTTGATAAATATGAGTATGCCCAGGATCTGTGATGGTATGGGTATGAGTAGGTAATTCAGACACATTTACATTGTGTGTTTCTGAACCCACATTTTGACCTAATGTTCGATTGGATAAACCAGCCCCTTGTCCAACAAACCCTAATGTTCTACTTCTTGGGTCGGGTAGGGCAAATGTATTTCCCGAACCCCCAAAACTATAACCAATCGAATTAAATAATTGGGGGTATTGATTTATGCTTAGTAATCGACCATCGCAAAGCAACCAACCATTATGATCAATACTACTTAATGAATATTTTAGATCCCCGATTAATATTGGATAGGGTTGTCTTACAACTTCAAAAGTATCAGGTTTGTATGATAAAATATTATTATTATTATTTTCATCTGTTATTCGCACTGGATTAATAAATAGTCCCGAAGTATTTGGATTCAGCGTATTCCCAGATGCATTTAAAATAATACTACTTGTTCCTTGATTATATTGGCCTGCAGTTGTTCCAATGGCAATACTACTTGTTCCTTGATTATGTTGGCCTGCAGCTGTTCCAATGGCAATACTATTCCCTCCTTGTTCAGTTTGACCTGCATTTGAACCCAATGCAATTGCATTCATTTTTTGATTATTTTGACCCGCATTTGCCCCCAGTGCAATTGCTGCTGTTCCTTGAAAATTTTGTCCAGCATCTGTTCCCAAAGTAATTGCAAATGGTTTTTGTTGGTTTTGGCCCGAGTTTGTTCCAATTGCAATAGCATTTGAACTTTGGTTGAGTTGTCCAGCTTGGTATCCAATGGCAATTCCAAATGTGCCTTGGTTTGTAATTCCAGTTTGAGATCCAATAGCAATGGAATGTGCTCCCGAATTGGTTTTGTTGGGTTGATAGCCTAATTCAATAAAATCTACAAGTTTTAAATTTGCAGTAAGATCACTAAAACTGAATTGACTCATTTATTTAATTTGTGTAAACAAATAAATTTCCAATAAATAATGTAGGGTTCATGATATCATGTGGTTGCCCCCCTCCCGTATTATCGATGGTAATTCCTGTTCCACCTAGAGCTGTTGTTTGTACAGGAAATTCTCCCTTTATACATGAACGTATAGGAAGAGCGAATGGAATTAAGTAATTGGTAATTGTATTCGTATATGTATGCGTATGCCCAGGATCATTTATCGTATGACTATGGGCGGGAATCTGATCTATAGTTAAGGCGTAGGACTCAGACCCTATGTTTTGACCCAAAGTTCGATTCGTTAATCCCGAGCCTTGGCCAATTGTGCCTAAAACTCTACCTCTAACATCGGGTAAATTAAATACACTTCCAAAACCTCCAAAACTATAACCCATTACAGCAAATAAATCTGGATAATCATTTACAGATAAAGAACGACCATCACATAATAACCATTTGTCAAAATCTGAATTAAGTAAAGCATAAGTAAAATCACCAGGTGAATTAAATGATATTTCTTGTTTTCTTAAAATTTCACCTGTAAATTCGTTATATACTAAATATTCATTATTGTTTATATTTCGAATAGGATTAATAAACAAACCACTCGTGCTTGAATTTAATACATTCCCTGAAGCATTTAAGATAATACTATTTGCGGATTGATTATTTTGACCTGCACTATTTCCCAAAGCAATCGAATACGCTCCCTGGTTATTTTGACCTGCAGCTGTACCAATCGCAATAGAGGCTGTTCCCTGGTTATTATATGCAGATAATGTTCCTATGGTAATGCTATTTGATTGTTGGTGATTATAACCTGCATTTGACCCCAGTGCAATTGCTGCTGTTCCCTGATTGTTTTGTCCTGCATTATTCCCCACAGCAATAGCAAATGGTTTTTGTTGGTTTTGGCCCGCTTGTTCTCCAATTGCAATAGCATTTGAGCCTTGATTGAGTTGTCCAGCTTGGTATCCAATGGCAATTGCAAATGTGCCTTGGTTTGTAATTCCAGTTTGTGATCCAATAGCAATGGAATGTGCTCCCGAATTGGTTTTGTTGGGTTGATAGCCTAATTCAATAAAATCTACAAGTTTTAGGTTAGCTGTAAGATCACTAAAACTAAATTGGTTTATATTTCTGATACTCATTTATTTTTAAAAATTATTAAGATGATTTTTAAAATAACAATTAAGATACTAACCTGTGTAATCTATATATTTTGCATAAACAAATAAATTTCCAACAAATATAGTAGGTTGCATGATATTATGTGGCAACCCCCCTCCAGTATTATTAATTGTAATTCCTGTAGTGGCTGGATTTGTTGATACAGATGTAAAATCATCATTAGCTGCTGCTGCAGTTATGTCATCATTAATTTCCTTAGTATTAGCTCCAGCAGATAAATGCCTATGACCAGGGTCGTTTATGGTATGATTATGAGCAGGCATTTCATTAGTAGTTAAAGTATGGGTTTCTGAACCTACATTTTGACCCAGAGTTCGGTTGGACAATCCTGGTCCTTGTCCAATTAAACCTAAAACTCGGCTTCTGGGATCGGGTAAATTAAAATTTGCTCCTGAACCTCCAAATGTATATCCAATAACAGCAAATAAATCTGGATATTCGGTTATACTCAAGGAACGACCATTACAAATAAGCCATTGATCATCATCTGTTGCACGCGAAGAATATTTTAAATCTCCTACATAATTGAATACATTGGATCGTTTTATAATTTCTGATGTATTTCGATTATAAGCTAAAACAAAATCATTATCTTGTATGCGAATAGGATTAATAAACAAACCACTCGTGCTTGAATTTAAAGCATTCCCTGAAGCATTTAGGATAATACTATTTGCGGATTGATTGGTTTGGCCTGCGCTAGTTCCAATTGCAATACTATTTGTGGACTGATTCATCTGTCCTGTGCTATTTCCAATTGCAACACTATTTGCAGATTGATTTATCTGTCCTGCAGCTATTCCTATAGCAACCGATGCTGTTCCTTGGTGAATATATCCAGACAATGTTCCCAATGAGACACTATATAATTCTTGTTGACTATAACCTGCGTTTGACCCCAGTGCAATTGCTGCTGTTCCCTGATTGTTTTGGCCTGCATTTGTTCCCATAGCAATTGCAAATGGTTTTTGTTGGTCTTGTCCTGCTTGTTCTCCAATCGCAATGGCATCAGAGCCTTGATTGAGTTGTCCAGCCTGTTCTCCAATCGCAATGGCATTTGTTTGTTGGTTATATTGTGCAGCTTGGTATCCAATGGCAATTCCAAATGTGCCTTGATTGATAATTCCAGTTTGTGATCCGATAGCGATCGAATGTGCTCCCGAATTGGTTTTGTTGGGTTGATAGCCTAATTCAATAGCATCTACAAGTTTTAAATTTGCAGTAAGATCACTAAAACTAAATTTATTATCCCTAATGTTTATTCCACTACTCATTATTTATTTTATTAGGAATAAATAAACAAATTTCCAATAAATAAAGTAGGTTGCATAATATTATGAGCTAATCCTCCTCCGGTATTGTTAATTGTAATTCCTGTAGTAGATAGACTTGTGTTATTCGTGGCACCTGTATTATCTGCTGCTAATTGTGAACCTAAAGCGACACCTTGAGTGTTCGGCGGATAGTTATACGTATGTGAATGACCAGGGTCATTTATGGTATGACTATGAGCTGGTATTTGATCAGTAGTTAGGGTATGGGTTTCTGAACCTACATTTTGACCCAGAGTTCGATTCGATAAACCTGAACCTTGTCCGATTAAACCTAAAACTCGGCTTCTGGGATCGGGTAAATTAAAATTTGCTCCTGAACCTCCAAAACTATAACCAATAATCGCAAATAATAGTGGATATTGAGCTACAAGTAAAGAACGACCATTACACAACAACCAATTGTCATGATCTGCATTCAATAATGAATATTTATAATCCCCAAAATTATACGGAAAAGATTCTCTTGTAATTTCAGAAGTTCCATTGTTATAGACTAACAAATCAATATCCGAACCTGATTCTTCTGTACGAATTGGATTAGCAAATAAACCACTTGTAGAAGAATTCAAAACATTTCCAGATGCATTTAAAATAATACTATTCGCAGCTTGATTTGTCTTACCTGCCTTTGATCCTATGGCAACAGAATATTGTCCTTGATTAATCTGTCCGGCTTCTGAACCTATAGCTACTGCAAAAGCCCCTTGCGTACTCTGACCTGATGATGCTCCCAAGGCTACAGCACTCGTTCCTTGGTTATTATAACCAGATAAAAATCCAATAGTTATTGCATTTTCTCTTTGATTTGTATATCCTGCATTAGAACCAATTGCAATTGCACTTGTTGCTTGGTTGAATTGACCTGCAGCAGTTCCTATAGCAACACTAAAAGGTTTTTGACCAAAATTACCTGCTAATTCTCCGATAGCAATTGCATTAGAGCCTTGAGAAGTTTGACCCGCGTGTAGGCCCAATGCGATGGCATTTGAACCTTGAATGTATTGCCCAGCCCTAAATCCAATGGCAATCCCGTACGTACCTTGATTGACAATTCCAGTTTGTGTTCCAATGGCAATTGAATGTGCTCCAGAATTGGTTTTATTGGGTTGATAGCCTAATTCTATATTATCAATGAATTTTAAATTAGCTGTGAGATCGCTAAAACTAAACTGATTTTGATTTCTAATATTAAATCCACCACTCATTTATTACTTTTAATATTTTTTATTTAATCAGCATAATAAATTGAACATAATTTGTAATTTTTTTAAATATTACAAATTATTCTTGAATGGAAGAGCAAAAGTATCAAAAATTAGAACACGCAGAACACATTTATAAATTACCTGATACGTATATTGGGTCTATTGAATCCACTACAGAAGAAATGTTTGTATTTAATCAGGATAAAATGGTTAAACAAAAAATAACATATGTCCCAGGATTTTTTAAAATTTTTGATGAGATTTTGGTCAATGCAATTGATCATAGACAAAGAGACCCTTCCGTAAAAAATATTAAAATTGAAATTAAAAAGGGTACAAGTGAAATTATCATACAAAATGATGGAAATGGAATAGATGTTGCCATTCATCCCATATTGGGAATTTATATTCCTGAAATGTTATTCGGTCATCTCTTAACCAGTTCAAACTATAATGATAAAGAAAAACGAACAACAGGAGGAAAGAATGGTTATGGAGCAACTTTGGTTGCTATTTTTTCGACTTATTTTATAGTAGAAACAATAGATGCTGTTCGACAACTAAAGTATACTCAATATTTTACAGAAAATAACAAAACCATTCATAAACCTGTGATCAAGACTTTTACAGGGAAACCCTATACCAAGATTAAATTCTGTCCAGACTATAAAAAATTTGGGTTAGATCAAGGTATTACAGATGATATGTATGCATTACTCGAAAGAAGAGTATATGATACCACTGCTACAACCCCTGAAGATTTGAATATTTATTTGAATAGTTCAAAACTCAAGATTAAATCTATGGAAAAATATATTCAGCTTTATATATCTCCTGGGTTTAAAATATTTTACGAACAACAACCTCGGTGGAAAGTTGGGTTAGTTTTGTCTCCAAATCACGAATTTAATCAAATGTCATTTGTAAATGGAATTTGGACCTCCAAGGGAGGAAGGCATGTAGATTACATTTTAAATTCTATTGTTGATAAAATTAGACTTGTTTTGGGTAAGCTACCGAAAACAAAAAATAAAGCATTTAAACCCAGTCAGATCAAGGATCATATTTGGTTATTTGTCGATAGTATAATTGAAAATCCGAGTTTTTCTTCTCAAACAAAAGAAGAAATGACTACTCGTTCATCTCAATTTGGTAGTGAGTGTAAAATTGACGAAAAATGGGTAGAGAAATGGATGAAACATCAAAATGGGGAAGATTCATTTATATCCAGAATGATTCAACATACTAGAATAGACGAAGAAAAATTACTCAAAAAAACAGATGGAACAAAGAGAAATATCATTCGAGGAATTCCTAAATTAGAAGATGCAGTTCATGCAGGAACACGGAATTCATATAAGTGCACTTTGATCTTGACTGAAGGAGACTCTGCGAAATCAAGTATTTTGGCAGGAGTAAGTGCTTTGGGTTCAGAAAGGGATTATTATGGTATTTTTCCTCTTAGGGGGAAATTTATAAATGTTCGGGAAATGAATATAGAAAGGGTAAATAATAATGAAGAAGTAAAAAATTTAAAAAATATATTAGGTCTTCAACACGGAAAAGTATATACCAAAGAAAATTTAAAAGAACTTCGTTATGGGTCGATTTCTATATGCGCTGACTCCGACGTAGATGGTCATCACATAAAAGGATTGATTATGAATTTTTTGCACTATTTTTGGCCTTCTTTATTAAGTATCGAGGGATTTCTAAAAACATATTATACTCCTATCATAAAGGGATTTTACAAAAATCAATCGGTTTCATTTTACACTTTACAAGAATATAATCAATTCCGAGAAACCCAAATCCATAAAAATTGGACTTTTAAATATTACAAGGGATTGGGAACTTCTACTTCTAAAGAATTTAAAGAATATTTTCAACAATTATCTAAAATTACAAGTTATTATACCTTGGATAGTGAACAAGAATTATTGTTGGCTTTTAGTAAAGACAAGGCCGATCAAAGAAAGGAGTGGCTGAAAATGTATGATCCTGAAGAGGTGATTCAATCTAAAAAGGAAATTTTAATTTCAGATTTCATTCACAAAGAACTTAAACATTTTTCAAATTATGACAATCATCGATCCATTCCAAATGCATTAGATGGGTTGAAACCCAGTCAGAGAAAGGTATTATATGGAATTCTAAAAAGACCTAAACAAGAAATCAAAGTAGCCCAACTGGCTTCTTATGTAAGTGAAACCACAAATTATCATCATGGAGAAGTTTCTTTAGAACAGACCATTGTAGGAATGTCTCAATACTTTATAGGTAAAAACAACTTACCTTTGTTAAAGGGAATTGGTCAATTCGGAACTCGGATTATGGGTGGAAAAGATAATGCTCAAAGTCGTTATATTTTCACTGAAACCCAAGATTATACTCGAAATTTATTTTGTGTTCAAGATGATCCTTTATTGGATTACTTGGTTCAAGAAGATAAACAAGTTGAGCCTTTTTGTTATTATCCTCTTCTTCCCATGGTTTTGATCAATGGTTCGGAAGGAATAGGGACAGGATATTCTTCATTTGTTCCGTGTTTTAATGCCAAGGAGATTTTAGAAGAACTATTACAAAAAAATCAAAATAACGAACCTTTCAAGGAGAATTGGATTCCTTATTACAAAAATTACACAGGATATATTTCAAGTGTAGACGATAGTTATCGTAAATTTAGCACAACAGGTTCATTTGGTTGGAAAACGGATAATATTTTACTTGTAAAGGAATTACCTATTGGGTTATGGACAAATACTTTTAAAGAGCATTTAGAACATTTGATTGAACAGGGAGTAGTAAATAATTATATCAACAAATCAACAGATGAACACGTGCATTTTGAAATTACTATTTCCAAACCTGAAAAATTACTTGATCGTGAAGTTTTGATTAAAACATTCAAGCTCCAAACTACACTTTCCTTGAATAATATGTATCTGTATAGAGATCAAGTAATTCACAAATTTCAAAGTGTAAATGAAATATTGGAGCATTTTTACGAACAAAGGTTGGAAATGTATGTAAAACGAAAAGAATATGTTCTTAAAAATTTAAAAGAACAGATAAATTTATTGGACGAAAAAATTAGATTTATTCAACTTGTATTAGATAATCCTGATGTTATATTTAGGCGCACAAAGAAAGAAATATATACAGAATTACAAGAACGAATGTTTACCCAAGTGGATTCATTAATTCAACTTCCTATCTATAATTGGAGCACTGAAAAAATTAAAGAATATACTCAAGATTTGAAACAGCTCAACCAACAATATGACATCTACAACCAGAAAACGATTCAAGAATTATACACAGAAGATCTCTTGAAATTAAAAGAGAAACTAAACTAATAAACTAAACTATTTTTTATGTTTGACTCGTTTGATCATTTAGTATTTATCGAAATCTTAAAGTTTTTAGAAATAGATGATATTATCCCTATAAAATGCGTAAATAGATATTTTTACAAATTATTTCCTCAAGAGTGGTTGGTGAATTCATTAGTTTTGAATGATTCTACATCATTGGATAATCTAAAGGTATTGGGGAAATATATTTTTTTAAGGAATTGTTTTGTCTCAAAATTATCTACACAAAAGATGGTATTCACAGGACAATTACGAACACTTAAAGGTATTGATATTTTATTTATGGATCATTTAGAATATTTGGATATTCAACCCATTGTGTCTTTAGAATTTTTATTCATTTCAAGATGTAAAAATTTGAAATATGTAAATATTTCTTCCGAATGTAAATTTCTAAAATCTATTACTTGTTCGAATACATCATTGAAAAGTTTTGAGGTTAAAGATACGTGGGATAGACTAAATGTTTTAGATTTATCTGCAACAAAAGTTAAAGAGATTATTATTCCTCAAAAATGCACACAACTAACTTGTATCCAGTCTTCAAACTCTGCTCTTGAAACATGTATAGTAAAATCTATAGTGGAAAAAAATTTATTTATTTCATTCTACAAAAATACACACGCACACTTGGATGTTTTCACGTATAAAGAAAATATTACAAACACAAATATCAGTGTGTTTTCCGCGCCTCTGCAAACATTTGAAATAAAAGATTTAACTTCTCTTAAATCTTTCGAAACATGATATACCTCACCCAGGTATATCGACTTGGAGTGTTGGGTAAATTGGCAGCCGCGAGCACTCTCCCAATCGAAATGTCTTCTGCCTTCATTTTATGAATGATTTCTTCTACTCGTCTTCTTTCTTCTCGGCTTACTATACTCCAATCTTCGGGATCGTATTCTTGCTCTGGTTTGGTCTTGGGTCTGGGGTAGGTTGTGGGCTCTGGCTTGGTCTTGGGTCTGGGGTAGGTTGTGGGCGCTGGCTTGGTCCTGGGTCTGGAGTGGGTTGTGGGCTCTGGCTTGGGTTGCGCATTTAATACATACAAAAGATTTTGTAGCTTTTGTAAGTCTATGGATGTCATTTTGATTTCAAAATGGGAAAAAAATAAAAAATTCAATTTAATTGGGTGTCAGAGGTTGTGTCATGGGAAGCAAGATGTAATCATCTTCGTGAATGTGGGTAATAGAATAGGATAAAACCTTATGTATATATTCCCATATTTCACTCTTTAAAAACTCTTCCAATTTTCGATTCCATATCTCAATTAAAATTACAGGTTTAAAGTTAGAAATCATTTGTAATCCCCCTTTAAGCACGAGAAGCTCGTATCCTTCTACATCTATTTTGATAAAGGATACGGGTTGTTTTATCCAAGCCATAATAGAATCCAAGTTAATACAAGGTACTTTGATATTTGTGGAATTAAAATATAAACTTGTATAACCAAAATTTGCATGCATATTTTTAGTATATTCTACAAAGGGTAGATTCACTTGTCCAATGTGATCCGAAAGAGCAAAATTAAAAGGTAGTACATTTCCCAAATCATTAAGTCGAATATTATCCTGTAATAATTTATAATGTTCTGGCATCATTTCAAAACACAAAATAGTATTGTTTCTTTTTAATTTTTCCATAAGTAGGGTATGGCTTCCAATATATGCACCACAATCAATCAATGTCGTATTTGATTTTATAAAAGGTTTAAACCACTTGTCGAATAATTCCTTTTCCCAAGTTTTTCCTTCTAAAATTACTCCACATACAAAATCATTACTATTTGTAAAACACTTGATTATTCCATAGTCAGGATGTGTAATGGTTTTATAGGTAGTAATTTGGTAATCTTGGACCTCTTGGATCTCTTGAGAGTTCTCAGTCATTTAAAAAGGTATATAATCTTTTTAAATCTTAATGGGAAACTTTTTTTCTAAAAAAATATTCCAAACCAGGGGAGCACCTTGTTATACAAATATGTGCACAAATTGCCATTCAATGTTTATATCTCCCTTTTATAGGGAAATCTTATGTCCATTATGTATCCAAGTTCATCGAAAAACCAATTTTGATTGCAATAAATAACAATGCTAATTTTATTTTATTTAATACGTTCAATAACCATTTGGTCCAAGTATTGGATGGTCTGACTCAGGCTATAGTCCAACTTCTTAGACAATGAATGAACCAGGTCAGTTAAAGACTTGGGTTGAAACATCCTGGGAGCTCCTTCAGTTTGTAGGTGAAAACGAATCGATTTAAAAAACGAATAAAAATCATTTTCCATGTCTTCTTGGGCTACATTTAATTTTCTGGTTAGGTTGTAATCATATAATACAAAATTTCCATCTCTAATTCCAATATTATCAATGGTTGGATCATTGTGTTTGTATCCCATTACGTGTAATGCAGTAATAGCTTTGAAAATATCCCACAAAAATTTATAATAATTATTTTTAATTATGAATTTATAATCTGTTATCTGATTTAGACAATAAATTCTTTTCCAAACAATAAGACGAGAAGAATCTTGGTAGGATGTCATCTGTGAAAGAAAAGACATTGGATCATATGTATATAAATGTTCTTTGATAAATACATTTACAGGAAAAATATTATCCAAGTTCAGACAAATATGTTTCACTCTATTATATTCATCTTTATATTTAAAGATTTGGGAGACATAATCCTTTCCCTCTGTATAATAAACAACAGAATTGTCTGAACTCGATGTGGAAATCATGTGTTGTGTATGTGTTTGATAATTTTGATATGAAAGAAAAATGATTCAATTTTTTTCAAAAGATAATAAATGGTTTCAATTCAACCGATTGCAAATAGTTATGTCCCTGAAACAGAAAGTTGTTTCTTATTACCCAAAACCAAAACGTATCGAAAGGGTAGTGTAATGAGTGTGTTGGTTTCACAATCCCCTCTCTACGCATATTTGGCACAAGTTGGAAATTTAGATGATGATTTGGATTCCCCTGAATTCAATGGCACTTGTTTTGCCCCATGTAAAGAATATTCCAAAAGATATTATCATTTATTTTTTAATAATATAGATCATTTAAGAGCCAGAAATTTAGTATTGTCTTCTCTCCTACGAGCACCCATGTATAAAAAGGATTTAGCAAAAAACCAAATCATTCCTACATTATTTAGATATAGTTCTATTTGTGTAAATCCCTATACAGACTCGGGATGTTTAAATATTAATAATATGCCTATTATAAATGGAGATCTGACCTGTAAAAATGGAGTTTTACACATTCTTTCTGGATTGATTCAATAAACTAATATTTTTATACCTACGTATATGTATAAAAACAAATTGAATGTTAGGTTGTTGTACATGTTTTTTTCAAAAGACTACAATGATTGGAATAGATCTTGCTTTTGCTTATGTACAATTAATAATTCAACCCCAAGTTCAAAGAAGCGAAAGACGTGTCCAACCCCAAGTTCGGAGAAGCAAGAGCCTAACTGCAAGTGAATTAGCCATTTTGAGAAAGTAAATTAGAGGTGTTCTTGACATTCCAAACAATGTTCACTCCAATTCTTTGGTAATTTTTTTGAATAAACACTATTCGTGCTTTTGAAATGATTATATACACTTTCAGATAAAAGTGCCTTTTTACACAATTTACAAGATATAATATCTGTGTTTTTACGAACAACAAATCCATTCTTAGAAAGATAGTCAATAATAACCTGCAATATTCTAAATTCATTATATTCTTTGTAGTCTGGATCCATACAAACACTTGGAAGAAAGCTTACAACGAGAATTTGTTGGGGTTCTGTTTTCCATTGCACACATAAATATGCCCAATTTAGAGCAAGAAAATTGTATTCGGCTGCGTAATCATCCAACCTCTGTTCGATCCAATTAGGCATATGGTTATTGAGCCAGTTGAATATAAAATAGCAATCTGGTGCATTATGCAACTTGTTTATAATTTCTTCATTATCTTGTTTTAACTTTTCGCAAATGGCTGTATCCGAGAACATTTATTAAAGGTTAAAATTGTTATTAAATTGTTATTATTTTTATTTATTATTTAAAATTAATTCATTCATTCCCGAACCCACGTTGGGAACACAACCACAAATTATTGATGCACTAATCCCCTTGATATTATCATTTTCTCGAACTAATGCTGAACGAAGGAATCCACTCAAAGTTTCTTCAAAGGTGACCTTGGAAAGTATACTCGAAGATTCGTGTTTTCGAGTATACCTAGAAATAGATTTCAGTTTTCCAGATACAGACATACGATCTGCCAAAAGAGTAATGTGATTTTTATGGATATTGGGCATCAAATTTGTTAATTCTTCTACAATATATGCACGAACAGCTTCAATTCCAAATAAATTATACGTTTCCCAAATATCATTGCTGTGGGTTCGAAATGAATCTACAAAAGATAATTTTAAAATTTCTTCCAAGTTTGATCCATCTGTTTCAATATACCATTCATTGTTTGTTCGGGTAATGAAAATATTTTCAATCCGATCGATTCCACAAATCTTGGTTTGTAAAATAGTAGAATGAACATTTTCTATATCTTCTGGATGATCTAAATACACTTCTATTAAACCCAAATGTAGAGGAGAATAAGTAATTTCTGCATGTTGTAATTTTAGTTTAGAAACAATAAATTCCAAAGTGATTTTATACCTAAAAAGAATCTCCAAATTCATAGTGTAGGTTATACAACTTTTGTTTTTTTGACTAAATTTATAATGAATGTAAAGTTGTTTGAAAGTAAATGCAACTAAATCAGAACCCACTATTTGTCTAACTTGTTGAATGCTCTGGGGTCTATCTTTGAAAAAAATATAGGATACGGGAGAACCTTGGGTCTCCGATCGAGTCGTATCTATAATTTCTAAAAATCTGGGCACTCCCGAAACAACTAAACGATTTGAAATACCTGCTGAATGAAACACATTTAAGGTATTTTGGGTAGACATTTCTCCAATCGATTGACCACATATAATACCAACAGATTTAGAAGGTTCAACCAATCTGTATTTGTTCAAAATTAGTTTTTTTAATTTGGGAATTCCTTCTGGATATATTTCAACTTGTTCAAGTTCATTTCGTAAATCAGAAACTATTTTCCCGAGTATAAAATCAGACATATTTTTGGGAAGATCCCGAAGGGTATAAAATTGTTGGGCAAGCGTTTTGAGAATGTCTTGAATCTCTAATGTGGTTAGGGGTCGTTTCATTTGGGTTTGTAGGGATAATATTGTTTTTAAGATAAATCAATTTTTTAATAAATGACATTTACTCCAAATGAAGATTTTGCTTATCAACATAATTCTCTGCCTCGATTTGTTTTTAGAGATTCTAGTGGCACTTATCGTAATTTTGAAGCAGAAATCACAAATCCCGATACCACGGGATTGTGGTATTGGAATAAGTATAAAAAGCCTTCTCAACCTCATGGTTTAATTGATCCTGTTCAATGGTATAATGATATGAAACAAGATTCCGAAGGCCCTGAAGGTTTGAATTTAAGTTTATATGATATATGCTTGGTTTATAGTTTGGGAAATCCAGCTTTTCATTATTGGATGAATCAACCAAATAATAATTTGTTTTATTTTACAGCAATGTTTGGTTCTACCCAAGATACGATTGAAATGCTTGAATCTATTTGGTTAAAAATTTCAAACAACAAAGAATACCAACAACTTGTACAGGATTTAAACCAAGAAAAAACAGATTTTCGTAAAAATTATGAAACCAAGAAAAAACAACAAGAATATATAGAAAATATAGCCCCAATACCCTATTCTACATTCAAGATTCAATATGTTGTAAAAGTATATCAAGCCTCAAACGAAGCCTTACAAGGGTCAATCTACAATGTATTTAACAATATTGTATTAAATCAAGAATGCCCTTTTGTTGTAACTACACGATATTACAAGGTATTAAAAGGGCACGAATACGACTTGGAAACACCTGAAGATGATAATACATTATTTATGTTTACAACTACAGGTAAAGTTGAAATTTCCCTAAACCAAAATAATTTATATGAAATATCATTCGAATTTAGACAAAATGAAGATGACCAGGAATATTTAAAAAGTATTTGTAATGTTTTACAAATTCCTATTGATCAACTTACTTTGGTTCGAGAAAAGTTGAATGGAATCTATTATCATCAATTGGATGCAAGTTTGGGAGAAGTTCCAGACGAATGGACTATTGTATGGGCAGATTTGATTATGAATAACCCATATTTGAGCCAGTTTTTGGTCATTGATGAACATTTACAAGCCACAAGGCTAAGAAAAGGTTTCTATATGTATTTATTTTTGGAAGAAGAAAGAATCACATTTACATTTCGGTTGGATGTAGATGATCCAAGAAAATTTAGGGTTCGACTAATGAATGTTTCAAATATTCAAATGATCCAAGAGATACAAAATAAAATCGGAATAGCTTTGTCTATGTATTTTGACCAATGTGGAGAAATTTCCAAAGCCTATAATCAATTATTGGGAGAGAAATTGATTCAATGCCCCCAAAAAATAAAAAGGGTAGAAAAAAGATATGATTTTATAGATGAAAAATGCCAAGAATCTGAACAAGGTCCTTATCCAACTTTAGAAGAATGCATAAATGAAAACAAAACAATAGATGATTTAGTAAAAGATGTACAAGGTCAAAATAGACAGCAAAAAGCCCCAAATGTATTTCCTTTAAAATTCACACGTAAATGTGAAAATCCACCTTTTATCGTATCTAACCGAGAAGCAGATCGATTAAAAACCCAAGGTTTTGAAATATTAAAATTTCCAAAAGAAACAGAAGAATTGACCAGTTATAATTTTGTGTGTTTACATAAAGCTAAACCAAATGAAAAACCATCTATATATCCTGGATTGATTCGAAACAAATTAGCAAACAAGAATATGTATCCATTACTACCTTGTTGCTATCCAAAAGAACAAAAAAGTAAAAAACTTTATAGGGAATACTACAATACGGATAAAAAACTTGAAGATTTTATTGAAGGGGATATTCCCGAAATTAACATTGATATTCAAAATATACAAAATCGAATTTTAATCAGTGATAAATTTGTAGGTTATAACCAATCTGGACATTGTCCAGCAATAATAGATCAATTGTTTTCTTTATATACCTCTAAAAAGCCTTTTCGTAAAGGTGGTCATCGTTCCAAAGTAAGTATCTTGGAATGCATACTTACTGAATTAAATTTCAATAATATATTGGATTTAGATGAACAAAAACGTTTGAAACTGGTTATTTCGGAAGTAGAAAAAATAAATAAATTATCCTTTACGATCTGCGCCCAAGAAAGATGGGATCAAACAGATGATTCAACAAACAAAATAAATGTAGATACCTTTTTAGATTTCAAGTATTTCATCCGGCTGTTGGAAAAAGAATATAATTGCAGGTTGGTTGTATTGGGTAGAGATGATTTTATTCAACCCAATTTTACGCAAGGATATGTTCGATGGAAAAACCCAGAACCCACCCCTATAGTCGTAGTCTATCAACATTATGGAAGTGAAGCAGATGAAGCCGAATACCCACAATGTGAAATCTTGTCTGTAGAGAGTTCCCAAGAAGAAATAGATAGGATAAAAGAATCGATTTATAAATTATATTTAGATTCATTGCAAACTTTTCCATACACTTTTATTTCAAATACATTTATATCCATTTTGACCTCTAAATTCAATGTGTTATCTCAACAGATTGATTATAATGGAAAAGTATGGGGTTATAATATAAAAGATGAAAATGGAGTCTTGTTAACTCTATTCTCGGATGTTCGATTACCTCCAATGGACCTTGATCGATCAGATGAAATATATTACAATACCTCTAAAGTAATCAATATATTAAATATAGAAGGAGTAAGATTACAGGTTTCTACTCCAATTCAAAAAAGTGTTTTACAAAAATTTCAAGACATACAAACACAGGTTGAATTATTGGTTGAAAATTCAAAATATATAATGGCCACCCAAGAACGTGATGATTTTAGTTTTATTCGAGTAGGAAGACCCTACACATACTCTAAACAATTCTTTTCTGATTCTACGCAGGTATATGTTCCCAACGAAGAAACCCAAAAACGATTGAAATATCTATTAACCTTGGAAGAAAAAAGAAATGTAATCAATTGGGAACAATACAAAGATACAAACATTATTCCATACAAATTTAACAAACTAAGTGATTTTGTGCAAAGAACAGATACGATCATAGCTGAAACAGCATCAAAAATTGACTGGGGAACAGATATTTACACTCTTTTACCTGTAGATAATGGTATGATTTATCCTTATGATTTTTTAGCCCAAATTCAAAATACAATCTATAAATGTTCTCCAATTGAAAATATAGAGGATATCCCTGCTTGGAAGGGATACAAAGTTTTATTTCCCCAAGCTAAAACAATTTATCAAATTGGTTCTGAACAAGAAGCAAACAAACAACAATTATTAGTGATTAAAAATAAAGATCGATTAAAATTTTATTATTGCACAAAAATTTACAAATTTTAAGGGGCAAAGGCAATAAAATACACACAATGCGCAAAAGATAGAGATGAATCACCACCATTTAAAATTGTTTTCAATACCCAATTATTCCAATTCGTTTTTTCATCAGAAGGAACATCAAGAGGTGGTTGCCAGTCTCTTAAAAAATTTCTAAATCTTGATTGATGGATTTCTTCCTTTAATTGCTCATAAACTTTTAATTTTTCCTTTAGTTCCTTGTGTAAATCTTCTTTCGCACCAAATTGTAGAATGTGTTTTTGAATTTCCCACGGAAGAGTTTGAAGCATCTTTTTGTAATGATTCAATATTATTACAAAAAGTCAATTTAATTTTATTTAGTTGTTTGTTAATTTATTTTAGTTGTTTGTTAATTTAGGTATATCTTGGGATTGAATGTGCATTCTCTCTAAAATAATATACAATAAAAATATTTTATGATAAGCATTGTATTTATCCGGGCAATGCTTTGAAATATACTGACTAATCGTATCGTAGATATCTAAAACAAACATTATTTTTTCACACTTTTTGGGATCAATAAGATATTTTTTATAAAAAGAATAAAATTCTGGATGTTCCATTAGAGTCGCCACATCTCTAAATATATTATATTTATCATTCTTCTGATACAATTTTTGCCCCTTTTTCTGAGCCTCTTTTCTGGAAAAACGACAAAATTGAGAAAGAATAGGAAGAATAGGACTAATATGATTATTATTTACGGATGTGAGTTCCATTTTATCTTTATTGAAAAAGATTATTTTTTAAATCAACAAGCCTCAAACCAATACTCGAATAAATGATTATAGATTCGATTGAAAAAGGATACTACACTTTGGGCATCTTCTAATTTGTCAAGTCTATGTTCAGACTCTACAAGCTCTGCTGTAAGCAGGGAACGACTACGAATTCTATACATCTTTATTATTATCTTTTTTTATTTTTAAACAATCAATTTTTTATTAATTCTCCTTTTTCATCAAATACCCAAATTTCGTATTTATATCCCAACCTCAAAGTGGCTTCTTGTTTTTCTTGAACATTGGGTTGATTGTATGTCCAAGTTGATTTCACCTCAATACAACGATTCTGGGTAGGAATAAAAATATCCACATAATAAATATGAAGTTTTCCATTAGAATCTGTCCAAGAAATAGATGGAACTTGGCTTCGATCCGTGAGGATATCCATTTCGTGGATTTGTTCTTCAAATAACAATCTGTTTAGAGCAAAGGGTTCATAACCTTGGACAAAGATCTCTTTCCCAGATGGAAAAATAAAACTTTTTCTCTTGAAAGAATTTTGAAGTTGCTTTTCAGCAATGAATGGATTTTGGAGAGGATTGGGTACTCCATATTTTTCTAACATTGTCTTCTTCATTTTATCTTGAATTTGTTTGGATTGATATGGATTTGAAAATCCATATTTTTCCAAGTTAGTTTGTTTAATTTTTTCTTGAACTTCTTTAGATTGAAATGGATATTCTGTTCCGTATTTTTTCAAATTTGTTTCCTTCATTTTTTGTTGAACTTCCTTATTTTGAGCTGGGTATTCTGCACCATATTTTTCCATATTTGTATTTTTAAATTCTTTAGATTGAGATGTGTATTCGACTCCATATTTTTTTAAATTTGTCTGCTTTGCCCTCTCTCGTCCACATTTCGAATGTCCGTATATAAAATGAGTATTCGCTCGTTGCCAAAAATATTCTTGACACTGAATACAAAAAATTTCTACCTTGATTGCCAAACTATTCTCAATCACCACTCGAGAATAGTCGTATGTATCTCCGTGAACTTCATTTGCAATTCTTAAAAATTTTTCTAATTTAATATTGGTTGACATTTTTTGTCGAAATCAATATTAAATTAATTGTAATTCAATTTATCTTATTTTATATAAGTGGATACGAAGCAGATAAATTAATTCCGCATATTCCAGAGCCTGAACTTCGGGCAATTTTTAGATATCCCCCGAGACCCCAACTTGAACCCCAAGAATTTCGAACCAACCAATAAGGTTTTCCATTTTCTTCGCCAAAACCAACTACTATCACGCCGTGGTCCAAATTTGTACCACAGGATGAGTCATCAATTACTCCACTCGAATAGAATTGGAATACAGAAGTGTCTGCTTCCACTGCCACAGAAATGGGTTGTTTAGCAACTGCTTGTAATAAAGCATTTGGATCTTGGGGCAAATCCACATAAGACTGAACTTTGACCAAACCTTTACAACTCTTTTTGCATGTGCCATCTCGTTCAATATACGGATAACTATCTTCAGAACACATAGCATTCTTTTCAGCATATTGAAATGCATTGTCCATCAGGCCTCCGTTACAGCCCTGATTTGAGTAAGATCCAGAGCAATCTACCAATTGTTGTTCAGAAAGGCTATACAATTTTCCAGTTTTAATGGCCCAAGCGGATTCTAAAGCACCTACTGCACTAAAGGCCCAACAGCTTCCACATTGACCTTGATTTTTCACAGGATTCACTACTCCCTTAGTTCTCCAGTCCCATTCTTTGGGAAGGTCTTTCGTATCCTCTAAAGAGTAATCTGCAACAATTCTGGGAATGTTGGATGTTAAGGGTTTTTTGAATCCCAAATATCTCATTCTAAATTCTTCAGAGGTTAAATCTGTAAACTCATTCACACCCATTTTCCAGGAAGCATTACCTTGGTTATGGGTTCGAATCAATTGTAAATTATTTCTGAAAATATCAAAACGGGTATCATATTCTTCTGGGGTATATGTTTTCTTATAGAGTTGGGTAAAAGAATTAAATTCTTCTACAGCAGGTCTAAATGCATAAGCACTTGATAAAAGGGCAATAAACATAAACATTTTTATTATATATTTTCAGTCTTTAAATTAAATGAGTCAATCAAAGTATAGAGTTGCACATGTATCTAAAATTAAAAATATTATATTAGATTTAGATGAAACCATTATTTCTGCCGTAGAAATATCTTCTGTATTACAGGATAAAAAGAAGATGCAAACATTTTCAAGAAAATCGGATAAATTCAAGGTTCATATGGATACAGATTATATAATTACAGAAAGGCCTTATGTTCAGGAATTTTTAGATTTTATTTTCAAGCATTATAATGTTTCGGTTTGGACTGCGGCCAGTAAAGAATATGCTTTATTTGTTATAGAAAAGGTGATTCTGGTTAAACCTTCTCGAAAGATTGATTATATTCTGTTTGCAGATCATTGTGATCGATCTTATTCTATGACAAAATGTATGAAATACTTGGATCGGTTGTTTCATTTTGATCATTATGATAGAGAAAACACATTATTGATTGATGATAACCACGAAACATATTCAAGACAAAGCAACCAGGTCATTCGAATCAAACCTTTTATATGTCTTGCTAAAAACAGCACAAAAGATGATGAGTTGAAAACAATCATGAAATTTTTAAAAACGAAATAAATTGATTACCTTAAAAGCATATTACAATTATTTAAACACAAATGACTACCATAGATCTTTCTGAACATTTAAAATTGGTAAATACTGAAGATGGAAAATACAAGGGATTAATTTTTGATCATTCTGATCAACTTGTAGTTTCTAATTTTCCTGTAATTGAAGAAATTGTAATTGAAAATACTGATTCCAAAGATTCCAAAGATTCCAAAGATTCCAAAGATTCCAATGATTCTGAAACTGAATATTTCGAGTTTATTGAGGGAAGTATTTTAAGAGTATACTACTTCAAAGATGAGTGGCATATTTCCACAAATGGAAGGCTTGATGCATTTACAAGTTTTTGGGCGAATCCCGAATCATTTGGAAAACAATTTGAAAATTTGATTTTTACACTTACCCGGGAACAACTTGATTTTGATGAATTTTGCTGTGGTTTAGATCAAGAATATAATTATTTTTTCTTGCTTCCAACTTTTGAAAATAACAGGCTTGGAGTATTGGAAGATAGAATGAAGTTTTATTTAGTTGGGTTAGAGCATACTAAAGATCATACATTACTATCAGGATCTTCTTTACCTTCCTATACACGTGGGTTTACTAATCATCAGTTATGGTCTTATCCTGCTCGAATTACAAAGGAACAAGCTTTTCAAGAAGGGGCTATTGTATTTTCTTCAATCACTGGAGTAATGACCAAACTTATGACCCCAGAATATAAATCAAATATGGATCTGAGAAACAATGAACCTAATTTATACAAAAGATATCTTGAATTATTATGTTTAGACCCTATTAAAGCTGAACAACTTAAAAATATGCACAGACAAGTTAATTTTGATTATGTAATCAACCAAGCGATTCGAGACTTGGTTTTGTATACATATAGATGTTATGTTCATAGGTTTATATACAAGGAGCAGATTAAAGTATCCCAAGTGATTCATTTCTTTTTGGGATTGTGCCATAAAAAATATTTAGAGACTCGAACCCGAATGACTGAAGACGTAGTTATGGAAGTATTTTTTCAGCAGCCTGTTGAAAATGTGTTCTTTCTTCTTTTTTCGTAATAATAAAAAATGTTGTTGTTTATTCTAATTTTTCTAATTTGTCTGTTTGTTTTTGGGTGGTGTTTGTGGAAGGTTAGACAGCCTTTTGATCTTAAACTTACACAAATGGCTTTACGGGAATATTTCAAAGATTTTGATTACATTTGTAATACCCACAATATCCAGTATTGGGCGGAAGGTGGAACATTGCTTGGAGCAGTCCGTGAAAAGGGTATTATCCCACATGATGATGACATAGATGTTTGTTTGTATGAGTCAGATTTTGAACAATTGAAAAAAATTCTTGATGTTTACCCCCAATATGAAATTATCCAAACCCATCTTCCGATTTACAAATTTATTTACAGGGGAAATCCTCATATCTTTATTGATCTTTTCATTGTTGAAAATGAAAAGGATCTTGTGCAATTTAAAGAAAGCAAACACAGAGAACTTTGGCCTAAATTTTATCATAAATTAGAAGATCTATTTCCTCTTCAACGAGTGCCTTTTGATGATTTATATATTTGGATACCTAAAAATCCATATCCTTATTTGGAGTCTGGATATGGGGACTGGAAAACACCAATTGATTACGGAAGACATAAATGATTTAATTTTTTATATTTTAAATAAAATGCCATATGCTCAAGCATTTACTCTAATTGAAGAATTACCACCCTTAATGCAAGTTCCAGCGGAGTCGCAAATGTCAATGTCCCAAATGTCTGGAAATAAATATTATAATGAAATCATACAAGAACATCCAAGTGTAGGACGTAAAATTAGAAATTTAGAATCTAAACCTTTTGGTAAATTGGATGAAACCTATCAACATTTGACTAATCCTCCTTCAGTAGTTCGACAAAACTATCTTTCCGAATCCATGATTCCACAATCTGAAGCCCAACATTTACCTGTAGCTACAAATGTTCCTGTGCATTATGTTCAACCCATGGTTCAATCAAATACTACATATCCCATTGTAGAGCCTTTTCTGACTTGTAGGGATGCAGCTGAGCATGTGTTGAATTGTCCAGTTTGTAGTCGATTATATCGAACAAATGAAAAATTATATTTGGTAGGGGTAGGTGTGTTGTTATTATTAATTTTTATGTTGGTTTTGTGGAAACGATAGGTTTAAAAATATCTTGTTAGAGAAAAAATGTCTAACAAGATTGATTGCTTAGTAATATCGGGAGGTTCAATTAAGGGATTTGGTTTATTGGGGGCAATCCAGTATATATATGAAAATTATTCATTTGAAACTTTGGAAACATTTATAGGTACTTCGGTAGGTTCAATTATTTGTTATCTTTTATGTATTGGATACAAACCTTTGGAAATTGTTCATCATATTAATCGAACAGGAATTTTGCGTAAATTAAGTAAAGAGATTGATTTTACAACCTTATTAACCAGTCAAGGAATAATGAGTTTAGATCCCATTTTAGATGAAATTGAATTTCTCACTTTGGCTAAACACGATTGTGTTTTTACTTTTCAAAGTCTATATGAAACCTTGGGTAAAGAATTTGTTTGTATGACTTATAATTACACTAAACAACAATCTGAACTATTGCATTATAAAACCACTCCAGATCTTTCGTGTATAACAGCTTTAAAAATGAGTTGTTCTATACCTTTTATTTTTGAAAAATGTGTGATTTCAAATTATATTTACGTTGATGGTGGAACAATTGATAATTTTCAGATTCGGACAGCCTTAAAATTAAATAAACAAAAAATTATTGGGGTAGTGAATCAACCTACTACAGAAGAAAGGCCGCCTGATTCTGAATCCATGATGTCTTTTTTACAGAGAATTATTTTTACGCCTATTATTGAGACTACTCGTAAGACAATTCGTAAATACAATAGAAAGAAATACCACAATCGAATTCAAATTGTAGAAATTCAACTTAAACAGCATTTTTTAAATTTTGGTGTAGAAATTGCAGATATAATGAACATGTTTTCGGATGGATATACTTTGTGTAAAAATAAATTGTTTATCTAAAATTAGTTTATAATGATATATAAACCATGGGGATTAAAGATTTTTATAAATACGTAAAAAATACTTTTCCAGAATGTTTTGTTCCAGTGCATTATACGGATTTTAGATACAAAAAAATGGCTATAGATATGATGAATGTATTATATATTTATCGATCCAGATTAGACACGGAATGGATGGGTTCTGTTATTCGATTTTTGAATCATTTAAGAAAAATGAATATTCATCCCATCTGTGTATTTGATGGTAAAAGCCATCCACTTAAATTATCTACTATCCAAAAAAGAAAGGATACTCGAAACCGAGGAAAAGAAAAATTTGAACAATTACATTTGGATTTGGAACAATACAAGCAAACCCAAGAAATTACTCCAAATTTACAAGAATTTATAGACAAAAATCCAGATTATGTTTCAGCTTTGAGTGGAAAAATTCTGACTGAACAGATTGAACTTTATTTTATAAAACAACAAAGGGTATATAATTTACATTTTGAACATTCAGAAATTGAAACACTTAAAACCATCATTCAAGCTATGGGAATATGTGTGCTTACTGCGGAATATGATGGAGAGCATTTATGTTCTTTGTTGAGCATGCAAAATCAAACAGATATAGTTTTATCAAATGATTCAGATGTATTCTTTTTTGGTTGTAAAAAGGTGATTACTAAATTTAATGATCAAGGTGGATTTTTGGTGGAATTGGATATTGTTTTAGAAAAATTGGGACTTACATTTGAGTCTTTTATGGATTTATGTATAATATGTGGAACGGATTTTAATGAAAATATAAGAGGAATAGGTTTCATTAAAGGGTTGGAGCTTGTGCGTAAATACAAGTCTATTGATAATCCCGAATTTCCATACCAAGATTGGATTCAAACCCAAAACATTTCAAAAGTAAAACAAATGCTTGTGGAATCTAATGTATTTCATACGTTTTATTCTAAACAACCACAAGACTTGAATGAGTTAAATATGATTTTATTTAAAAATAATATTCCTATTTCAATTCAAGAATTTAATTACAATCCATCCATAATAGAATTTGAGGGTTAATGGTGTCGTTAGTGTATTTCGTCCCTCCAATTATACATACAAGTAATTGAACAAAATAAACAAGTTTGGTTATCATTTATACTTTTGAAACAAATGTCTTTTTTCTTTTTACATGTATGACAATACTTTGTTCTTTTTTCCAAAATTGTTAATTCTTTATCTATAATTGCTTTTAATTTTTCGGACGATACTGCTTTACCTTTTAGGGGTTGGAGTTGATCTAACATTTTAGGGTCAATGATTACCTTTTTTCCTGTAAACTCATTTGTAAAAAGATTAGACTTTGTTTTTTCTTGGACAAAAGATTTGGGAAATACACATTTTTCAATACAGATAAAATCCGTGTGTTTTGTCATATTGTATTTATATTTTATTAATAAACTTATTTGTTTTGTTCTCTTTGTCTTTTCATTTCTTCTGCCAATTTCATTGTGCTTATTCCTCCTGTTTTAACTGCTGCATGGGGTTCTTGTTCTTGGGGTTGTCCTCCTTCTACACTTTTTACACTTTCTGTACCTTCCAAGTCCTCTAAATACAATGTATCTAAATTTGTAGTAGATTCAGGAACTTGTTCTATATTTTGTTGCTGGATGTTCTGGGAATAGTTTTGGGAATAGTTGGAATCTACAAATTGTTCAGAATGATTTTGTTCAGGTGTAGCAAATTCTACTTGGTTCATTCGATACAAGGTAGTAATAAACCAATTGTGGATCTCCTCATATCCAACAATTCGATCCACAATTGAAGTTTTAGAAGGAGATTCCAATAAAATAAGTAAAGTAGGTACGCTAACAATTTTTAATTTTTTTAGATATTCTTCTATTCCTATAGAATCTATTGAGATTGATTTTTTAATCAAATCTGGAAATTGTTGTATTAAATACTGACATGGACGAGAATATTCGCTATAAAAAAGTATATAATCCATTTTAATTAGAATTTGATTTTTTTAAGTCAATCGAATAAAGTAAAAACATTTCTTCCCTATATCTCATTAATGATTTTCCAATTAAATTATCTTGAAATGCATATCGAGATACATCATAGATATGCTTGAGTCCCGAAGATAATAATATAATTCTCAATTCAGGGTATTGAGTATATTTTATTCTTGTAAGATGATGTATAATTCTTTCATCTGGGTATGTTTCTTGGTCTGTATATTTATTTCTAAAAGATTCAAAAGCCAAGTCTATATTTGGAAATACTCCAAGTTCAGTTTCAATATTAAAATTACTTAGACTACTAAATCCTGCTTGATATCCAAATGTATAGGGTTTAAGAATGCAGATTGGATTTAGATATTTATACAAGAAAGATTTTTGAATCTTGGTAAAAGGGGATTTAATTGTTTTCCAACGAGTGGACATATCCACTCTCGAATTGTGTTGTTGGGTAATATATTGAATGGCTTTTCGGGCTACGCATTTAGTTAAATAATAAAATATACAAGTTGAAACTAAAGAAGATCTTCCATGGCCTCCTTTGCAGTGAATAAAAATTTTTTTGCGATTGATAATTAAATTATATAGATATATAATTAATGCGCTAAATGTTTCTTGATCTGTAGGGATTTGATTGTCTTGGATGCTATATTGTATCCTGCATATCTGGGTTGCATAAGGTTCAATATTCTTTTCATCATCAAATGTTAAATTTAAAATTAAATCAAATTCTAATTCTTCCAATATTTTTATTTGTTGTTGGGTAGGATATGCCCCAAAATATGTTTGATCATAAATTGGAGCTCCAAAATCAAAAATTTTATTCATAAAAGATATTTATATATAAATTTTTGATTTTAACTTGCGATTACTGGGTAGCAGCAGGTTCAGCAGCAGGTTCAGCAGCAGGTTCAGCAGCAGGGGCTTCCAAAGCATCAAGCCGAGCCTTCAATTTCTTCACTTCTTCAACTAAGCACACAAACATATGGAATTCTTCGAGGGCTTCGGGTTGGTTTTCATTGTTCAAAATGACAAATGATGGATCAAGTTCGAATACTTCCTCTGCAATATAACCTAATCGATTCTTAGCACCAGATTTTAAGTCGAATGATTTTGCTTTAATATCAAAGATCTTGGAAGTATCTTTTTGGAGATCCGAAATATTTTCCTTATATCTTAAAGATGAAGAAGTCTGACCAATTTCATTACTTGAAGTATAGACCAAACCTGTTCCTGTCAATCCAGCTCGGACAGGGGCAGCAAACAAACCAGACGTACTCGAATTGAGGACAGCATTTGATGCATTCAAAATAATACTGAATGCTGCGCATCCTCCTTGACCTGCTGAGTTTCCGATAGCAATCGAGCTTGTTCCTTGGCTATCAAATCCCGCAGTGCTACCAATGGCTATAGCACCAACTCCTTGTGTGTTACGTCCTGCTTGGTTTCCGATAGCTACAGATAGAGCACCTTGGGCATTCAAACCACAAGAATTTCCGATAGCAACGGAACTACCTCCTTGACTAAATTGTCCACAATTTGTACCCAAAGCTACGGAACTATTTCCTTGGATATTTTGACCACTCTCATTTCCTACAGCCAATGAATTACTTCCTTGACTAAATCTACCTGCAGTTTTACCAATAGCTACTGAGCCAGCTCCTTGGGTAAATGAACCACTATCCTGTCCCATTGCTACAGCAGCAACTCCCTGTGCTTCATATCCAGACGTATTTCCCAAGGCCAATGCATTTGCACCTTGATCGGTAAATCCTGCATTTGATCCCAAGGCCAAAGCCTGTGTTCCTTGATTATTTAATCCTGCATTTACACCAATATGAACTTTCGACGAAGTTTCAGCTAACCAACTGCTCGACGAAGGATTCCAGAATAGATAGTTTGAATAATTAGTTCCAGCTGGGAAAATACTTTGACCATTGCCATATGACACTTCCTTAGAAGTCGAATTGTAAAATAATACGTTTGATTGTGTGTTTGCACGAACAGGGTTTACATAAAATCCGCTTGCACCTGCATTAAGTGGTGATCCTGAAGCATTTAACACAATTGCAGCACCTTGTGTAGAATTCGCTCCAAATCCAACTACAATAGGTTGAATATATTTCAAATTTGCAGTTAGATCACTAAATTTAAAACTATTAGGGTTTCTTACCGAAAAACTCATTTATTAAATAAAAAATTTTATTTTTTTTCATAATTTTAAAAATTATGAAAATTACAATATTCCATATTTTTATTGTTGGGCAATGAAATTAACATTAAAAATGGAAGCATCTGTTGTTGTATTTAGATTTCGCAGACGAAGCGTAAAACTTGTAGTAGATACACTTTCTACACTACTTAATACCCAATCCGCATTTGCTGCTGCTGAACCTGTTATTGCATTTACAGAACAAACAATTTTGGGTGGAGCAGAAAATAAAACACGAGGGAATAACACAATGTTTGTAGCAGAACTATTTGTAACTACATTCGATATGAATCGACTTCCAGTTAAAGTCCAATTGGAATTGTTTACACTGGGACTTTGGATTATACTATTTGTTAAATCACGAGAATATAATACAATTGAACCTGTAGAACCCACCAAACCAACTTCAAAACGAAGCCGCAGGGGATTATAAATAGGTTGGGTATTTACAGGAGTAGAAAATGAAATAGGGTAAGATTTAATTGTAGTAGAATCAATAGTTAGAGTTCCTGAATTTAAGACTTGGAATTGACTTCCACCATAACCATTTGCATTTGTATAACCAAAACTATATGAAAGAACACTTCCAGTAGGACTTGAGGCAAAAAGTTCAAGATTCCAACTTCCTATTGGAATTTCAGCCAATATGGAACTTACTACAGCTAATCCATCTACAACTGAAAGTGAGATATTCACAGAAGAAATTGTAGCTGCGTTATAACCCACATAATTCGCCATTGAACCAGGGGCAGGAGCAAAAGTTCCCAGCCAGGCTGTATTTGCAACCACATCTTTAGCCACAACTACAGGAAGACTTCCAATAGATCGAAAAGCACCAGAACCATCAATAGCCAATATTCCTTTTCCATGACTATTTGAACAAGTATTGTTCACTAATACAATTTGGTTAAAAATATTTCCAGAATTTACTCCACTTACTAAAACTACAAATGCACTTGTCTCATTTGTGTTGTTTTGATCGAAATATAATGTAAAAGCATTATTTCCTGTAGATGCAAAACTATCTTGGTTGAAAAATTGGTGAAGTCCGGAATAAATATCTTGGGTATTGTTTCGAACCACTAAAGTTCCGCTTACAATTTCATTTACGCCTGCTGCAGATGTAATTTGAATAAAGCGTAAATTTCCAGATGCATTATTGTTCAGAATTGTATTTCCTGTAATAAATGAATTTCCAGTCGATCGATACACTGCAATAGATCTACGAGTAGTATTTGAAACAGAAGTATAAGACAATATCGAATCTCGAATTTGGAAACTATCTCCATATGCAATGATACCAAATTCCATAAATTCAATTGTACACGAAGCAATCACTATTCCACTCAATCCTGTATTTCCTGCCCCAGCAAAACGAATACAAGATTCTACAGAGGTATTTGTAGTTTTTCTATGTCTAAAAGTTATCCCATACAATGTTACATTTGGAACTGTGATATTTATGGCTGTAACTGGAGCTGACCCTGTAGCAGTTGTTTGTAAAACTACAGAATTTGCCCCAACACCCCATAAACCAACCTGTTTAGAAATTGTGATTCCTGTTGTATCTGGAATGGTGTATGTTCCAGCAAGCATTTGCAAGTTCATTCCATTCGTAACCAATGGACTGGCTAGAGCCGTTTGTAAATCTGGAAAACTTCCTGCTGTTCCCACTGTGTAGTTAAATGATCCAGGGACAACAACTATAGGTTGGGGAGGGGGGGTAGGAATTCCAGAAGTGGGTGTTAGGGTATTGGTGACCTGTGTTCCAGTTTGTTCAGTAGGATACATAATTGTATCCATAAAGTCTAAATAATAAAATTGTTGGCCTGGAGCACCTCCATACGTAATTTCTTTACTATCCGTATTATAATACAATACTTTAGACTTGATTGCAGTATTTATGGGAGAAACATAAAATCCATTGTTAGTTGTGGAATTCAAAATATTACCTGAAGCATTTAAAATAATACTATTTGCGTGTTGATTATTTTGGCCTGCACCTAATCCCAAAGCAATAGCATTTGAACCTTGATTGTTTTGGCCTGCACCTAATCCCAAAGCAATAGCATTCAAACCTTGGTTCGTTTGACCTGCAGTAGCACCTATAGAAATAGAATTTGCACTTTGATTATTTTGACCTGATGAATTCCCCAAAGCAATTGCATTTGTTGCTTGGTTATTAAAACCTGACATTGTTCCAATTGCAATCGCATGATTAGATTGATTTGAATAGGCTGCATTTGAACCAATTGCGATCGCACTTGTTCCTTGGTTATTTTGTCCAGAATTTGTTCCCAGTGCGATTGCAAAAGGTTTTTGTTGGTATCTTCCTGCAGCATCTCCGATGGCTATTGTTTCAGAACCTTGTGATGTTTGACCTGCATATACTCCCAAAGCAATAGCATTTGAACCTTGATTATATTGAGCAGCTTGGTAACCTATAGCAAGTGCAAATGTCCCTTGATTGATTGTTCCCACCTCTGATCCAATTGCAATAGAAAATGCCCCTTGATTTGTCTTGTCTGGTTGCCATCCAACTGCAATAGGATCGATTAATTTCAAGTTTGATACAAGATCGCTAAAACTGAAAACATTTTGATTCCTAACATTGAAACTCATTTTATTTATAATATTATTTATAATATAAATATTTTTTTTAAACATCCCAACCATTCTTATAATGGCAAACAACCATTGAAGGAGAAGAAATCCTAAGACTATTGGGGTATAAATCATTCAGTTTAGACACAAAATATTTATCTTCATGAGCTCCAATCGTATCTTCCCATTTTACATTTATATTTTTACGATGGGATATGCAATAGGTTGCACAACTAATTTCATTATATCGACTGCACATATTGATAAAAAAATCTTCATATATTCCATAAGCAGACAAATCAAGAGTCCGAAATGAATATATTTCCTTGCGCTCGTGGGGAAGATCTAATTCTAAAAATTTGGCATTCATAATTCTCATTGTATTTGCACCCCACATTACATTCTCATCTGCCATATTCCAATGTGCATTCAAAGCAAATAAATGATCAGGAAGCATAATATCATCACTATCTAAATAACAAATAATATCCCCTGTTGCATGTTCACAACCTATAGCCTTGGGTTTACCCCTAAAAAATGTTTTATTATTTTGTTTATCATACATCTTCTTTTCCTCTTCGGTCCTTTCCAACCACACAAATTTAATTTTATCATTACTCGTATAAATCAATTCATAAATACGTTTAGCAAAAACACACCCATCTGCAACAATAATCAATTCTTTATTGGGATAACTTTGGGATAGAAAACTATTTATAGCTCGGATAAATTTTTCTCTTGAATATGTTCTCGAACCAGAATAATCTCCCAAATAAACTTGCATAATTACAGAAAATTTTAAGGATTTTTTATCACTCATTTACAAATTAAAAAAGTTATGTTTAAATCTTTTTTTTTTTAAAAAAAATAATTTCTAAAATAAATGGCCACATCATATAAACGATCTTATTTAAATTTATGGGATAGTGCTGGTGATAATCTATTTCAAATCAACCAGACTACTTCCGCAACCCAAGTAACATTAAATACCAACCTCAATTTCAATGATGGAGTTCGCTCAGTCATTGATGTAATTAGTCATCTTCTCCGAGTTGAAGATGCACATACTGCTGTCGACTCGGTTGTGACCCGAGTCTCATTGGCTGAAGATGGTCTTGATTCTCTTGCAAGTGTGATTTCAGAAGATACTGGAAGCTCAATTGATTCTCTTTCAACTCGTCTTTCTGAAGCCGAGTCTGACATCGACTCGGTCGTCCTCAGAGTGTCTTCGGCTGAATCTGACATCAGCTCCTTGAGCTCCAGAGCTTCTGAAGCCGAATCTGATATTGATTCGGTTGTCCTCAGAGTGTCTTCGGCTGAATCTGACATCAGCTCCTTAAGCTCCAGAGCTTCTGAAGCCGAATCTGATATTGACTCGGTTGTGCTTAGAGTGTCTTCGGCTGAATCTGATATTGGATCTTTGAGCTCCAGAGCTTCCGAGGCTGAATCGGATATCGACTCGGTTGTGCTTAGAGTGTCTTCGGCTGAATCTGACATCAGCTCTTTGAGCTCCAGAGCTTCTGAAGCCGAATCGGATATTGACTCGGTTGTGCTTAGAGTGTCTTCGGCTGAATCTGATATTGGATCTTTGAGCTCCAGAGCTTCCGAGGCTGAATCGGATATTGATTCAGTTGTCCTTAGAGTGTCTTCGGCTGAATCTGACATCAGCTCTTTGAGCTCCAGAGCTTCTGAAGCCGAATCTGATATTGACTCTGTTGTCCTTAGAGTGTCCTCAGCTGAATCTGATATTGGATCTTTGAGCTCTAGAGCTTCTGAAGCCGAATCTGATATTGACTCGGTTGTCCTTAGAGTGTCCTCAGCTGAATCTGATATTGGATCTTTGAGCTCTAGAGCTTCTGAAGCCGAATCTGATATTGACTCGGTTGTGCTTAGAGTGTCCTCAGCTGAATCTGATATTGGATCTTTGAGCTCCAGAGCTTCTGAAGCCGAATCTGATATTGACTCGGTTGTGCTTAGAGTTTCTTCGGCTGAATCTGATATTGGATCTTTGAGCTCCAGAGCTTCCGAAGCCGAATCTGATATCGACTCGGTTGTCCTCAGAGTTTCATCTACTGAAAGTGGAGTCAGCTCTTTGAGCTCCAGAGCTTCTGAAGCCGAATCTGACATTGATTCAGTTGTGCTCAGAGTATCTTCGACTGAATCTGGAGTTAGTTCTTTGAGCTCCAGAGCTTCTGAAGCCGAATCTGATATTGACTCGGTTGTGCTTCGTGTGTCTGCTGCTGAAAGTGATGTCACCCTGATTAAAACTACTATTTTTACTTTGATGGATGGTGATGCATTAGATAGCAACTTGGATACACTTTCAAACATCAACTCTTTCATTTTGGCTAACCCTGGAATCTATGATGTAATGACATTGAACTCGAGATTGGTTGAGTTGGAAGGAGTTGTAAGTGTCCTCACTACTGCTTAAACATATTAATTTTGAGCAATTTGATAATAACATTCTTAAACAAAATTTTGTTTAAGAATATCCTAAAAATAAAAATAATTAGTGTATGCTATTTGTTCTCCAATTATACTTGAATCTTTGAAAGTTATCCGAGACTACGTTGGTAAGTAGTCGATCATAATCATTTAATAAATTTGGATTTTCATCTGTATATCTTTTAATAATCTGTCTCATCCTAGTCTTGTATGTAGAATCTTGGGCATGATTTTTCATTGCATACTTCAGTGCAGAAACCCCATCTTGGGCATCAAACCCTTTATAATAATATCCAATATCTTGGCACATTTCTGCATTATGTACAATAGGCCAACCCCACCAAGCCACATCTAAATATAAATAGTTGAGCGGATTTTTCCATTGAAAACTGAGCACGAGATCTGCCCATTTATTCAATACACTTATAGTTGGAAAACGAGCCTCTACAGATACTTTATCTCTTTTTAAAAGTTCTGTTCCCTTTAGATGATCAATTAGATTTTTATTCGTTCCGAATTTTTTTGCACACATAATATATAAAAATTTAAACTCTTCATTTTGTTTTAAATATTCTTCTGAAATGATCAAAGGCATTAGAAATGTTTTAACTACAGAAAGATTGGGCTCTAAAATGCCAATGGATTCAATGGGTTTCCCCTCATATTCTTTGCTATTTGTCAATCGTATATATTCTTGTCCGACATAGGGATTCCATATAAAAGGCACCACTGTTACATTTTCTGTGTTATAATAGAAGCGAAGATAGTGCATATCTGTTTCTTCATTTTGTGGGACAATCCACACTTGATCATAATCGTATTTTTGTAAACCTTTAGAATGATTTTCTTGATATTTGAACACAATAGATTCAGTATTGGAGATAAATGTATTTCCGCATACGTATAATACATGCTTACAATTCGGTTGTTCTTTCCGTAAGCGTTTGTAATTTTCTTCTGGAATAGTATGCCCAAGGGATATAATAATATCAAAAGAATGTTTAAAAATATCATTTAGATCAATGACTTGGATATCTTTCGGTAATCCCATTGATTTTTTAAAAGCTGGGACATCATTATGAATTAAATAAACTTGGTGATTAAGCTTTTCAAGAAGCATAACTAAATAAATAGAATTCTGGGTGATTCCATTACACCAAAAATGATTATCCCCTGTTATTTTATAAGCAGATGCTGTAATCCCGATCAACATTTATTAAAAAATTCAATTCTTTAAGTCTATAGATTTACTGGATTTGTGGTCAGTGTACGACTAAATGCCTGTAATTCTGCAATTTGTTCGAGAATTGGACCTAAATCAACTTGCATTACTTCTGAAGTGGTTGGATTATAAGCTAAAAAAGTTAGAGCGGAAAAATCTTCTGTAGCACGAACAGGAGATACATACAACCCAGAATTTGGAGTAGATATTTCATTCATACTTGCATTAAATACAATACTATTTGCAGGTTGGTTATTTTTTCCAGCTAAATGTCCAATAGCAATTGCATAAGATCCTTGATTAGTATAACCTGCCTGTTTTCCGATAGCAATTGCTCCATAATTTTGTTGAAAATAACCTGAATTATATCCCAAAGCAACCGAATATTCTCCCTGTTTATCTTTTCCAGACGAATTACCAATAGCAATTGTATTTGCTTTTTGATCATTTTGACCTGATGCATTACCAATTGCAATTGCATCTGCGCCTTGGGTACTAAAACCAGATAATGATCCCATGGCAATTGCATTTGCACCTTGATTTACAAACCCTGTACTTGTTCCAATCGCAATTGCACCTGTTCCTTGTTCTTTTTGACCTGCACCTGTTCCTACTGCTACACTGAATGATTTTTGTTGCTGTTGACCTGCAGTTTCTCCAATTGCAATAGCATTCGAACTTTGGGAGGCTTGACCTGCATTTGTTCCAATTGCAATAGAATCCCTACCTTGATCATGTTGGGCAGTTTGATAACCAATTGCAATAGATTCAGAACCTTGATTGTTTGTTCCTGTTTCACTACCTATTGCAATAGACCGAAGTCCTTGGTTTGCTTTACCAGGCTGCCATCCTAATGCTACAGGTTGAACAAGTTTTAAGTTAGATACAAGATCAGTAAAACTAAAATAATTCACATTTTTAACATTAAAACTCATTGTTTATTTTTTTTTAATTCAGAATTATTTAAATTTAAAAATAAATTTTTCATTTAGAAATGTCGATTCAATCTGATTTACATGAACTTGATATGTTGGAAACAGAAATTAAAAACCTACAAAACCAGATTTATGCTTTCAAGAAACAAAAAAAGATTGTTGAAGAAAGAGTAATTCAATTTCTCAAAAACCAAGAAACCCAAGGTATTAAATACAAGGACAAAGCCATTTTGTTGGAAACCAAAAATTTTAGAAATAAAAAGAGTAAATCTGAAAAAATGAGTGATATTTCTTATGTATTACAAAAACATGGAATTAAAAATTCAGAAGACTTGCTTGAAGAAATTTTAGAAGTACAAAGAGGAAACGAATCCATGAATGCAATATTGAAAAAAATTCAGAGATAGATACAAAATAGCATGAAATAAAATTTATTATTTTGTATCTTTTTTTCAAGTCTTACGATGGGAGTAAAGAAAGTGTATTTGTTTTTGAATTGTACATGATTCCCTTGAAACATAATTCTTGGTAATATACAGAATGTATTCCATATGGTCCATCTGTTTCCACTCTTTCCATTCCTGAACGATAAGGTGGAATTTTACCAGTAAAATGTTCTTTCACTACATAAGTTCCATCACAAGTTTGACAATAAATAATAGTTTGTCTGCAATGCGGACAACTATTTGAAAACATTTCTTGGTCTCCATTCGCAAGGGTTTTTGGAGTATTATACCATTTCAATATACATTTTTTATGGTATACGTGCGAACAACGATTAATTTGTATAATTTCTTCCACACTTTCTTCATCAAAACAAATATTACACACTTGTGAACCATCCTCTAAACGAGTTGTAAATTCGTCTATATGTTCAGGAGCATAGGTTGAATCATCACATTCTTGACACCCATATTCAATCAAAAATGTTTTTGTGCTACACTTTTCTTCCTCTTCTTGGTATATTTTTTGATAAATACTATCAAATATGGAAAGTATTTGGTTCATTGTGATTGGAACATTTTCAAACTCGTGTTCCAATATAACAGCTTGGGTAAGTGGATAATGTATAAACAATTTTACTTTTCGAGGTATGGGAACAATATCATCTATAAATTGTTCTTGGTCTGTGTTTGCTCGAATATCTCGAGAAATAGGCAATTGTATGGGTTCTAAATTTTCTGGGTATAAACAAGTTGTTTGATATGTAAATCTAAAATTTTGATCCACTAATTCGTATTCCATATTACACAAACTTGAACAAATATGTGTTTTCATAAAACTTTTAGACCATAGAGGTCTATTTGTTCGTATTGGATACATTTTTTGTATGTCTTAAAGCTTTAAGATAAATTTATTAAACAATTATGATTGTAGATTCATTTAAAGAAATAATCAACTACCAATATTCGACTATATATTTATCCTCAACCGAATCTCTTATTTTTACAAATGATCTACAAACAAAAGACATCCAAGTTATTATATCATTATCAGGTGAACGGGTTAGATCCGATCAATTACAATTTTCTACAAGAGTTAAGCATTATTATTACCAAGTTCATGACAATGAAAATCAAGACATTTTATTTTTATTTGATCCCATTTTCAGAATTATTTATCATGCAATCGATCGAAATAAAAATATTCTAATTCATTGTCCAGATGGAAAATCAACAAGTGTAGCTTTACTAATTAGTTTCTTTTTACGTTCGATTAAAGATTCACCAGAATATATTATTCCTTATATTCCAAAAACTTGTCATTGGTGGACCATGTCTATACTATCTTTTATCCAGATACAAAAACCAGATGCACGACCAAACCAAGGATTTATCGCACAACTTTATGCATATGAAGAAGAAATTTTACAAGATGTAATAAATATAAATTATGACTGAAAAAACGAATGAAAGATTGGATTATCTACTCAAAAAATACGTGGAAATTAATGATTCCTATAAAGAAGCATTAATTGTTATCCAAAAACATAAAAAAATACAAGAAAAAATTAAAGAAATATTTAAAGAAAAAAATATACAATCTCACGTATTGAATCGTGAAAATTATCAAGCCCGAATAGAATTCAAAAAGATAAAAACTTCCCGTATTGATCTTTCTAACCTACCTGAAGACCTAAAAAATAAATACAAAAAGGATAGTATAATGTTGAAAGAATATTTTAACATTATCAAAAAATAAAAACTTATATTCCATAGCTATATCTCATAGGGCTGGACCTCTTGGAGGACCTCTTCTTATACATGGGATTAGCCATCATGGTCATAGGGCTGGATCTCCTTGATAATCTTTGGGAAGATCTCTTGGATGATCTCTTCTTATACATGGGATTAGTCATCATGGTCATGGGACTGGATCTCCTTGACAATCTTTGGGAAGATCTCTTGGATGATCTCTTCTTATACATGGGATTAGTCATCATGGTCATGGGACTGGATCTCCTTGACAATCTTTTAGGGGATCTGGACTTTTTAGACCTCTTGGATCTTTTAGGGGATCTGGACTTTTTAGACGAGGACTTTACCCTACACCCCTTTCCAACTACCCACTTACAATCCGGAGAAGCCTGACATTCAGCTTTCTTCTTTTTAGAGCATCCTCCAACAGGGGCAGCAGCTTTATATTCAGGTAATCTACATCCTCTATTGGGAATCCAATTACAATCTGGAGGCAAACATTCAGCCTTTTTCTTTTTAGAACAAACCATTTATTAAATAAAATAAAATTTATTATTTATCCGAACTTCCGAATCCTCCATCATTACGTGTTGTGGAATGGATATCCTCGCGGTCTATAAAATCCACAAATACTTGTTGTCTGAAAATAAGTTGACAACATTTAAAGGGTAAAGCCAAATCTGGCATATTGGAATCTATTTTAGTTAAAGCAACCAAAATATTTCCTGTATAACTTGCATCAATTATACCTACACTATTTGCGAGCATATAACCAGATTTTGATAATGAACTTCTGGGAACAATTTCAGAATAATACCCAGTAGCAGGTATTACCTTTAAGCCTGTATCATACAACTTGGTATTTGTTGTAAGTGTTTTAACTTCTTTAATAATTGTAAGATCATATCCTGCATCTGAGGGATTTGCTTTAGATGGTTGTTTAGCCTCTTTATCAACACGTATAAAGAAACATTTGGGAAGTGTGGATTTAGGTGTTAAAAGTGAAACAAGGTTTTTATACGCAATACTATCTTTGCTATCGGGATTAGAAAGTATAAAATCAATCACATTTGTATGTTTAAAAATTAAAGTAGTAAAGCGATCACCTTCTACTCTTTCATGGGGGATAGTAATTTGGTTAGATATTTTTAAATTTTCTTCAGAATAATTATCAGTTTCAATCCAGAAATATAGTAGGTTATCTGAACCATGAACAAGAAAATTTTTTTGATCTAAAAAATTCTTAAATGTATTCATGTTGTTATTTAATCTATATTTTTATAGTTAAAGATCAATTTATTTTTTTAGACTTGTATATCGACCCCAATCTAAAGTTTCAAAATTAAAATTAAATCTTTTACAAGTTTTCAACCACCAATCCATTAATTCTTTATCATCAATGGCCCATTCTATTGCCCATTTGTCATATAAAAATGGAATCTTGGAAAATCGATAAGCATTTAACCACCATTCCAATACTTTGATTTTACCATTTCGACTTGCATAATTGATTGCTTTTTCGGTTCTTTTAAACTCTAACCCTGATAATTTATGATTACATAACCACCATTCCAAAATATGAACATGTCCTTGTGCACTTGCTAAATCAATTGCAGCACATGTATAATACAGAGGGAAAATATCCTTATGATTCTTCCACCAATTTAGCACTTCAATTCGTCCATATTCACTGGCTTGGTCGATTGCATGTTCTGAATATTTCATTTTGAGTTTATGTCGATGATCTCTCCACCAATCTAATACTCCAACCCTCCCATTTGCACTAGCATTATTGATACACCATTTTGTATATTTCATGGGAAATGCTTGATCATATATATTATTCATCTCAAACCAGAAATCAAATATAATTGGATCATTACACTGATCTAAATGTCTTGCACTATATTTTAATTCAACTCCATAAGTGTGATGAAGATTAAACCACCAACGTAATACTTCTATAGAATAGGATCGATCGATTGCATCTTTTGAATACTTTAAACGAATCATATCTTTTAGATACAAGGCTTTCCACCACTTTAAAATTCGAATATGTCCTTTACTACTTGCAGCATCAATGGATACTTCTGTATATTTTAACTCGCACAAAGTTTTCAAATGCATTTCATACCACCAATCTAAAATATGAATATGATTATAATAAGAAGCCCAATCTAATGATCTATGACTATAAAATCGATGGAAAAAAAGCAAGTCCATATGTTTCAAAATCATATCTACCATTTTTTGTAATAAACCAATATATCCATATTTGCATAGTATATCAACTGCAAAAGAATCCGTTGGAACTTTGTTATTCTGGATAAACCACAAAAAACATTTTTTTCGAGTATGTTCATCTGGAATAGAATTAACCCAAACATAGTCATAGAGCATGGGATTGAATAATTTGTGGGCATGTTTGGGATAACATGTTATCAAAGCTTCAAAAGATATAAATTGGATAATATTTCGGACAATGTTATGATCTAAAGTTTCAAACATATGTGTTTTGTTTACAATAATAATTTATTTATTTATTAAGTTCATCTTAGGTTTAACTTGACTCCGTTCTCGCAGTTCTCCAAAGTAAGAGTAGTAATCGTTAGGCTCTGTTTCACTTCAGGACAGATTGAATACAAGTAGTAGACAATCATTAGTAGTTCGTATAAAGTATAAGTTCCAGACTTGCTCTTGAACGAAAAGGAATTCAACTCTCGGTTATAAAACACAGATACATTATTGGTCATTTTCTTTTTTGATTTAATTTTCTCACTCACAATAAAGGGTTCAATTTCAACTTCGATTTGTTCTTTTTCTTCAAATACAATAGTTTCCTTATCAACTGATTTGGGAATTTCATCAGTGTTATATGGTCTGGGAAGTGGTATTACCTGTCCTGGGTGTTCAGACTCGGGTTCAGGTTGGGGTTCAGACTCGGGTTCAGGTTGGGGTTCAGACTCGGGTTCAGGTTGGGGTTCAGACTCGGGTTCAGACTCGGGTTCAGGTTGGGGTTCAGACTCGGGTTCAGGTTGGGGTTCAGACTCGGGTTGGAAGCGAGTCAGTCTATTTCTAAAGTATGCATTCGAATCATATACGGAATCCGCTTCTCCAGTTTCGACCAAAGTAGCCATAACAGGCTCAGACTCAGGTTCGTTTTCAACGATTACAGCCATTACAGGTGTCTGAATTTTCTTACCCACTTGTTTTTTACAATGCCGAGCACATAGTGAATCTGTCTTTACTTTTCCATTACAATGCCCACCCTTATTTTTTCCATTTTTGAAGATATATTGACATTTTTCCACTTGCATGTCGACCTGTTCTACATGCTCTTGGGGTTCATCATTTTTTTTATGGATTGAACACATATCTGAGTTCTTGCATCTTCTATCACAAGTTTGTCCTTTCCTCGAACCACGAGTGAGGATAACTGGACACTTGTTGTAGGATACATTTTTAGAGTGAGTATAACAATATTCTTCATCATTTCTAACTTTTTTGTTGCATAATTGTCCCTTCGATACACCCCTGGTTAATACAAATTGGCATCCATTGCATGCTTCTTGATCATCCTGTGGCTGTTTAGCATGATTTTTGCAAAATTCAGAATCTTTTAAGCATTTTTTGCCACAAGAATTTCCCTTGTTTTTTCCACGAGTAAGTATAAAGGAGCAGGACATTTGATTTTGAATTGAATTTTTCTCAAAAAATTCAATTTATTTCGGATCAACCTCAGGCATCCAAGATACACTTTTTGCATTTTAATCTTTTTCTTTTCTGAGGTTGGGGCTGAGGTTGGGGCTGAGGTTGGGGCTGAGGTTGGGGCTGAGGTTGGGGCTGAGGTTGGGGCTGAGGTTGGGGCTGAGGATGTGGCTGAGGTTGGGGCTGAGGTATGCATTGAGAATACCATTCGTTTGTCATTTTACAAATATTTCCAGACTGACAACAAGTAGGACCATTCCAAGTTTTTCCTCCACATTGCTGCCATACTGCCGAACATTGAGGTTGGGGTTGAGGCTGGGGCTGAGGCTGGGGCTGAGGCTGGGGCTGAGGCTGGGGCTGAGGCTGGGGCTGAGGCTGGGGCTGAGGTTGGGGTTGAGGTTGGGGCTGAGGTTGGCATTGTGTATAGGTTGGTTCTTTCCCAAAAACAAGTTTGTTATTTTCATAAATAGGGACAAATTGTAAACTATCCTTATTTTGTTCAGAGAGTTCTTGCATACTCCAATCCTTTGTTCGGTCAAAAATTCCTACAGGATTGTTATAAGGTAAATGAATAGTCAATTGTGCTTGTTTTCTAGAAGTGGTGGTCGATTGAGGATAAATTACTCCTTTCTGCCAACAAACTGGAATATAATATACACATTTGTTATTTAAAGATTGAGTAATTGCACCTATGTCAGCTTGCTCATTATAGTAAGAATGCACTTCTACATTCAGTTGTTCGCTGTGTAAGTAATAGCGAAAACATATTTGTTCAGATCGAGGAGGCCACCCTGTCCTCGCTTCAATTTGAAAATTAATTTGGATAGAATCTTTACTTTGACGAGCAATTTCACCAGACATAAAATATTCTTGTTCAGGAACTTCTGGGGGAGGAAAATTTCGGAGTGGTTTTCCTCCATATCTTCGAACGAGGGCAATCGTAGTCCCCACAAACCCTACTTGCATATCCATACAACATTCGGTCTGACCAAAATCTACTATATCATTACTAAATTTATCTTGTAGATCAGGTCCTCCTATTAATGCATAATTTTTATTTCTATTCTTATTTGGTGGTGAAAATAAACTATTATTCCAAGAACCATGACCACCCCTGTGATGAGGCCTTTCGAAGTATTTATTTCCAAAACCATTTAGATAAGAAGTTTGATAGGGGTTATTACCCAAAATATAATTAACTTGGGTAAGTGCAAACTTTTCCATATCTTGTTTTAATTTAAGAGGAATATCTGTCTTGCTATCCATATACATCAGCATAAAAAAGGATGTGGCCGTAGGATATCTCAAACTTCCCCAACCGGTCAACCAAGCCAATCCTCCAGGAGTTCTGGGAATACGATTCAACCAATGATCAAAAAATCGTAATAAACAAATTTCAGCTTCCGTATCTCCCAATAATTTCCATAAAAGATATACACTAGCATAACTTGCATCATCCCAAACTGGAGCCCAAGTTAATGTTTTTTGGACTAAAACTCTTGAATTTTCTACTGCAAAAGCACTATACCTCGATTCCCCAGTTGCCCAAAACATGGCCAAACTTCCCAAAATTAATTCATCATCGTAATGGGAAGAAGTATAAAAATTAGTAGCATCTGGAATAGATTTATGGTAAAATCCCCTATATTTGTCTGCAAAATCAAATAAGTCTCTTGCATGTTGAACAAGAATTTTGGAGTATGCTGGATCTATATCTTTATAAATAATGCTGGTAAAAGCAAGGGTAGCAGATACACTGGCTGCTACTTCAGTTCCGGGGTGAGTAATGTTTAATTGATAACTGGGTCGGGGCATTTTCATAAATTCAGGAGGACCCCACCAACTATGATCTAAAACACCATTTCCAACTTGTCCGTATAGGGTATATTTATCTGGATGAGCCCGAATCCAAAAATCTGTTCCTCTTTTCAAAATTTGAAGAAATCGATCCCACTCATTAATTTGTATATATTCTTGTTTATAGTGAATACCCGATAGGGCAAGCATATACAAAGCAAAAGAACCAGGTTCTCCAAACATTACATGATCTCCGCAATCAAAATAACCACCTGTAAGATCCAACCCCACTTCTTTCCCATCCTCTAAACAACAATCTCTTCTCCAATTGAAAGGATGATTTTGAGGTAATTTTCCACTCATTTGTCCATAGAAAAACATCAAACTATGTTGATGAGCCTGAGCATAATCATACTGAGGCTTGTCAAGCGATGGTAAAGAAAAGGCACAAATGATTTGTAATAAAATTGTAAAAAGCTGTATCATTTTACAATTTTATTCTTGGTATTTAAATCTATTTTATTTAGTATCCACATCCATTTCTATACTGATCATTCATGGAGGACTGGGCCATTCCCTGTCTATATCTTTGCTGCTGAGCTTGTTGGGCAATCGCATATTCATAGGGATAAATATTACAGGTAGGCTCAATGTTTTGTCTGAATCCAGTAACATAACCAAATTGTCCAGTATAATCATGCACATTATCCAAAGTTGCACATCCCAAACTGGCATTTGATTCAAGCATATTCTTTTCCATACCCTTTACATAGGTTTCTTCTACTCCAGGGGCTTGATCATACAAGTCAGCCCGATAACCAGCCGTATCCAAGGTAATGTATTCAGCATATTGGGGTCTCTGATCATTTTCAACATTAATACGATCAAGGGGGCTATTACATCCTTCTCTCTTGGTATAGAAAGAATCTTCGCAAACTCTTCTTCCAGTCAAATCTCTCTGATTCCATACTGGACACATCATCAAATTTGAGTTTTCAAATCGGTCGGACTGAATGCGATTGGCATACCCCACATCTACTTTGCAGGTTCTAACTGCGGCTTCCAAACTGATATTAGACATCTTATTTATTATTAACAAAAGAAAAGATTTTTTATTTTTTTATTTATCCTATAAATTTATTACTTTTTGATCTATTCTCGTTTGCCCACAAGGGTTGTAAGTTTGTATAATGGAATCTTTCCACAACTTGTTCCAATGTAGGATTTTGATATTTAAGAGGAACAATATGATCAATTTCCCACTCTCCATAATTATCCCAGCTCATCCCTTCTTTGAATTGTTTTTCGATATGGATACGTAATTCTTCATAAGAACAACATAAATATTCTATAGATTTTCTTTCTTTTTGTTGTTGTAAGATAGTCCATGTTCGCCCTCTTACTATTTTTGCTAAATGACTTAATGGATTACATTCCTTACAAGTATGTTTTTGTCTATCATGTTCGCAAATACTTCCGCCTTTACATTGCTTACAAACACTACGAACTTTATCATGTTCGCAAATACTCGATCCACCACAAGGCTTGCATTGACTTTTTTGTCTTCCGTGTTGACAGATTTGAGAACCACCACAAAGTCTGCAATTTTCTTTTGCTTTATCGTGCTCACATAGTCCACTTCCTCCACAAAGTTTGCATCTACTCTTTCTTTTGTTGTGTTCACAAATCTGAGATCCCTTACATTCAATACAATTAGTTTTTATTCGATCATGTTCACAAACACTTTTCCCTTTACATTGAACGCATCTATATTCTCTTTTTCCATGAGGACATTGTTTTCGACTACAAGTATCACATAGACTGGTTTTTTGAACTTTAATTGGTTTCGTATTACATTTTACACACAAAATTTCGGAAACTTTCTTAAGTGTTCCGCATTGCTCGCAATTATTTTTCATATTTCCGTGCTCGCATTTTAGATTACAATTATTACACATTTTTGTTTTCTTAACATTAGCAGGTTTTAGGTTGCATTTCACACATAATTCGTCCAGTTTTTTTACTTCTCTCTTTTTATATGTTCCACAATCCTTGCAATTATTTTTCATATTATTATGTTGGCACAACTGCCTACAATAATCACACAACCCCGTTTTCTTAATCGCAATGGGTTTTTTGATACATTTTACGCATAATTCCTCAGACATTTTTAAACTTAATTTAAAGAGGTGGATTATATATATGGATTATATATGAGTTTTATATATAATTTTATACCCTTTTAAATCAGCCTGAAACGAATTAGTCCAATCGTCCAACCCAAAATATAAATATTTAGTTTAAAAGTTTTATGTTGTTGTGTAATAATGAATTGTAATACTTTTACGGATTTTTTAGAGTTGGATCAGTATCTGCTTTCCCAAGATCGTATGATTATACATCAGATTTGGTTTGGGACAATACCCAATCGAATGGCTGCGAGTCAGACTTTTAAAAAGTTGAAATCTTGTCGTGAATCTTGGAGTTTATTGAATCCCAATTTATTGCATATAATTTGGAATAAAACCCAAGTCATTGATTTAATAAAAACTTATTATTCGGAATTTTACGAGTTGTTTCATACGTATAAATATGAGATTCAAAGATGTGATTTTGCTCGTTATTGTATTCTTCATAGGTATGGGGGGATGTATGTAGATATGGATTACAAGTGTAAGAAACCCTTTGAACAAGTGTTTAGGGAATGGAATCAGCAAGATGTGTATTGCGTAGAAACTCCGAATAATATTAATGAACATACAATGGTAAGTAATTCATTAATGCTATCTTATACCAAACAGCACCTATTTTGGAAAATGTTGTTGTTAGAAATGAACAAGGCTATTGATACCCATAAAGAAACAAGCAAACATATACAAGTTATGTATACTACAGGACCAGCTATTTTATATAAAGTTTTTCATATATATAAATTTAGATACAAGTTGGGGGTATTACCTGCTAAATATTTTCATCCACTTTCTTTAAACAATCGAGAAATTGATCAAGAATCCGAGTCTGAAATTTTTGCAGTTCATATGGGATTTAGTAGTTGGTGTTCAACAGATAGTAAATTCTTAATTTTGTTGTATCAAAATTATAAAATTATTTTTTTTATTGTTTTAGTATTGGTTTTACCCCAAGTTTTGATAAAAATAATACAAACATAAAAAATTAATCCAATCCAAACTATATTTTTAAGAGGAACATTGATATGTAAGGCATACCATTCTACAAGTTGGTAGAATAGTATTTTTACAAAATAAAATTGGTCAATATTGAATAGATAATTTCCATTATTATCTGATTTGGATGCATCTTGGACAAACATTGTAGGGAATATGGCATATGCATGTTTGTTTTCCATATACATATAATCCAAGGGGACATCTATAAATTTGAGGTTGAATATTTTTTCCATGTATTTTCTGGATACAACATAGGCATGACCACATAAGGAATGCACTCTTTTGATATTTTTGATGTTGCCTTTTTGGGGGATAGGGTAAATTTTGAAATGGACAATTTGGGGAAATACACCTAAATAGAACAATTCCCAATCTTGGTTTGTTTTCATAAACTCTATGCATTCAGACAATGCTTGGACCGAAAATTGATGGATTGCAATATCATCTTCGAAAATTAAAACCTGTTGTGCTCCACTTATATAGGCTTTTTGAATAAGATGGATATGGGATTCAAAACAACCTTGGAGTCCGTTTGGATGGGGGGTGGGATGATAAAATTGTACAGGTATTCGATAATCATGAAAAAGTTTAGAAACTTTTTCATATCGATCTTTTCGGGTATTTAGGTTAATACAATAGATTTGATCAAAAAATTTCCACATTGGGATTTGTTTTAAATTGAATATCTATGTTTTAAATACAATTATATTCAAGTCATAGTATGCCAATCAGTCTGGGTTTGTGTTGTATTAATACCCAACTTCGAGCCCAAAAGCCTCCTGTATTTTGTTCGAGAAGTTGTATTCGTAAAAATTTTACAATTGAACATGCCAAAAAATTGGCTTTACAAAATGTCAAAGATATTTCTACAATGATTCAGTGGAATCAAGACAATGGGATTCGATGTTTTCGTTTGAGTAGTGATATCTTTCCTCATTTTACAGATTATGAAACTGAAAAATATTCGATTGATTTTGCAGAAACAGAACTCAAAAGGGCTGGAGAATTGGCAAATCAATACAAACATCGAATTGTTATGCACCCAGGTCAGTATAACCAAGTTGGTGCTGAATGTTTGGATGTATTTTTAAAGACCACGGAGGATCTTGTCCATCATGCTTCTATATTGGATACGATGAATATAGATGAAAATGGAGTATTAATTGTTCATGGAGGAGGGACATATAAAGACAAGCCCAAGACGATCCGAAGATGGATTGAGCAATATGATGAACTTCCCCAGTCTGTAAAAAGAAGATTAGTGCTTGAAAATTGTGAGCGCCAGTATTCTACACGAGACTGCTTGGATATAGCAGAAGAAATATCTATTCCTGTTGTTTTTGATTTTCATCATTACGAATGTTTTTCCAAAATTTATCCAGATATTGAGCAGGAATCCATCCAAGATTTACTTCCAGAAGTGATTGAAAGTTGGAAAGGGCGAACCCCCTTGATGCATATTTCTGAACAGGGTTCGGGTAGAATTGGTCATCATTCTGATTTTATTGAAGAATTACCGAAAGATTTAGTTGTGTTTATAGAATCCCATCCTGAAATTCATATTGATGTAGAAGTAGAAGCCAAAATGAAAGAGCAAGCTATATTTAAATTATATAAATTATATAATCAACAAATGTTTACGAAATAAATAAATTTTTATATTTAATAAATATGAAACTTTCTAGTATTTTTCTTTTATTTTTGAGTATATGTTCAAGTAGTTTGGGGAATATATTTTCATTGCCCCAATATGTAAATCCCACATTCAAGGAGGATATTCAGAGAACCATTGATTCCGCTTCAGATCCCAAGGTAATCCAAACATTGGAATTGATAAGAAATGCTCCTTCTGCTTTTTGGATTGATCGAAAAGAAAAAATATATGGAAAAAATACAAATTCTTTAGAAGGAATTTTAATTGATGCATCTTCTTATAATGAAAAACAGACTGCTATTTTTATATTTTATGATTTACCTAATCGAGATTGTAATGCTAAAGCCTCGAATGGTCAATTATGTTGTACATATAGAGCAGATGGAAGATGTGATTATCTGAAAAATACAGATAACTGCCAAGCGGGTTTAAATCAGTATATTAAGGAATATGTAGATCCATATGTAGATGTTATTTCCCAATATCAAGATAAAGTGAATATAGCTATTGTAATTGAACCAGATTCTTTACCTAATTTAGTTACGAATATGGGTAATCCAGCCTGTCGAAATTCAGAACGAGTATATAAAGATGGTATTAAATATGCAGTTGAGCAATTTGCCAAAAAGGCTTCCAAAGCTTGGATTTACTTGGATGCAGCCCATGGTGGATGGTTGGGTTGGAAAGACTCGAATATGATTCCATTTGTTAAAATGATTCAATCTATGGGAATTTTGCCTTATATTCGAGGATTTGCTACGAATGTAGCCAATTACCAACCCATTGGTAAAATGTGCCCCCAAGTAGATTGGTGTCTACCTCACAATAATCATTTATCCGACGAATGTTGTCAAGATCCTTGTAAATTAACTACCCAATATAATGGTTGTGTGAATGAGTTAAATTATGTTCAGTTGTTGGCTAGTTATTTTCCAGATAAAAAATTTATAATTGATACAGGTCGTAATGGAGTTCCGAATGCTAGACAGGATTGTGCCAATTGGTGTAATCCACGAGATACGGGGTTGGGTCAATATCCAACTACAGAAACTGGAAATCCTCTAATCGATGCGTATTTATGGTTAAAGACACCTGGAGAATCGGATGGTTGTACGGAGATTCTTCCAGATGGAAACAGATGTCCAAGGTTTGATAGTATGTGTGCTTCTGTTGATTCCATAGGATCTAGACCAGGAGAACCCAGAGTCCCAGAAGCTGGAGGGTGGTTTAATTATCAAATTGAGATGTATGCTAAAAATGCAAATTTGGGGAAGATTCCTATACAACCCCAGCCCAGTCGGAGCCCGAAGCCCAGTCCGAAACCGAAGCCAAGTCCGAAACCGAAGCCAAGTCCGAAACCCAGTCCTCAACCTGTTCCAAGTGATGTTCCAACTCCAAGTTCAAAACCTTTTAACACTGAATTTGCATTAAACGGAAAATGGATAGTGAAATGTTCAGAATGTGTAATCGATTCTTAAACAAACAAAACGTAAACATAAATTGTTTTGATACTAAAAAGTAAAGTATTAAAACATGTATTACATTACGAGCAGGATCGCTTAACAAACTTGGTGCAGTTTTGGTTATAGTCTGGATAAGCATTTACAATATTGAAATGGCCTCCACAAGTGCATCTTCCATCGTGGGTCAAGGCTTCATAACCAATCATATTATAGACTGGAATTGTCTGGACTGCCATAGAGGGAGTTCCAGCTGGGACAGGGGGGTGAATTCCGCTCGATCTCATTTTTTGAGCAGATTCAGAACTATTGTAATTGGACAAAGAATTGTATACACAAGAGTATTTGTTCATCTTTTTTATTATATTTATTATTTATACATTTTTTTTATAAAAATCTATTTAAATTGATTGTGTTGATTTATAAACAAATTAATTTAAACAAATTAATGGATTCAGATATTTTTGATTTATTTGACCAATTAACAGATCATACAGACGAGAAGGTTGATACAACCTTGGGTTGTGCCCATGAAAACTCGATTCAAGATAAGAATATTATTGTATGCGCGGATTGTGGCAAATGTATTCAAAAATTATACAACCAAGACAAGGATTGGAGATCCCAACAAACACGAATGAATACGGATGAAAAAAATATTTATAAAGATATTGAAAATATCCAATTTAGTGAGCATATTACCCAAATTGCAAACTCATTGTATATCCAAGTTACGAACGATAAAATATATAGGGGGAATGCTAGAAAGGGAATCATTTCGGCCTGTATATTTCATGCATTTAAAATTATTGGAAAACCCCAAATTTATAAAAAAATTATCAAACTTTTTAATATCCCTAAAAAAATAGGATTAAAAGGATTGAAATTTGTATCTATTAATGCTCCTAAACATTCGATTATATTTAAAACCCAAATTACTCCTTTGACTTATATAGAACATTATATGAGTGAATTACAAGCTTCTTTGGGTGATATTGAACGAGTGAAACAAATTTATCACGTAATTGAATCCCTAAAGAATAAAAAATTAAATCGTTCCAGGCCTCAGTCTGTTGCATCTGGGGTTGTGTATTATTGGATATTGAGCGAAGAACGTAAAATTACTCTTAAAACATTTTCTAAAATTACGGAATTGAGTGAATTGACTATAGCAAAACTGGAGAAAGATATCCGTGAATTGTTAAAATAAAAAAAATAAAATTTATATTTTATTTATAATAAAATGGCTTCGCAAAACGATAAATACTTTAATAAATCGAGAAAGTGGTTGGTGTCCCTGTTGTTGGGTCTTCTGTTTGTTATCATTGCATCTCCAATGGTCTTTTTGTTGGTTAATTCTTTGACCAAGGCTTTGGGATTTTCCATTTGTGATAAGAATGGATGTCCCAACTCTGCTGGATTAATTGTTCATGGAGTTGTATTCATGTTGTTGGTTAGAGCTTTGTTAATGATCCATTATGAATATGAAAACTAAATCCGTTTAAAGATTAACACATTCGTTTTAAAAATAAAAAATGTTTTTAAAACCGAATAAGACATTAACTTTTCGATTCCCAAGTCAATACAAACTACCTGAACAATCTCGAATTTTTGTTCGTACAACCAGTTATTCAGATGGTAATTGTTTTTTCCATAGTTTATTAAGAGCCATTGATTCTAAATATAGAAAACATACAGATTATCAAGAAGCCTTGAATCTTGTTCAAAAATTTAGGGATGATATTGCAGATTGGGTTACATTTGATAGACTTAGACAATTGGGTTCAGGGGAACAATATCGAATTTTATTTCTAAATGAACTCAACCAAATTTTTAATCAAAACTATTTTTCCGAACAGGTTGAAAAAGTGTATCAAGATATTATTCATCGTATTCTTACACCAGATATTATTGAAAAAGAAATTCTACCCCAATCTTTAAATTCCCAAGGGTCTGAAAATTTTTATGTTTGTTTTTGTAAAATTGCGTCTGAATACGTAAGAAATAAATTAAAGAATATAGATAACCGAAGATTAAACTTGATTTGTTCCAAGGTTTCTGATTATTTTATAGAATTATTTCAACAAGCCCATCACAATACCCTTGTAAATTTTAAAAATAAACTTAAAACGAATGGAGAATTTACAGATGCTCTTCAAATGGAATGTATAGCCCAATATACAGGATATAATTTTATTTTTATAAATGAAGAAAACGAAAACCACGAGATGTATTCAGGTCAAACCCATGTTGTATCTTTTGATGAGACCAAAAAGGTTTTGTTGTTTTTGTGGTTGAATGAAAATCATTTTGAAATTATTGGGGAGCTTGAACCAAATAAATTTGTATCCCGTATATTTGATCCACAAGACCAATTGATTCAAGATTTTTTTGGATATGCTACTTCAAAATCTAAATAACAAAAATTTTCATCACAATAGGGGATTCCTGTAGTAAATTCGGGAATCTTTTTTTCATCTTTGTCTATGGTTTCTATGAATTTTTGTTTGGGTTGAACTTGTTGGGAGATATTGAAAATAAATTTTTGAATTTCCTGTATCGTAATTGATCCTTTGTATTTATAGGCAGGTTCTCCATTGATATATAGAATCATATATGGAACGTATTGGATTGGGGACAGGGTTGTTCGAGACAAGTGTACAACTTTTGCATTTGTAGATACATTAATCATACCAAATGTGCAACCACGAATCAACTGGGGTAGAGATTTGATTACGGGAATAGCTTTTTGACAATGCACGCATTGGGTTGAATAAAATAAAATAAGACACATTCCTTCACTAATGTGGGAATTGAGAAGTCTTCCATTTTGGGTTTCATTCACGTAAAAATCATCACTTGTTAAAAATAATAAACCATTCATTTATTAATACAATTATAATGTCTTTAATAAACAATGGTAAAAAATACAAAGAAAAGTAAGATTGAACTCGTATCCCAAGCATATGTATTTTATTTAATGCACACCAAAAAAATAACTACCCAAGAACCAATTGTTTTAGATACAGAAACCAAACAAAGAATTTATCAATTATATAAACTTGGTTTATTACCCATCCAAATTGGTGGACTGGGTTGATGACTAGAGGGTGTGTTTGTTAGTAATTTAAAAGAGAGTATACTCTAAAAAAACGAATACTGAATAATGTCATCTGAAAACCATGAAGACCAAAAAATGGAATTATTAGCCAATTCTGTAGATATGCTTTCAAGAACTTTGTCCCAACCAGAAAGACAAGAACTTTCATCCCAAGAAACCCAACAGGCCAAACAAGCTTTATTGAAAGACAATCTATTGTTTCCTCGATCTGTAAAGTCTATCCATGATCCCGTGATTTTGGGCCAAGAGTATTGTTTATTTAGTTTTACTCCTGCCCAAGATGCAAAACCCAATCCAAATGGAATTTATGGAGTATTCAAGGTTAGGGGGGCATTTTCAAACTTGGAAGAATCCCAAGAATATGCTGAAAAATTAATTCGAAATCATGATTCCTATAATGAAATTCATACTATTCGAGTAGGGCAATGTATTCCTTTAACTAAAAAGGTTGAATTAGTTGAAGAAACCCAATTAATTGATTTGAATAACCAAATTGAAAATATTGTGTCCAAGGATGTCAAAGAAAAAAGACAACAGGAAAAAGTAGAAATGAAAACAATCCAAGAAAGGGAACAAAAATTATTACAGGAAAATAAGGAAATTTTGAATGATGAATACAAACAAGATCCCCTAGATCAGTATATTATGTTGCGTGTGAAAAAGGCACAATTAATGTGGACTTTATCTGAAAACCGAAAAAGAATTCGTGAAGAAGTTGTTCCCGCAATTAAAAAGGCAAAAGAAGAAATTGCCCAAATGAATTTGGAATATCCTGATTTTGATAAAACCTATTACCAACGCTATATTGATGCCCGTGAATCTGTGGGTATCCAAGATAAAGACAAACTCAATTACAGCTATTTTATGAAATATTTATTAGATGATAATGACGAACCTTTGGAATAATGTGAAACCCAATTTCAACATTTATAAAATAAAAAATGTTGAAATAAATGAAAATGTCAAATCAACAACCTGATGCATTCAATTATGAACCCATTGGAAACTATTGTTCCAAAAAAACATATATCCAAGAAAATATAGATTACATGTCTGTCCCCAAAAACGAAGTCTTGAACCAAGAACCCATTTTTGTAGGAAACAAGTATGATGATAATAATCTTGCAAATGTAGGTTGGGGGATTACCCACGATGAAAACTTGGGATATAGGCTCTATTTTTCAAAACAAAATATAGACTTTATTTCTGCTCAAATACGAGCACAACTTTTGAAGGCAGGATTTAATATGATTGTTACAGATGAGGTGATTACAAATGTAATGTCTGAAATTTTAAGAAAACACACTCCTTTTACAGGGGATATTTACACTCGATATATTATTCCTACGAAATCCCCCAGAAATGATTTGGATAATATGAATAACAGAGTAATTAATATTATTGTTTCCAACATTATAGATGAAGAGGATGCCCGTAAATGGAATGAATCCTTGTCTGTGTGGGCAACTGTGCTTGGAGATTTTAATCCACATCAATTACGATCTCACTCCATTATTAGGAAGAAAGATAATGACTATATGAAAGGTCAAATAAATTTTAATTATTAGAAAAGTTTATTAATTTTTCTTTTTCCAGATAAATTTCTTGCAATCGATTCGAAATCCATTTCTGTCGTGCTTTCAAAACTTCGAGTTCGTTTTCATACTCCAAAATATATTCGGGTCTCACAATCTGTCTAAATAATTCCAATTTTTTTTGAATAGGTACAATAAGTAGATTCAGATTTATTGATAATTCTTCTTCGAGCAATTTTTCTTCTCCGTAAAGATCTATTAGTTCTTGTGTATACATAAGATTATATATTTTATTTTCAAAAATTTCCAAATCAATTTTTTTATTCTACATCCCTAAAGTAGATTGCTTTAGCGTGTTGGGGGACTTGGTCTATACTTAAATTACGATATTCTACGGACAATAAACGATTCATATACTTGATCTTAAAGTCTGTTTCACATTCTTTAAACAATTTGTAGCGCTCTTCATAAGACAGATTGGGAACGACTTTAAACGTTTTCTTATCCTTGGTTTGACAAATCCAAACTAATGCATGCATATCTTTACCCTTAGTTCCACTCGTATAATCCACAACCAGAAACTCATCTGTAAAAACTTCCTTTCGTTTGAGTAAGTGTTCACTTCTTGTTCCAGTAGTAGAATGAGTAGATCCTTTATAAGGCCCATCTTGGGTTCGAATCATCATTCCCTCGTATCCTTGTTGGATGTATTTTTCATAGAAAGAATCCAATTCTTGGTGGGTTTGAACTAGTTGGGTTTCTACAACCTGTATAAGATCATTTGAGTGGATTGAATTGAGTTGAGTTAAACGATCTTTGAATGGAGTTTCATTTTCGTAAACATCATAAACATGATATTGAACTTGTTTACCATCTCTACCAAGATTTTCTTGTCGAGTATAATGATTTAAAGTTTGTAATTTAGATCCATGAATATACAATTCTCCATCTAAATACAAGTTTGGCCGAATAGAAAGAAAAGAAACCAATTCCCTTTTTATAGCATCATTAAATTCATTTGAAGGGTATTCCTTTTTCGTCCTCGTAAATAGTCGAACTTGTTTTAATTTCTGGTCAAAAAATGCAATACATCTCAATCCATCCAATTTGGGTTGAACATATACTGGAAATTTAATTTTCTGTTTATAATCTTTATAGTTTTTGGCCAACATTGGAAATATGGGTTGATTTGAAATTTTTAATCCCTTGGTTTCAAGGTCTTGGACAAATCCCTGTTCAACTTTTTTCTTATATAATGCATTACATTCAAAAATAGCTTGAGCTAAATGATTTCTGAAATTCTTTTTGTTAATGTTTTTGGGATCAGGATAAGTAGGTATCGAACGAGTGATTTTACCTGTCTGCACACCTGTAAGGGTATAATATTCAGTTATAATATCTTCGGGTAAATTGTCTATATACTCTTTTAAAATAGGAACTTGGGTTTCTTTCATTTCATCCCAATCAATTGTTTGAAATTTTTGTTGGGTATGTTTTTTAATACAACGAATTTTGAGTTGCCACATTCTTAAATGTTCGGCTTGATCTTTTCGAAAAAGAGATGGATATTCAATGCATTGGGTTTCTGGGTTAAAGTATTCCATGTATTCTATTATATAGGTAGTTAGTTAGTTTGTGATTCCAGTAGGAAAGATAATAAATAATCAATTTTTTATTTGGGTAAATACATTTTGATGCCTCTTAAAAACTTGATTATATCCCTCTTCATATCCTGTTTCATAACTGATTTTGTATCTCAGACTAAACATTCTTGCATAATCTGGAACTTCCCCCATAAAAACAATCACATCCTCTTTAGGTTCATTGTATATAGAATGATATATTGCGTTATTTGCACCTTCTTCAAAGCCTAAATCGTAAACTTCTTTTAAAATTTCAGATTCAGACTTCATCTTTGCAGTCTTTAAGTATTTACATTTTCGGAATAAAAAATGTAAATACTCAATTTAATCCCAATGCTTTTTCCTTGTCCAACCCCTGTTTATACGGGTTTATTCTTTACGTAGTTCAACAAATTATTATTACCAAGTTTTACCACGGATGGAATCCACTGCACAGAATAGTTTGGTTTTTTGGTTTCGAGAATACAATCTGCATTATGGATATTTATATTTAATATATAGTCAATAGAATTAATATCGACTTGGTAGGGTGTATATTGGGTTTGAATAAATATTCTTTTCTGATCGGATAATACGAAAATATTATCCCCCAAATAATAACTCCATTTGATTTGGGAAAATTGACCAAGGTTGTGCCTTAATTTTTTTGTAAAACGAGTATCTATTGTTCGACGAGTAAGTTCTGGAAAAAAAATATAATGAATATCTGTAATAATTTTGGGAAAATGTTCAATATATATACTATTTATACTATTTATACGAGTGTGGCTCTGTTCTAAAAGTTGGATCAACTCAAATCGTTTTAACCTTGAATAGTTGGTTAATTTTTTTTCTCTACATATTTGTTTCAATTGAGCAAGATTATAAAGATGATAATTATGACATGTATGGTCATTCATGCTTTATAATCTATTTCACGTCTTTTAAACAGGCTTGTAGGTTAACAGGCACTGAAAGCAAACTTTTTAAGGGCTTGTTGGGTTCGAGCACCACTATGCATTTTCTTATATACACCATCCCTAAATAATAAAAAGGAAGGTAATCCAGCAATTTTAAGAGATTGACCCAACCTCTGACCTAATTTTTTCTCTTCTGGATTTCCATCCACTTTAATTACAGCTACAACCAAGTCTTTGTTTTCTTTGGCCAAAGCATTCAAGACAGGGGTCATTTGTTGGCAGTATTTACAAAAATTTCCACCCACCATAACAAGCATGGGTTTGTTGTATTGAGAGTATTTCAACCGACCATCCGAATCGAAATCACTATCTTCTAAAAAAATGATTTTATCATTCAATTTGTCCATTTATTTATTTTAAAACAAAATTTTTATATACAAAAGATGGGAATTTTGTTTAAAGCGAAAACAAACGAAGCATACAATATTAAAATTATGTCTGAAATCTTACATAATACACTCAAAAATGTACCCTTATCTATTACACGAGATACAATGAGTTCAAAAGTAATTGATAATAATAAACGTTTATTAATTGATATCAACCTAAATGCAGTTCATTTCACTTCATACCAACTCAATGGTCCAGACTTGTTATTTGGAATGAATGTGGCTCATTTTTACAAGATCATTTCATCCCTAAAAAAGAAGGATACCATTACTTTTTTGGTTGAAGATCAAAGTCCAAATGAACTACAGATTATTGTTACGCCTCGTGAAAAAGATCATGTAGAAATTTCCAAAATATCGATTCAAAATATCCAATCTTTGCATATTGAAATCCCTGATACATATAAACATCCTGTTCATATTTCGAGTAGTAAATTTCAAAAAATGTGTAAAGATATGCTAAATATTGGCAAAGAAGTCCATGTATATGGAAATAGTGATTTTGCCATATTTCATTGCCAAACTCCTGGAATTTATGAAAAACAAATCTCATTCGGAGAAGAACAAACCGAACCCATTGACTTGGAATCCCCAGTAATTACACATTACTATTTTGAAACAGATCAACTTGTTCGCATATCTAAAATTGCTTCATTGTGTAATACACTCTACTTACACCTTGCAAACCATTCACCCCTGATGATTAAAACAAATGTAGGAACTTTAGGAACAATTGCCCTATATATTAAAAGTATTAAACAATAATAAAATCTTCAGGTTGGATTTCAGTCGAGTATACAATTTTTTGATACACTACATACACCATTTCTTTTTGGGTTTCCAACACTTTGGTTAAAAGTAAATCAGAAAATGTATTTTTTGTTTGGGAATCAGATGGGTTAGATTCTGTGTTTTCTTGGACAACTTCAGGTTTAAAAACAATTTTGCATTTCGTAGTTTGGGATAAATTTTGAAAATTTAAAGTGTCTTTGAATAGTTTAAATTTATCATAGTCCCCTCGGACCACTAAGCGCACACACTCATTCTCCTTTTCGTTTGATATATGAATAATATTCTCTATTTTTTCTTCTGTCAATTCTTCCAAAGAAGTATAGACATTCTTTTTTCGGGGTAGTTGTAATGGAATCTCTGTAAAATTACTTTGTATATCAATAAGCAACAACTTGGGATACCCAGTTTCTGCAAAACTATGTTGAAGACAAGCCCCTATATAAAATATGTTGGATTGGGGCTTCTGGTAATCATGAATATGACCTGAAACCACTTGTGGATATTCTTCAGGCCATTCATCCCCTTCAGATGAAACAATTGCTCCCATCTTACAGCCTTTGAATTCTTGGTGTGCAAAAATCATTCGAGCTTGGGTAGGGTCGAATCCACCTGTTTCTATGGCTTCTATAAATCTTTTTGGAGGTACATAGGGAAGAAAAAGATCCTCACCAATTTGGGTAGTCGTGTCTATAATATTGATATTTTGCTTATTCTTCAAAATATTCATCCAATGGTTTGAAGTTAAAAATTGAGAATTATTTATGTAATCATGATTTCCAACCAACACAATAACTTGGGCATATTGGCTCAAAGTTTTAAATAACTGATAGGCTCTATTCAGAGGTTGGGTATATAATTTTTCATGAAAATGCAAAACATCCCCTAAAAACACAACTTTTTGGATGCTATAGGTCTGTATGTGATCTATAATTTGCTGTTCTACAATATCTATTAAATGCAGATTTTCAAATCGGATATGAATATCCCCAATACATAATATACTCATGATCTGTTTAAGATTAACTATATATATTTATATTTTATTCATTTTTTTTGGTTTGGGTTGGAGGTTATCAATTCTCATCTACGAAAAGTTTTTTTACAAATTGATTCTTGTTGTTTATAGAATTTTCATTTCTTGTCCGAGATATTCTAATTTTCTATACACTGCCAATTGATTGACTATTTTTATTCTTTAATTAAAGTAGTCTTTTTGGATCACAATTAGTCTTTTTGGAATCAAAAGGATCGTATTGGTTTATATATACCTGATTTTGAGGCATAAAAATCACTTCAACACCCACAAATTGAAAATGTTTCAACATTTATATTTGTGTGTTGGACACCAAAAAATTTTAAAAAGTTTGGAAACGAAAATGAAAAGTATGTTTTCTAAAGTCCATCATCCACAAAAAGTTTTTTTATAAACTGATTCTTGTTCTTTATCGAATTTTCATTTTCTGAAAAACGATCATATGAATGACGATCATATTCCAAACTTGAGTATGTATTAACATTTTTGCGTAATAATGGTTCTTTAAGTAAGTTGTATGTTTTCTCGCATCCTACATCGGTTTTGACTTCTCCTGAATCTGTAAGATACTTGGCATTTAGGCGACTCGCATCGGTCATTAATACCTTGGGTTTTCCAGTGTCTGGATTCATAAGAATTTTATCCACTACCAATTTCTTAATTTTATCGATTCCTCCCTTGAATACTTCCTCAGTAAAATGCTCGTTCAAGATACTTTTTATGCTTTCTTCCGTTAGATCATATACTGCCAGTTGATTTGTAATATTTATTTTCTGATTATTTGTATTATTTGAATTATTATTGTGAATTGTATTTTGTTTGGGTTGTTTAGCGATCTCGAAGATTTGGTTATGAAATTCTTTATTTTGATTTTCAAGTTTCTCAATCTGTTTTTGTTGTTCTTTTAATTTTTCTTCATATTGTTTTTGTTGTTCTTTTAATTTTTCTTCATATTGTTTTTGTTGTTGTTCTAATTTTTCTTCATAATGTTTTTGTTGTTGGTCAAGTTGTTTTTGAATGATTTGTACATGTGATTGATATTGTTGTGTTAGAAGTACTATATCCTTTTGTTTGCATCTTTCATTATGTTGTTTTAAGTTTCTATTTTGGGTAAAAATACGCTTACAAAATTCGCATACAAAACTCATTTATTACAAATTTTATATTTTTAAATTAAGTTGCGATAAAAACGCAAAAGATACATACAAAAACGCAAAAGATACATACAAAAACGCAAAAGATACATACAAAAACGCAAAACCTGAATTCAACCTCGAATTCATAACAATATTCAAACCTATTTTTAGCCTGATGAGAAAAATACAATAAAACATAAAAAATGAAATATATTTCAATTTTCTGACCCTGTCGTTTTTAGGTTGGAAAATTTATGATTTCTAAAAATCTGTAGATCCCAGAAAAATATTTTTATAAATATTTGGTGTCCACACACACAAATATTTGTGTATGTTGGGAAAAAATCTGTAAAACTTTTAGAAATCGAGATAAATAAACAAACATAATGGTATGTCCAACATGTATTTTGCCTTTTCTATCTATGGGTGCTGGTTTAGCCTCTGGTAGTGCTGCATACAAAGCCAAAACAAAATCATTAATGATTTTAATGATAGTGGCTTCCTTGATTTTTACTGGAATTACAATCTATATATTTATTAAAAAAGATGATCTTAAACAGAACTGCGAGTCCTGTAAAATGCCTGAAGATCAAAATAAAAAATAAAATTGATCATTTAAAAATCAAAATTAGTTATTTTTAAATCTACTATCCATGATTCCCATATTTCCATATAGTTGGCATATTCACAATAATGAAATTCATGTATATGGATTCGAAGAGGACTCGTCCATTTCCCTGGTTCGAATTACGGGGTTCACTCCTTACGTATATATTAAACTTCCCAATCACATTATTTGGAATCAGGGTAAAGTATATGCCATGATCCAATTTCTAAAAAAGAACAATTCGATTTACAAGGCTATGTTGATGCATAAACGTGGATTATATTTTGCAAATGTTAAAATCGATGACTCGGGAAATTTAAAACACAATTTAAATCCATATATTTTTGTAGCTTTTAATAGTGAAAGTGATCGAAAACATTTTATATTTAATACGCGTAAAAAACAGAATATCACGGGTGTGGGTTCAATTGACTTGGAATTTTATGAACACAATGCTTCCCCAGTTTTACAATTTACATGTTTAAGAGGAATATCTACAGCAGATTGGTTTGGGGTGCAAGATATCCAAGAACCCGAAGAAAAAATATCCAGATGTAAAAATGAGTATAGCGTAGCTTGGAAATCTATTTATACACTTTCTCCAGAGCAAATTCCAGACCAAGTTCCAGACCCCTTGATTTTGTCTTATGATATAGAGTGTAATTTTCATGATCCCACTAAATTTTCAGATGGTTCACATATTAAGGATGTTGTATTTCAAATTTCATGTGTATTTGGTCGTCAAACCCAACCTAAAGAAAAATGGGAGAAATATTTATTAACATTGGGGAATCCCAGTTCCAAATATTTAGAAGATACCCAAGTTTTGTCTTACAATAAGGAATTTAAATTATTGTTGGGATTTTGTGATTTAATTGTTAAAAAATCTCCTCAAATTTTGATTGGATACAACATTTTCAAGTTTGATATTCCTTTCTTGTATAAGAGGGCCATAAACTTGCGAATCCAAGATGATTTTGTCAGGCATGGTTATACCCGAGAAAGATGCAAATTGGAAACTATTCGATGGTCGAGTTCGGCGTATAGTAACCAAGAGATGAATTTTTTTGATCTCAAGGGTAGATTAACCATTGATGTTTTAACTCTTATTCAGAGGGATTTCAATTTGGAAAGTTATAAGTTGGATGCTGTAGCCGAGAAATTTTTAAATTCCAAGAAAGATCCCTTAAATCATTTGGATATTTTCATGTGTTATAAAAGGGGAATGAAAGAGACTGAGGAATTTGGAGTTTCAGATGCATTAAGTATGGTTGGAAAATATTGTGTAAAAGATTCAGTGTTGGTTTTAGAGTTGTTTCAAAAATTCCAGTATTGGTATTCGCTTACAGAAATGGCTAAAATTTGTCAAGTTCCACATGCTCATTTGTATTTACATGGACAACAACTCAAAGTATTTAGTCAGGTTTATAAATATTGTTTTAATAATAATATTGTGGTGGAATCGGGTAGGTTTAAATCTTCCGAAGATGAATATTGTGCTGGTGCATTTGTTTTGAGTCCAACTCCTGGTCTTTATGAAAATGTAGTGAGTTTAGATTTTAGTTCGATGTATCCTTCTATTATTATTAGTCATAACATTGATTTTACAACTTTGGTTGAAGAAGATTCCAAAATCCCGGAACATTATTGTCAAACAATTGAATGGGAAGAACACATTAATTGTAAATGTTCAAATGCTACAATTTCCAAAGATAGCAAAGATATTCGATGTAAAAAGTATAAATACAAGTGGCTAAAGGATATTCCAGGGGTTTTACCTGTTATTATTCGGGATTTGTTGGAAGCAAGAAAACAAGTTCGTAAAAGAATGAAAGACTTGGATTCCAATTCTTTGGAATATAAAATCCTAAATAATCGTCAGTTGGCTTATAAAGTGAGTGGAAATTCAATGTATGGTGCTCTATCTGCAAGAAAAGGGTATTTGCCTTTCCTTCCGGCTGGAATGTGTGTTACTGCAGTAGGTAGACAATCGATTGAAAAGGTGTGTAATGTTATTCAAACGGATTATAGGGGGCAGGTTATTTATGGTGATACAGATTCCAATTACGTGGTTTTTAAGCATTTGAATACTTTGAAGGAGATTTGGGAATATTCAGAGTATGTTGCAGAGCAAGTTAGTAAATTATTTCCAGATCCCATGAGATTGGAATTTGAAAATAATATTTATGCTCGTTATTTGATTTTGTCTAAGAAAAGATATTTGTATTATACGATTGATTTGGATGGGAATATGTCTAAAAAAATAGAAAATAAGGGTGTGTTATTGAAGAGGAGAGACAATTCAAGAGTTGTTCGAGATATATATGAAGACTTGGTTCGCATGGTTTTAAACCAAGAAAATGAATCCGTTATACTTGAAAAATTGTTGTTTAATATTTCATTATTGGTCCAATGTGTTCCTGATACAGATTATTATTCTATTTCCAAATCTGTAAAAGATATTGAATATTTTAATATTTCCTATAGAGATTCGAAAACAATCCAATACGGAGATTATGTTGTTCCTAAATTAAAAGAAGATTCTGATCAAAGACAAAAGCAACTTGAAGATAAAGGTGCTAAGAGTGAGACTGAATTTTATCAGTCTCATTTACCTGGTCCAGTGCAATTGGCTTTGAGAGTTCGTAAAAGAGGGCAACATATATCATCTGGTTCAAGAATTTCTTATATCATAACAAAAAGAGCCGAACATAAAGCAAATGCATCTGAAAAAATGGAGGAACTTGAATACTTTAAAATGTATATGAAAAAGGATATGGTTGATTCATTATATTATTTGCATTTATTAATTAATCCAATTGAAGAAGTGTTGGTGGTTATGTATGGATCAAAATATAAGAATTTCATAAAGGATATGTATAAGAACAGGCTTAAATACGAATTAGTAATGAATCGTTTAAAAAGTTTAATGACAAAGATTGAATTTGTAGAATAAAAAATATAAAAACTTTTTGTTTAAATAAAATAAATGCTTAGGAAAAAAAGTAGATCGAGAAGTCCGTATAAACGACAAAGTTTGAAAAGAAAATCCAAGTCTAGATCCAGGTCCAAGGTTCGAATCCCTGTTAAGAAGTCTGGTGAATTAACAGCTTATGGGTATGATGTCCATACCTCGGCTGCTTCAAGACGAGCAGCCCTTACGAAGGCAGTTAAAAAATATGGTGCATTATCTGTTTTTAGGAAGATAAATGTGCTCTATATTTTTAATTATCGAAGACATCCTGATTTGGCCAAGAAATTTAAAGCTGATCGAGATTGGATAGGAAAAAATTATATCTAGATTGATTATTAGTTTGATTTTTAAAATAATGAATTATTTTAAAATAAAATGAATTAATTTAAATTTTGATACTCATACTATAAACCCAATGGAACAAACCCAATCAACCCAATCAACCCACTATACCCAAGAAAGTCTCTCTAAACTTAAACTTGCAGAATTAAAAACAATTTGTAAAGATAAAAAACTGGCTGTATCTGGGACAAAAGCGGAACTTACATCTCGTATTTTAGGTTTGGATGCGCCCCAAAACGCAGCTCCCAAACCTGCAAAAACCACTACAAAAAAACAGAAAATAACAAACGAACTACAGAAACCCGTGTTTAGTCATCTTGCTAAACAGGCTCAACATTTTGTAATCAAAAGGAATATACATGGGAATTTCGAGCACTTAGAAACCCATCTTGTTTTTTCATTGGATAAAAAAGTGATTGGAGTTCAAGAAGAATCGGGCCAAATTAGGGAATTGAATGTTTCAGACTTGGAAAATGTGAATAGATATCATTTTGAGTTGGACAAAAATGTGCGTATAAATGAAGTGGAAACTACTGGAGACACCCTATCAAATACGGAGGAGAAGGACAACAAGCGCTTTGAAGAATTAGTTTCAATTATTCAATAACTCAATAAACAACCATTTTAAACATAAATATTCTACCTTTAAAAGATGAATACTTCTGAAGATAAACGTGAGAATAAAAGAAAAGTTTTAATAGACAAGGAAGAGTATTGGGTAAACCCAAATGAGTTTGTGCGAATTCCAGACGAGCAATATTGCAACTTGGAAATTCTTTCAGACATAGAATATGTGGAAAGAATTGTTGCTCTGTTGAAAGATTTAGCTAGTATATTTTCGTTTGGAATTGAAATGGATTCACAAACCCAAGAATCTTTTGGGGGTTATTTTACAAAGAATCTTCAAGAATACATGGGTTTAGAAAAAAAACAAATTTATTTTTCGCAATTTGGAGCACCTACCCTAGAACAGGCTAAAACTTTTGTTTTATGCCCGCAATCGATCCCAGGTACTAAAAATTTAAATTGGAAAATTGATCACAGGTCATTATTTTTAAATATTGCTTCAAACCAATTCAGTGTATTCAAGAAACATTTCCATTGGTATATTAAATCCAATCAACAATTGGATTATAATAATCTCTTACATTTAACCATGATTGTAAAGAATGCTGGAAATTCCTTTAGGGAAGTTTTGGAAAGTTATATTCCTATTATAGATCGATGGACTATTTTAGACACAGGATCTACAGACAATACAATCCAAAATATTAAGGATATTCTTGTGCCTAAAGTGAGAGGAGAGTTGTATCAAGAACCATTTATTAACTTTAGGGAATCCAGAAATCGTTGTTTAGATTTGGCTGGAAAATCATGTAAATTTATTATTATGTTGGATGATACGTATATAGTAAAAAATGATATTCGTGGATTCCTAACCCATGTGAGGGGGGATCAATTTTCGGAATCATTTGCTATAACTATAAAGAGTAGGGATGTAGAATATGGTTCAAATCGAATTATAAAAAGTGTGTATAATCTTAGGTATATTTTTAAGATTCATGAAGTTGTGCAGCCCAATGTCACTGTGATGATTCCAATTGATCAATACCAAGTATATATTTATGATGTAGTGACCCCATATATGGATCAGAGAACCATAGAACGTAAAAAAATGGATTTGAAATTACTTCAAGAGTCCGTAGAAGAAGATCCAGAAGAACCGAGGCATTTGTATTATATTGCCCAAACTTATGTGGGGATGAAAGATGATGAAAATGCTTATAAATATTTTCTACGCAGAGTATTTCATACAGAAGGGGGATTTGACCAAGAAAAATATGATGCAGGATTTGAAGCTGCGCGAATTGCTCATTTCAGGTTGAAAAAACCTTGGGATGAATTTGAATTCCTGTATCGAATGATTGAAAAAATAGATCCCAAAAGACCTGAACCTTGGTATTTTAGGGGAGTACATTATTTGTTAAAGGGTGAATTTCCTGAATCTTTTTCCTATATGCGCAAAGCCTTTGAAATTGGATTCCCCGAATATGCCCAATATTCCCTAAAACCTTCTTTGAGTTATTATTTTTGTCCAAAGATTCTGGCCCAAAATTTATGTTATCCCCTAAAAGAATTTGAATTGGGTAAAAAGGCATGTGAGTTATTTTTAACTGCAAACTATCCAATTACCGAAGAAACTCCAGACGAAAGGCGTATTATGGGTGATTGGTATCGTATTTATGACAAGTTGTGTCAGTTGCCTAAATTACCCAAAGTATCAGATGTAAAAGTTTCTTCCAAACCCTATTTAACTATTGTTGCGGATGGAAATTGGAAAGAATGGTCTGGGGAAACTATAGAAAAAGAGGGACTGGGCGGTTCAGAAACCCATACCATTGAATTGGCTTCTGTTATCCAAGAATCCGGTTTATATAATGTAATTGTATTTTGTAATTGTTTAAATGAATCCTATTGGAAAAATGTATGTTATAAACCTATTCGTGAGTATTTTGATTTTATATGTGTAAATTACGTACATACAAGTATAATTAGTCGTTATTCAGAGTATATTCCAGCCACGATTCATTCAAACGTGGATAATATTATTGTAGTTGTCCATGACATTCATTTAACAGGCCAAATCATCCCTATTCACCCCAAAATCAAACAAATCATATGTTTAACCGAATGGCATCGAAAGAAAATTATCCAAGGATTTCCCGAATTCAAGGATTTATGCGTAGTTTGTCATCATGGAATTTATACCCAAAATTTTGATTTAACTAAACGTAGCTTGGGTTCAAGAAGACCTAACTTTATATATTCTTCTTTTCCAAATCGAGGCTTGTATATTTTATTAGAAATGTGGACAAATATATTACTTTTATTTCCAAATGCGGTATTAAACTTGTATGTAGATTTGGACCACCAATGGTTTTCAGAACATTTTCCAGAGATGAAAGAACGAATCCAAACTCTCCTCAAACCTTTCTTAAATAAAAGTGTATTTTACCATGGTTGGGTAAATAAAGAAACTTTAAACCAAGCTTGGGTAGATGCAGACATTTGGTTATATCCCTGTATTTGGGAAGAAACATTTTGTCTTACAGCTTTGGAGGCTGCAGCTTCTAAAACATTGGCTATTACGACTGATTTAGCGGCTTTGACTGAAACTGTGGGGGATAGGGGAATTGTGGTATCCGGAGATCCAACCCAAGATGAATGGAAAAAACAAGCCCTTCTTGATTTAATTAAAGTATTGAATAACCCAACTTATTACACAGATTTGGTTGAAAAGAATTACAAGTGGGCTGTTGAACATCATTGGAAAAATATTCCAATTTTTAATTATATCCAAAATACTTGGGAATATAGGCAGTTATTCAATTGGACCTGTGATTATCCAAAAGGAAGTAAATCCCTATTGACTCAGATTTTATATAAAACATTGCCTCAACCCAAAAGACTAAATAGATTAGACATATTAGACATTAAATCCCACACAGGTACTTGCGCATTGGGATTTAAAACATTATTTCCAGATTGTTCATTAACCCTATTTGACCATTTCAATCGGTCTATTTTTAAATCTTTTGAAAATAACTTCAAAAATGTCCCAACAGATACTTTTAGATATTTTAAACTCGAAAATCCCATTATTCAATTACAAGAAGAATTTGATTTGGTTCATGTGAATGGAATAGATTGGGAAAAATCCAGTAGTATGTTTGAATTCTTTTCTATATTGGTTTCTGCTTGGAATGTTTTGAAAAAGGAAGGATTGTTTATTCTTTTTGTCAATAAAGATAATGTGGATTGTTTGGAAGAATTTTTTGGTCGAGTGGTTAAACCCACTGGATATGTTCTTTATGGGGCTCATTTGAAAGATATTCAAGATTCTCCAACTTATATTATCCTTAAAAAACAATTTTCCCAAACCAATTTTGCATATCCCATTTATGAAATAATGTAAACTAAAAAAATTCAAGTTAAATGTTTTGTTATTGTATAATAATCACAAAATACCAAAAAAATGTGTGGAATATTTTTCTCAAATTGTCTTTCCGAATATGAATCGTTTTACACCCTAAAACATAGAGGTCCAGATATTTCTGTTTATACCCAAGAAGATTCATATGGGAGTTCATTTACTTTTGGCTTCCATAGACTCGCTATTATTGATACAAAAACAGATATTACTCAACCCTTTTTCTATAAAGATCTTGTAGTATTATGTAATGGAGAAATTTACAATTGGAAAGAACTTTACAACGAATACCATTTGTCCCGAACAGATACCCTACCTACAGATTGTGGGATTATCCCCTTATTGTATGAATATTTTAAGAAAGATTTTAAAAAAATGGTAAGCAGTTTAGAAGGTGAATTCGCTATTGTTCTATATGATAAAACCACTCGTAAAGTCTATGCATCCAGGGATTTTATGGGTATCCGACCCCTGTATTATACTACTCACGAAAATAATGTATGGATTGCTTCAGAAATGAAAGCACTACCCCCAACACATAAATTTTTTCATATTAAACCCAGAACTATATACACATTTGATTTAGTTGATTTTTCATTTACAAAAATACCCTATTGGACTTTTCCCAAATCCCTAGCCTATATGGAATATACGTTTTCAAATATTCCTTCTTTAGATTGGATTACAAATAAAATCTACGAATGTTTGGAACATTCAGTTTTCCAAAGACTTCATACAGATCAACCTATAGGTTGTTTATTATCAGGGGGTATAGATTCGAGTATTATTGCAGCTATTGCTTCTCGATTTCGACCCAATATTCGTTGTTTTACAATCGGAGTTCGTGGAAGTCCAGATGTGGAAGCTGCCCAAAAAGTAGCAAATTTTTTAAATGTTCCACTTACAATTGTTGATTTTTCTATAGAAGAAGGAATTGCTTCTATTATCCCGGTTATCTATCATCTTGAAACTTATGATATTACAACTATTCGTGCATCTATTCCCCAATATCTACTTGCGAAATGGATTCGTAAAAATACAGATATCAAGGTCTTATTATCTGGAGAAGGATCGGATGAATTATTTTCAGGCTATATTTATTCTAAACTTGCTCCCAACGTAGATGAACTATTCAAGGATGGTATAAGGTTATTAAAACATTTATATCAATATGATTGTTTGAGGACGGATCGGGCTTTGTCTGCTTGGGGAATAGAAGTTCGAGTTCCCTTTTTGAATAAAGATTTGGTAGAGTTTGTATTACTTCTTGACCCTGAATATAGATTGTGTTCAAAAGAGAATTTTAAATCATTGAATCGAAGCCTTGAAAAAGGATTACTTCGACATATGATTGAAAAGTTTAAACTTTTACCTGAAGAAATTGCCAAAAGACCTAAAGAAGCTTTTTCAGATGCAGTTTCTGCATCAGGACAAGTTTCTTGGTATCAATCTATTCAAAAATGGATTGAACCCTACGTATTTGAATGTACGGAGCCCCTGAAACACAATCCCCCACTGACCAATGAATCTAAATATTACAGAGAAGTATTTCATGTTTTATTTCCCAACCAAAGCCATATTCTACCTGAATATTGGTTGCCTCGCTGGACTACCCAAACTGACCCATCTGCTACAACCTTGGAATGCTACGAAAAAAACTAAAATCTTCTATTCTCACTTATAATAAATATAATGTCTAAAATTGAAATAATTGAACCTGAAGAATTGTCTAGGATTTTTGAAGAACCCACTATTAAAGCAGATCTCGTAGCAGAAGAGGTTGCAAAGGCCCAAGTGAATGATTTAACTTCAAAAACTTCCCAAGCCGCTTTTGACCGAGCTATTGATATTCAGGAAGCGGCCTCAAGAAAAGTACTTTCAGGAATATCCGAGGAACTTAAAATTAATGGCAATGATATTTCTATTGCTGTAACTGATCTGGAAGTGAATAACATTCCAGAAGCACAACTTGCACAAACTAATCCAACTGCATATAATTCTTTTAAAAATTTAGTTGAAAGAACTTGTCAAACCATTGAAGATATTATAAAAAGAAGAACAAACACAAAAGTAGAAACTTTAATTGATGAAAACAACAAAGCAGCCGAAGAATACTATAAAGATCCCACAAATGCTGTAAAAAAGAATGCGTTCAAAACAACCCAAGATGCTTTAAGAAAAGCTTTATTAGAACAACCTGACCAAGATGTTAAAAAATTACAAGATGAAGTAGAAAAATCTAAAAAAGGGAATTGGAAGAAATGGTCAGAAACGATTATACGTGCTTTAAAAGTGGTAGGAATTGCTCTTTCAATATATTTTGTTGGAAAAGCCCTAGTTGATGCTGAAACAGGTTGTTATATGTATAAAATGGATTCAAATGGGACTTTGACCAGTACTAAAATACCTTGTCCGATTGACAAGGATGATGCTCCAAATTGTAGATGTGGGGTAAAAGACGAAACCTGTGCTTCAAATACAAAACTTCCCTATTGTTGTAATGCAGGTTCTATAGCATATAATAAGCCATGTAAAGGAGAAGCTGGAAAACCAGATTCTATTTACTATGGTTGGAAACAACAAACTTTTGCAGGATTCGTGAATGATCTTTTAAAGGGTATAAATGATGCACTAAAAAATTTACCCCAAGAATTGGGTAATCTATTTGGGGGAATTTGGAAAATTTTAAAATACGTATTGATTGGAATTTTAGTAATTGTTGGACTAGTTGTTTTAATATATATACTTAGATTTCTTTTTTCGCTTTTTGGTTCGTCATCAGATAAAAGATAAAAATAAATAGGTAAATAAAATAACAATGTCTTGGACAGGATTAGGAGTAGGAATAGCCAGTTTGCTTGGTTTTGGGGAGGATGTAAATCCCATCCAAAAAAAAAGAAAAGAATTGGCAGATATACAAAGCAAACTTAGAGCAACAATTGATCAAAATAACATTGCGGCTTTGTCTGCAACCACCCAAAACTTGAAAAATTTATTCACCTATATAGGAACTACGGAAGCATCGATTCGAAATTTTATTGAGTATAATGATGAACTCTTATGGGAGTCCATTGCCCAAGAAAATTTATTTATTCTTATTTTAACTATTGTTATAATAATCCTTGTAATTTATAATTTAATCCGTTAAATAAAAAATTAAACAATGGCCATTTCAGCAATATTTGCAGCCATAGCGCTTACCCAAATGGCAGTAGTTGTGGGTAAAAGCACTTTGTCATACAACCAAGATGAAGATGATGTTAACAATCAAATTGCACAAGCCCAAACTGAATTGCAAAAATTTCAAAATGAATATGATAAAATTTTAAAAACAAATGCTGAGTTCAGCACAGAAGTCCAACAAAAAATGACTGAAAATTTAGAAAAAATTCTTCAATTACAATCCAATTTAAAAATTGTAAAAGAAAATTCAATTATTCGCTACCGATCCATTCAATTGGCTGGAATAATTTTTATAGTTGTTATTTCCATGTTGTTCATCTTGAAAGGTTTTGGATTTTTAAATGATATAGAACAAGCCATATTGGGGTTTTTTAAAGGTAAAAAGAAACCTTGATTAGTTATCTTCTTTTTTTCCACCAAAATAAGGCTTTGCATACCCCATTTGAATCAACTTGTCATTTATACATTCTTGGGTATCCAATGTATATAATTTTGCCAAGGGTCGACCATACTTGTCATATTTCATGAAAACTATTTTTATTAATTTATTTAGAACAATGGATTCTAAATAATTTTTAGCAATCTGTCCTTTACCATCTGGGGTTTTTAATTCAGGGGTATCCAATCCATCTAAACGAATTTTAATTTTGTATAGTATATCATGAATTGGAAAAACAACCCAAATTGTATCTCCATCATAAACACGAACAACTTTCGATATACCAGTTAATCCCTCCAAAGAAAAGATAGGAACGGAATCATATGTAGCTTCTTGTAGGTTTTGTGGAATAATCATATTTTATTTATACTATTTTTCCCAATTCTCCATTTTTAGGAATATCAAAAGGATATGAATTGGGTAAAATCAATGCTTGGGTGGTTAGAATAAAATCTATATTTACTCCTGGGAATCGAAGTTCGATTAAACCAGCTACAAAGCCTTTTTCAGGTAAATGTAATGAAACATTATGCTCCAATCTGTTTTCAAGTTTTTTATAAGACCACAACACAGGTTGGATGCAATATTCTCCTACCCTTAAAAATGAACAATTTACAGGAGAAACAACCAATCTAAAATCCCTATTGTGGATTGCTGTAGCTTGTCTGAGATAGGCTTGTATAGGTTTGTCTTTTAGATTTAATATTATATTTTGGGATTGCATTTTCCAATTTACGATAGGAATAGGATGATTCGATAAAATAGCATCATAAAATCCAGATACCCCCTCAATTGTAGTTAATATTCCTGTATCTAAAGTGTGTTCTGCATTAGGGATAAGTAATCTCCAAATCTTTTCTGGATTAAATTTGTCCCACCATAAATGATCATCTGAAAGTAAAAAGAATTCATCCCCTGTTGTCCCTACTACAAGCTTGGGTATATCATCCAGATATGGAATATATGTTGCAGGATCAATAACCTGCGCCAAACGAGCCATCAAAGGAGTATTCACATATTCAGTCAATCCCAATTGATAATAATCTTCAAACGCAAATGACCATCCACCCAAGCTACGATAATGATTCACCAAATTTTCCTGAAGATAAAATAAATCCATTACAACTGGAATAATAGCCTTTACACGAGTATCTACAGCCCCAACCAACCATGTTGTCCAACCTCTTTTAGAAGCCCCTGCGACCACGAATTCTTTAAGTTGTGCAAATCCTTCATTTTCACAAAAATGTTGTAGAGTATCCATCCCTCTGACTCCAGCTTTGGTCATGGGTAAATGGGACAATACCTCACTTCTTGATGTGTTTTTAAAGAATTCAAACCATGTATAACCCACTACCGCATCTTCATGTCTTTGCTTCTGGTTGGGATCTGTATAGAATACCATGGGTTGGTTGGGAATTTGAAACATTGCAGCTGTGATCGAGTGAGTCCTTAAAGCCATTGTATAGGTTAGAACAATATCTTCTCGATCTTCTTTGATAATATCTTGGGGAACATTGTCTCCACCCGTAAGATACAACAAGGCTTGATCCTTTACCCTCAAATCATCTGGGATAATGACAACCATAGTGTGAGTCCATTTAGAAATCGATACTTCTGGGGTGGAACGCCAAGTTTGGGAAGTAATATTTAACACATATCCCAACCAATTCCCAGATAATTTATTCAAATTTAATATTTCACCTGTATGGAAATATTCAAAACTCGAATCAGGGGTAGAAACAAAATCAAACAACTCTAATGAATCCAAGGGTGGTTTTATGGGTTTTACGAAATTGTTGGGAGTGAATTGAATACAATGAATACTCTGCGCAAAAATAAGAGATAAAAAAGGTATGATTCGAAACATTTTGTAGGAAATTGTATCTTTTTAAAAGAAGTTTTTCAATCCATAATAAAAATAAATAAAGATTTTGATTATGCTTGAAATATAAAGCTCTAAAATATTTTATTGTGATCCCATTTGACCTTTCCATACATAAGCAATTACACTCCCATCTTCTCGAAAGACAGGAGTTAGGTCATTTGTTTTGGAACTTGATTTCCTACGCACAGGAACTCCAAACATTCCAGGTTTATCAAAAGGTTGCCATCCACCATATGTAAATTCTCTTATATTATTTGTCACATCACGCAATCCTTTTCTATTCAGCATAACCATCGCTCTACCTATCATTTCAGTCTTTTTAGGGTCATCAGTACGATAAGCCCTGTTATATATGGTTTTCCTACTGCTACTTTTCCTACTGCTACTTTTCCTACTGCTACTTTTCCTACTGCTACTTTTCCTACTGCTACTTTTCCTACTGCTACTTTTCCTACTGCTACTTTTCCTATTGCTACTTTTCCTACTGCTACTTTTCCTACTGCTACTTTTCCTACTGCTACTTTTCCTACTGCTACTTTTCCTACTGACCATTATGTTTATTTATTTTATAGAATAAAAAATTAAAAATGAATAGAGATTTTATTAGAACAATGCTTGGTTCATTAAACACCAAAAATCAATTAAAAATACTTGAAACATAAAGTAAACACATGATCATCGAAGGAAAAAATGCAAACTCCTTAAACATAATGTCATCCCAAGAATTCCAAAATCCGCAAAAACACGATACCCATGATATCCAAGAGTTGAAAAAACAACTTGAAATTTTACAAAAACAACTTGCCCAATTACAATCCCAAATTTCGGAAATAACCCAAACTACGGATAGAATATTTTATAGGGATTGGAGTGTATTTTATACTTAAAGAATTTTATTTATAAACAATGTGTAAATAAAATTTTTTTATTATTTTCTCAATACATGACTAATTTCATCCAATTTCCCTTCCTGCTTTTTTAGGATTAGATCTATTACTTCCCCCTTTCTATACTTTACCATATTCTTTAATTGTTTAGAAGTTCCGATTCTTCGGACATTTTCTCTGGATAACATGTTTAATTCTTCCAAAGTATACACTCGATCTTCGGGGGTAAATGGAAGTAATTTTCGTTTTGTGGGTTTTTGTAATACATCCTTTACTATTTCCCTAACTGGATTTACCTTTTGAACACTACTGGTGGTTGAAGCATTGTCTTCACTTTCTGATTCTTCTTGTTGTGTAGTTTGTTTGGGTTCATAATCTGTTGGTTTATCTTCAGGTTCTTTTTCAGGGGTTTCAACCAACTTTTCTTCAGGTTCTTTTTCAAGGGTTTCCACCAATTCCTCTTCAGGTTCTTTTTCAGGGGTTTCAACCAACTTTTCTTCAGGTTCTTTTTCAAGGGTTTCCACCAATTCCTCTTCAGGTTCTGAATCAGATTCCTCAGGTTCTTTTTCAGGGGTTTCCTCCAATTCCTCTTCAGGTTCTGAATCAGGGGTTTCCTCCAACTTTTCTTCAGGTTCTGAATCAGATTCCTCAGGTTCTGAATCAGGGGTTTCCTCCAACTTTTCTTGTTCGTTATTTTCTTCTACAATTATAGATTCTTTTGGTTCTTTTTCCTCCGTGGGTTCTACAAGTTCAACCTCATCTTCCACAATCTCATCTTCAGGTTCAGCAGTTTTAATTTCTTGGAGTCTAATTAATGTAGAATATTCTACATAACATTCCAAAAGTTCAAAATAATGTTCTACAAAATTATCCTTTTCAACTATAAAAATACTAAATGGAAAAATTTTTCGAAAAATATGCTCAATATCATAGAGCATATTGGGATTACCCCTGAGCTGGTCGATCATATCATAAATTTCATGAATTTGGGTATGTTCTTTATTGAGTTGGTATTCTACAAAATGCTGCTGAAGACTGAGGATCAACTGCTTGGTTGCAAAGTTGATATAATCATCAATTGTCCGAAAAGATTTCTTAAAAGATAGGTCAATTTTGGTATCAATAAGTTCATATTTACCATATAATAAAATCTCTAAAAGAAAATTGGATACAAAATTAAATACATTCAAGTATAATTTATGTTCGACTATGTGAAGTTGAGTCATTTTCTATAACCCACATTTTTTTTAAATTCGAATAATTTGTTGGAATGTTCCTTCTACGACTTGATGGGCAATCAAAATAACTTTGGGAATATTCAACTTTTTGATTTGTTCAATTACAATTTCAGTCAATTCTGTATCCAAGTTTGCTGTGCATTCATCTAATAATACCAATCTGGATTCTGTAATACTTGCAAATGCTAATGTAAAGGCTAAATTTAAACGAGCAAGTTCTCCTCCACTTAGGATACTAATATCTGTGCACATATTTTTGTAATAGACTTGGAGTTGGATTTGAAGTTTTTCATTATGGGTTGAAGTTTTTTTAGTGGTTTTAAGTTCAATTACAATCGGTTCTGTAAATATTTCACTTATGATTTGATTCACCAATTCGCAAACACGTGCAATTTCCTGGTCAATAATATCAGATTCGGTTTTTGCAATAATATTTTTAAATTCAACCAATGCATCTAACTGGCTTTCTATTTTTTTTAGTTCTTGGTTGAATTGATTATATTGGTCAAGATATTGGATATATTGATCATATTTTTCTTTTTTGATTTGATAAATTTCAATTTCATTTTGGTTTTCCAATTCAGAAAGTAAAAAGTCTTTTTCTTGTTTGATTTCAATTTCGTTTGTATCAACCATTGGTTCATATTTTTCCAAGTCCTTTTCAATCATTTTCAATACAGAGTGAATATGTTGTCTTTTTTTCAATTGTTCCAACATTAAGGGTAATATTTGAACATCCAGTCGGGGATCAAGTTTTGATTCAATGTCCTTCCATCGCATAGACCACCACTCATATTTCTTTTCCAACTCTGTTTGTTGTTGGATATACTCTTGAATCCATTTTAGATCATTCTCTAATTGATCTATATCTTCTTCTGTATTTACTTGTTCTTCAACTTCGAGAATGGCCTGTTTATGTCTTTCTAATTCTATAATTTGGGGCTGTATAGAGTTGATTTTTTGTTCAATTCTTTTCAATAACTCTTTCTTTTTTTCATGTCCAACCACTTTTTTGGGGGTGTGTTCGGATTCACATAAATTAATTAGATTATTATTGAGCAGACATACTTTTTGTGCGCAACTTGGACAATTATAAATCCCTTCTATAGATGCGTGGATTTCTTCTTGTTGTTTTTTGAGTTGGTTTAGCATGTCTTCATAGGGAATAAGATTTTGGATTTTAGTTTCAAGTTGTTTATACTCTCGTAAAAGTTTAATGTCTTTTGTATAATCTGTTTGTAATTCATCTGTTTCAATTTTGGAGTATTTTTCCCAAGGTTTGGGGTAATTTTTTTCTTTAATGATTTTATACTCGTTATATAAGGTTAATTGTTGATTGAGAAAGTTTTCTTCATAATCTTCATGTTCACGTTGTAGTTGTTGTATCTGTAAAAGTTCAAGTTGTTTTTGCTTGTGCATATTTTGTAAATTTTGGAATTGTTCAAGTTGTTTTTGCTTGTGATCTAATTCTTCTAGTCTTTTTAGTATACTTGAACGAGTAAGAGATATATTGGGTTTTATGGGAGGATCGATTGGATTTTGAATCCAATGTTCTAAAACCTGTATTTTACCTTTTAGGGTAATAGATTCTTCCTGTTTTGATTTAATTTGTATTCCACATTCTTTTTTCAATAATTCAGGAGGGTGTTCGGTTTCCGTAAAGCATAATTTTTCAAGAATTTCTAATTTTTCAGAAGGAGATAAATATAAAAATGTTTTTTGATATTGTTGTTGAATATAACTTGTAAACTCATAATACCTCCCAAAAATACGATAGACTAACTCTTGGGCAACTTCATCTTCTACTATAGAATGGTTTTGGGTAACAACAAGTCGATTGGGTCTTTTTGTTCTTTTGAATGTGTAGTCTAACAATTCCAGAGAAACTGCACAAGAATCGCAACCATCTGTGATTGTTTTCGACGGACTTGAACCCGTAATCACGAAAAAAATAGCCATTAATAATGTGCTTTTTCCTGCACCAGAAGAACCTGATATAAGAGTAATTCCATCTGAATCAAAATTCCATTTATGAACACCCTTATAACATCTAAAATTTTCAAGAGTAAGTATCATGTTTATCGTGTTTTATTTATTATTTTGCTCACAAGTTCATAAATCAATTTAAAACCAAGTTTGACCCTAAAAATAGTTTAAAGGCTTGAAATATATAGAGAAAATGAGCACTGAAGGAGTTAAGAAGTCTTCTAAAAAGACTACCCAAAAAGTTGTAAAGAATGTCGAAGAACCTGTTGTTGTTGAACCCGAGTTGGCCAAGAAGGAGAAAAAGGTTAGAAAGTCTGCTAAGGCTGTTGCTGTCGAACCAGAACCTGAAGTTCAAGTAGTTGAACCTGAACAGCCAGCTGCTGAAGTCGAGGCCGACCAGCCAGCTGCTGAAGGTGAATCGGATGAAAAGTTGAGCCGTAAAAAGAAGAACCATCACCAGTTGTTGGTTGAATTGGACTCCTTGTCTAATATGGTGGAACAATATGTGGAAAATCACAAGGACTTAAAGGTTCAGGGTTTGTCCAAGTTGTTGAAAGATTTGGAAAAGGGATTGAAAAAGGCTAAGAATAAGGCCCAGAAGTTGGGAAAAAGTCGAGGTAATTCCCAGCCCAGTGGAAATCAATCTGGTTTCCAGAAGCCTGTTCATATTAGTGCAGAAGTTGCAGCATTTACGGGTTGGAATGTGGACGAGCCAAGAGCTCGAGTGGATGTGACCAACTTTATTTGCGAATATATCAAGGCAAATAAGCTCCAAGATCCCAAGGATGGTCGTGTGATTTTGGCAGATGAAAAATTGTCCAATTTGTTGCAATATAGTGCAGATAGGGATGGAAAGTTGACTTATGCAACTATCCAAAGACTATTGGCAAAGCACTACAAACCCTTGAATGCAGCACAATAAAAAGAGTTTAGAAGTTTATTTATTATTTTTAGATAATAAATAAAATAATCAAATAATGGTGAATTTTAAAGATCGAGAAAGAGTTGGTTTTAGGCGTGATTTATATACACAAATTGATGATGGTCGTTTAGCTCAAATACAAGAGCGTTTGAGAAGACTTGATCCAGAGAGTCGAATTATTCGTCAATTGGAAGCTTATTATTATGAATTGAGTAATTTATATGAAGGTTTTAGGGGGGGTGATTTATTGTCTTGGATTATTGATTTGTTTCAAAATGCTCCCAATAAGATGTTTAAGAATACAAATACTTTTATTTTGGGATGTATTTATTACCAAGAAAAACAACAAAGAACAAAAAACATTAATTTTATGATTCAGCAATTCATCCTTAAGACCAATCAAACTTCAATTACACTGAGTGATGTAATTCGATATCTTCGATTAATTGAAATGCTTATTGGGAAACAAATGTAAAATTAGAATGAGTAAAGTCAAATCCCTGTATATGATCAATAAAAGTTTGTTTATCTACAATTAAATGTATATGGTCAGAATGTATAAATTTTAGGGTAAGATATAGATGAATCATGGAATGGAGTTTATTTGTTTGATCTTGGGATAAATCCCATTCGGATTGTTTTCTTTTTGTAAAATCTTGGATCAAATTATCTTTTATGGTTTTACGTTTAATGTCTTTCCAAGTTTTAAAGTAGATGTATTCAATATTCAATCCAACTATGTCTTTATAAAATTCTATAATTTTACAAGGAGTGGTATCGATTAGATTTATTTGGTTTTGTTTATATTTCAATATACCATTACTGATGTTTGTTCCAAATGGACAATCACCAATTGAAAGTCTTTCAAGTATATTTATCCAAAAGGGTTGTATATTTTTTAAATGATTTTGTTTTAATAGATTTGGATATAATATCATTAGTGATGTTTAATAATACTTGTACTAATTTTAAATTACGAATATCATTCCATCTTTTTTGGGATCTGTTAAAAGTTCGGCTTCATCATTCATAATCATTTTGAATAAATCAATATCTTGGTAGATATATGAAGCCATTCCTATACCATATAAACGAGAGATCCGTCTATCTTGTTCTTTTAGGGAGTTATTTAAATCAATCCAAACAAAGGAACGAATTTCCATAGGTAAATCTGGATCTCGAATATTTTTATCTAAAAAATGTTTAATTTTATCATATTCAAAAGTGTTTAAAGAATAGATTGCAAATAATATACTTTCTGGTTTATAGTATACTTGGTTGGTTTTATTGGTGGATACTTTTCCTATTCTTTTAGATATAAGTTTGAGATGTTCTTCAATACTTTTATCTGGATTCATGCTCATAAATACTTTTTGAATATAATTGTAATAGGTAGTATGTATACCTGGAAATTCAAACCCCCTTAATCTTGGAAATCTTTTCTCAACCAATTCTGAAACATTTTTGGGCATTTTTTTGTAGTATACGCTTTGTAGATTTGGATAATTTTGATAAATAAATTTCAAAATTTGGTCCAAGACTTGGACAGGCATAAGAATAAATATATTTTCTTTTTGTTTATATAGAATCACTTGTTGATCGCTTAAAAACTCTTCAATTATGGTATGGATTAATTTACTTGTAATTTGTTTCCTAGAACGACCCGGGAGGTCTTCCCAATCAAATAATTCTTCCAATAATTCTCGAACACCACTATGAAGAGGAGTTTTATCTTTTTCTACTTTTCCTCCCAAATTTCCAAATCCTTTATAGGTTTCTGCGAGTAAAAGTTTATTATCTTTATATATTATAATATATACATTTTTATAGGTTGGGTCGAGTTTAGAAATATAATAATTCATATTTATTATATTTCTATTTATATTTATTTTTACTTTAGGATAAACTGGTCGAATGTTCAAGATCGAATGGATTGTCCAATGATTGGGGTTGGGTTTGGGTTGATGGTTTTATGGGTTCTTGGAAACCATCAACCTCAACCTCGGATTCGTTTTTCAAAGATGTAGAAGATTTAGATGATGTATCAAATCCCTCACTTTCAGTTTGAGTTTGAGTCTGAGGTTCAGAAGAATATGGTTTAACCTTTTCCATAAAAGCATTGGTATATTCCATATTATGATGAATGGCTCTTCCAATCATTGCTCCGTATGTTTCCCAATCAAAATCATTACCAAAAGAATGATATACAATTTTTGGAGGATTTTCGGGATTCCAAAAATAATAATTGTTCCAATACACGGGACTATCTAACAAAACATTTTTAATATTATTTTCAAAATTGGGATCTACATTAAAATAATCAAATACTCCATATTTGGGAAGAATATGTAATGAATTGTCTTCCTTTTCCGTCCATAAAATATATCGAGTAAGATACATTCCCCTGTGTGTATCCGTTATTGTTCTTTCCACATTCTTACTCAATTCAACCAATGGACTTGTTGATTCAATGTATCCAGTTTGGGAAAGATTGCTTAATATTTCAAACACAACTTGGGGTGATTCCAAAGTTTCCAAAGTATGGCGAACATACACAAAATCTACGGGTTCTGAAGATTGCAATGCATCCAAGGTGCGGAAATCATTCAACTTGAAAAAATCTATCTTTTCAGACCGCAAAGGAAACATAGAATTTGCTGCTCGAGTAATTTCTATAATTTTAGATTCCTTACTTTCAGGAATTTCTTTCACTAAATAATCAGCAACTGCTTTCAAGGGTTGCAAGAAATTAATATTATAATCACTATCTTCTGACATTCTTTTTTTTATAAATTGATCTTACTTTTAAACTATTTTTATTAATGATAAATGAAAGCCAAAATTATAGAATTATTAATCGATCAACATTATTCATTTGCCCAAATATCCGATCATTTGGGAAGACCTTATAAAGAAATTAAAAAATACGCAGAAGAATCAGGAATAACTGCCATTCCATTACAAAAAATAATAGAAAAAATCAGAGACAAAAGTGTTGTGATTTTTGATTTAGAAACTTCAGGGCTTCCACAATTGAAAAAATTTAATAGTTATTTTCCATATAAAGAGAATGTGTATTATGATTCTTCTCGGATTGTTCAAGTAGCTTGGTGTAGGATAGATTCTTTTGGTGCATTTTCGGAAACACCCAATGTGCATAATTTTTTCCGGAAACCAAGTTTGAATGATCATTTTGAAATGAGTCCAAAATCTATAGAGATTCATCGTATTACTCCTGAGTTTTTACAAGAGAAGGGTATTGTATTAGAAGAAATATTACAACCCTTTTTAAAAGATTTACGGGAATGTGATTATATTTTATCCCATAATATTAATTTTGATCGAAATATTCTATTTAATGAAATGTATCGATTAAATTACACTCGGGATTTAGAATTTTTAGAAACCCATATAACAAAATTTTTATGCACATGTAGGGCCACATTTTTTACAAAACTAAGCACCCTATATCAATCCGTTTGTGGACAAACTGAAAGTCCCAATTTTCATAATGCGAAAGAAGATGTGTGGGGTTTATTGAAAATTTTAATTCAAATAGATAAAAATAAAGATGAGCCTAAATAATTTTACTCTAGTTCATGCACGCCCGTCTGCTTCTGCTTCCCCTACAGATATTTGGGAAGTTGAGGAAAAAAAGACTAAACAAATTTATATTATGAAAGTTTTTATTGTATCGATTTTAAACTCGGATACAAATTCCTTTGAACAAACTTTGAATTCTATACTTTTAGATCACGAATTGAAAGTATATGAATATTTGCGGGATGAGTTGATCCAAAAAAGAAATGTTAGAAATATTCTAAGATTAATTGATGCAGTAGAATTCGATTTCCCAGAAGCCTATAATTTTATTCGTTCAAGTAAAGTAGCAAAAAATCTTTCAGACAATCAGATTATCCGAAACCTAATCAACAATTCCAAGTTTATGCTTCAACCCAAAGGTGGGCGAAAAAGTGTATTAACCCCAACAACCAGTAACTCTACAATCCCTATGTATGCAAATAAACTAGACAATTTAGATTTATATAAAGAAAACTTTAGGGCAATTGTCTCTCCAATTATAGCAGGTGGAAGTTTATCCTCGTATATTATGAAAAATATAAAAAATATTACTCCCTGGACTCTTATGAGATATGTATATATAATATTTACTACTTTGGGTGCAATGTCAAAATCAGGAATAAACCAAAATGATTTACACTTTGGAAATGTTTTAATTGATGACAAATTTACGGGAGGACCTGAATTTAGGAAAAATTATTTTTTGATTAATGCAGAAGGGGATGGATTATTTGTAGATCTTGAATCTACCTTATTTATATATGATTTTGATCGTGCTGCTGTTAGGGGTGGAAAAGGTGCTTATAAAAAACAACTCGAGTATGTTAGGGGAGGTGGAAATTGCCCTGAATTTCATCCCAAAAGAGATTTTCTAAAAATTTTATGTTTATTGTATCATCTACTAGTTGATCAAAAAAACAACTTTAATCCCAAGTATAGAAAGAGATATGAGCGTATTCAAAATGATATTATGTCTAAAATAATTATTGATCCAACTATACGGGATATGGTTGAACGGATCAATGATCATGCATGTTGGTTGCAAACAGATTACAATGATTCTATCTATTGTGATGCCAAATTATTAGACAAGGGTTTGGTAGATGAAGATTATATTACAAATTGGTGTTTTAGTTATTGTTCTTGGTATAAAAATGTAGTTCATTTCAAAAATGATCGTTTGTGTCCTAGTGAATTAAAATTAATAAATAAATTTTCTTCAGGTTTAAGTAATTCCAAATTGAAAGAATTAATTTACTACAATACCCAATTTATATATGAAATAGATACGTATAGGAAAAACCAAATCCAACAAAAATTGTTAAATATAATTTTAGAATTGAGAAAATAAAATAAATAATGTCAAAATATACTTTTATTCAATCCATTGATCCAAACCAATTAACAGACACAGATTCTCGATCAGATATATGGTTGGTAAAAAATAAAGAAATAAACTATGATTGTATTATGAAAGTTTCTTTTCGCTCTGTAACCATGGTCTCCTCATCCGGAAAGACTTTTACTTATGAACCCTCTACTGGAAAATTACTTACCCATGAGATTTCAATATACCAATATATTTTAGCAAACTTGATTCAAAAAAGAAATGTTCGAAATATATTGAGAATTGTAGATGCTGTATTATTGGATGGTGAGAGTGAATTTAAATTCTTACAAACCACTGGACTTCCTCGAAATCAACTTCAACAAAACATAGTTGATAATTTTAATTTTATGCTTGGGTTTACTTCTGAACGAACCCGAATTGATAAGAAAAGTTCTAAAAGTCTACAAGAAGTAGATTTAAAAGGTCCTTTAGCCACAGGTGTGGCCAAAGTTCAAGCCCAAGCAGATTATTCAAAACCAATGCAATTACAGGCATTGGTCACCCCAAAAATACAAGGGAGTTTTGATCAGTTTGTATTTTCAAGAAAACTTTCTTCTTGGGAATTTATGAGGTATATGTTTATCTTATTTACTACTCTTACTGAGTTGGCTGTTCAGGGAATAAACCAAAATGATATGCATTTTGGTAATGTACTTGTAGATAAAACGTTTACGGGGGGGTCAGAATTTAATAAAAATTATGTATTGGTTTTTAATCAAAAATGTATTTTGGTAGATTTACCTTATACTTTGTTTATTTATGATTTCAATCTATCTACATGCACATTAGAAATGGGTAAAATGATAAAACCTGTTTTAGATAAACCAGATTACAAAAGAAAAGGAATTTGTCCTAATTTTCATCCCAAAAGAGATTTTTTTAGATTGTTGTGTTCAATGTATCATTTTATCCAAACCATGAAGAAACAAAAAGCTTATGATCCCGAAGATGAAAAGGTATTTGGACAAATTCAATCTGAAATTATATCTCGATTATTTTTAAATGAAACCATACGAAAAAAGGTCATAGAAGAAGATTCAAATTGTTGGTTTGTAAATGTAGATGGTATTTCACTTTTATGTAATGATTCTGCTTTAGATTCTGGACTGGTAGGGGTGAATGATATTTTGGAATGGTGTTTCCAATATACTTGCTGGAACGAAAATGTTATTCGAGTGATAGACATTGAAGATGGGATTTTAATGGATTCAGAACAAACCATGCTTAAGAAACATATTTCTTATAATCAATTACAAAATAATATTCAATTCGTACCCACTACAAATGACTTAAACCCTAATGATTTTTTTCAACAATTAAGTGCATATTTATAAACATTTATGGATATTTATGGATATTTAATAAATGATTGTTGAACAAGTTTTCGACTTTTTAAATAATTTAAAATTGTATCATTGGATGACTACAAATTATGCTCGACATAAAGCATCGGATCAATGTTTTGAATCCATTCAAACTTTGAGTGATAAATTTATAGAAATCTATATTGGAAAATATGGTAGATCAAAATTGGTCGCTTCATCATCTTCCAAAGTTGTAATTGTTCGTTATACGGACTCGGATATTAAAGAATTATTTTCTGATTTTATCGACTTTTTAAGAAAAATCAAACTTGATTCCAAATCAGATAGCGATCTGTTAAATATTGTGGATGAAATGGTGGGAACATTAAACCAAACCCTATATCTATTCACTTTGAAATAATAAAAATAAAATAAATTGTTAGTTTTATAAAATCCAAATACTTTATAAAACTTTACAAGACTTGACTTTACAAGTATGTTTGCGAAAAGGTGCTTTCAATATTTTTCAGATTTACATCTCGAAAAAAGAACTAGTCTTCCACGTATCCAACAAGTTGCGGATACTTTACTTTTAGCTGGAGACATTGGACACCCAAATACTGAAATTTATCAAGAATTTTTCAATGTATGCAGTTTAAAATATGAAAATATTTTTGTTGTCGATGGCAATCACGAATGGGATAAAGGCAAACCTGATCCCAAAAGATTCCAACATTTAAGTAATGTATTTCTGTTGGACAATTCCCACGTAATATTGGATAAATGGATCATCACGGGGACTACTTTATGGACAGAAACAACCCAAAAACAAAAACACAACAAAGCTGTGAATTATTTAACCCAAATGATAGATACAAATCCAGATAAAAGAATCATTGTTTTAACGCATCACCTCCCCTCTTGGGAATTAATTACTTTAATCTACCGAAAAAAATGTTCAAATCAGACTCTATCTCGTTATGCAAATCAATTGGATTACTTATTTCATAAACCAAATGCACCTTGGTTATGGGTGTGTGGTCATTCCCATTGTAGATTGGAAAAAAGATTGGGGAATACCCAATGCGTGATTAATACTTTTGGAGAGAAATATCCGACTCTAAAATGTTGAATGCATACTTGTCTAACTGATTTAGTGTTTCAAAACGACCAGCTGGTGTATTTTTCTTAATTTCTTTTTGTTTGATATACAGGAAAAACAAAGCTTGGATATATGCATCAGAAATATCATGTTGCCTACGGAGTTGGTTAAACTCATTTAATAAATAAGTTCTTGATCCCTTTTCAAGTTGTCTTTTTAATATTTTTACGCTTTTTTGTTTGCGTATTTCATATGTATCTTCATTTGTCCAATTTAAGAATTTATGAACACTTCTAGGATGAATCAACACACTTTTGTTTCTAAAATTAAAATAAATCAATTGTTCAATAGCAACATGCCCATGAGGAGGCTGCCTTTCAATAAGTATAGTTTCGACCAAATCAAACAACTCTGTATTTAAATAAAAAACATGGGACAACCAATCTGAAATTGTTTTTGTGTGATACAATGAACATTTATTCTTAGAGTCTTGATCTAAATGCACAAATTGGGTAATATCTACCAACTCAAACCAAACAATCTCCTTAAAAACATATGTTTTTGAAGTTTCAACCAACAACATAGCTAAATGTTTAATTCCAATGTCTATACTTAAAATATAAGTAGAATTTTCTGTTAACATTATACTACTTAATTTTTAGGGTTTAAATTGATTCTATTCGTTATTTTAAAAAAGATTTAAAAATTGCAAACATATTTGTAAATACATCTTGTTTAAAGCATAATTTTAAAAAAATTAAAAAATGTGTGATGAATGTTGTTTGAAAAATATAAATTTTAACACGGATCTCAAGGTATCCGAAGAAACAGATTGGAAAAAATATTATACAAGAAAAAGAGCAGGAGTGATTATTGTAAATTACCATACCAATAAAATACTGGTTGTTCAGTCTTATCATAAACATTGGGGCTTGCCCAAAGGACATTTGGAAAGGAATGAAACCCTCGAAGATTGTGCAATACGGGAGGCTTTTGAAGAAACGGGTATACGCATTTCAAAAGACAAGTTGGGTAAACAATATAGTCTTTATAGAGGAGATTGTGTATATTTTTTAGTAGATGGGTCAGATTGTGAATATGATATAACCCATATCATGAACAAAGATGAAATTACGGGTATTGGATGGACTTGTATCGAATGTCTAAAAAAATGGAAAAATGAGAGTGAGGAATTTTTAATCAATAATCACCTTCGTGTATTATTAAATATTATCAACCAAGAATTAACTTCTGACTTTATAAGCTTGGATCATTAAAATACAATCTGCAACATCATCTTTTTTGGAAAGTTGGTCAAACTTTGGATACAGGGGGTCAGATCTTTGGGTTAAAATATCAGAAGCCAATTGGATTGCAAATTTTTTTCGGTCCTTGTGTTTTTTTCTCTGTTGAACAGGACAGCCCAATATTCTGGTTTTATGGGTAGATGAAAATTCCTGTATAATTTTAAATGAACCATAAATCGTAATAAAATAACTTTGGCAGTGTTGGGCCAATCGTAAAGCTTGAATGTTTGATTTGTTTTTTCCATAAGCCATTTGTTGTTCGATTAGAAATACATCTACATTATCCCACAATTCTGAAAATGTATTTAAAACTTGGGTTAATGTGAGATAAATATTTTTACTTTCCAAGTGTTGTAATAAGTCAATGCATTCAAAATGGATCAACGATCCTTGTTTGTAGGTTTGTTTTAGAAAGGTTTGATAAGAATCAATGGGATATCCATTTACATCAAAAGCACCTTTAATTTTTGAAGGTAGAGAATTAATTTTATATTCTTCTACGCTGAAAGCGAAATTTCGTGTCCCCATATCAAATGCAGCTATTCTTATCATTTTTATAAAATATTTTTATTTTTAAAATTATAATAAATGTACAAGCTCTATTGTGTAAAATGCAGAAAAGAACAAGATTGTTCTCCTTTAAAATTGGGAAAAGATGTTCGAGGAAGATCCAGAATGTATGGAAAGTGCCATGAATGTGGAACAAAATGCTTTAGATATGTAAAAGAAGGTATGAGTTATGAACTAAAGTCTATGCGATCCAAGTCCAAGTCTAGAAAATCTAGATCCATGCGATCCAAGTCCAAGTCTAGAAAATCTAGATCTATGCGATCCAAGTCCAAGGCTAGAAAATCCAGATCTATGAGATCCAAGCGATCCAGATCTCGTTATTAATTTTTTAAAAAAAAATAATAGAATAAATTAATATTCTTCTATTATTTTTTGTCATTTTGGGAATAGGATTAGTAACCCTTTTCTTGGTTTTGGGACGTAAAAAATCTACGAAAACTACTCCAACTCCACCTGCTCAACCATCGAATAATGAAAAAATTTGCATAAACTTTCAAAAGTTAAAAGATTTATGTTCCACCTTACCACCGAGCCCGGATGCTAAAAGTGTTTGCTCAATTTTTGAACAGATGCAACAAACTTTGTGTTCTACAACTCCAGTATCCAAAACATTTGTAAAGCTCTCGAACGAATGAAATCCGCATGTGCAAATCCGCAAACACCTGAAGAAAGGCAAATCTGCGTGCTCATCAGAGAAATACAACAATTATTGTGTTCTTGATCATATAAAAATTAAATAAAACAAAAATTTTTTATTTAATATTTAATAAATGGCAAAATCACCGAAACGTAGATCTGGATCTGGATCAATGGGTCTCAGAAAATTGATGAAATCCCCAAAATCTTCAATGGGGCTTAGAAAATTGATGAAATCCCCCGCAAAGAAGGGAGCACGAGGAGGACTCTATTGCTCCAAGAAGAGCTTGATGGCGTGTAGAGATGCTCGCCCTGGATGCACTTGGGTTGTATCAAAAGGATGCAGAAATAGAGATGGAAGAAGGAAGAAGTCCAAGTCCCCCAAGAAGTCCATGAAGAAGAAGTCCAAGTCCCCCAAGAAGTCCATGAAGAAGAAGAGATCCGCACGAAAGTAAATTACACAATATTTTTGTTATTTCTAAAATCTATAAAATAACAAAATTAGTTTTATTTCAACATCATTTCAAGCTCATTTCTTAATTCATTCAGGGATAAAGACAAGTTAAACCCCAATTGATCAATGATAAGATACATATTTTTTATTTTACTATCTAATTGTATTACTCGATCTAATACTTGAAGTTTAGTATGTTTGATTTTTTCCAAAGATGTTTCTAAAGTTTCTTTTTGTTTAGAGTTTGAAGCATCTTGGAAAATATTATGACTGGGTTTAGAATACAACAAGTCTAATTTTTTTAATACATTTGATTCTTTGATTTGTAAATCATCCAACACTTTGACAATCTCTTGTCGGATGCTTTGCATTTTCTTTTTTTTGTTTAGTAATTGGTCATTATTTTTTATAAAATGTTCAATATAATGAATATTGAAAAAATCCTTGTGTCTTTCTTGGTTTAAATTTAATACATTATAAAATTCCTGTTCTACTTGATGAACAAGGTTGTGAATAATATTAATCTTACTATACATTTGTTCCAAGGTAACATTAATGTAAAATGTTTTTGTTTGGATTCGAGGAAAATTTTCAATCTTGTATACATCAATGGTATTTTCTTGGGTTAAAACAATGATATGTTGATCCGTTTGTAAAGTGCATTTGTATTCCAATGTTTTGAAACAATATTTAATTCTTTTCATTTGTTCAACATGATCCATAGCTGTTTCAGTATGTATAGTTATGGCTTGTTTATAATTTGTTTTGAGTTTATCAGACATATTATCAAATACATCTGTTTCAGAAGTCTTGAGTTGAATTAAAGGATAATATTCATTTAGTTGTTTAGATTCAAATTCTTTATTTTGAACTTCTTCCTTTGTTAATACATAATGGTTTAGGGTCTCTTCGGGAATGGTCATCTTATAGGATCGTGAAAGATAGAGGAAAAAAATATTTCCCGAACTATGGTGAATGATTTTGACAAAATTACAATATTTATTACAAGAAAAATATTGTATAGGCGTATATTCATTTGCTCTTAGTAATTCATTAAATTTGGTAAAATCTGCCATTTTAATTTTTCAAATGAATGATTAAATTGTTTTTGCAAATAGGGGATTAACCTTGAGATTATTTCTTTTTGCAGCATCTTTAAATGCCATCTGATATGAAATATAAATCCAAGCAATAATGCTAAAATTGGATAAAATGTTCAATGCCAAACCCTTGATACCATAATTTACATAGAAAATCAGACTTGTCCCGAATGTCCATAAAAATCCAATAATAATATAATCTCTCAAGGCAGAAACTGCATTATCTAATGTGGCTTGATCGGATGAGAAATTCTTTACCGAAAATTTAGAAGACATTTCAACACTTCCAATGGCAAATTGCATAGAAGCAAATAATATGGATTTACCCAAAATATAAAAAGTATTTTGTTTTTTATCTATTGTTGTTTTGTTCATTTATTTAAAACTTAATTTTAATTCTACTTCAAAACATTTCCAAGTAAAAGAATTAAAATTACGAGTAATTGAAAAATTTAGTTTGAATAGGTCCAGAGAATTTATGATAAATCTCTTCGCATGATATTTTGGGTTTTCCATTTCGTTCGTTTACGCTATTATGGAAATTTGTAAAAAATTCGACCAAATTTACTCGAGTAGCACAAATCTGGTCCTTGTAAGGTCGATGTGCTTCCACATAGGCTCGGGCATGTTGTGCACAATTTCCACAAGCCAACATTTCGGGAATACCATCAATAAATCCCCAATACTTTTCCCTTTTTTCCATGGGAATATTTTCGGGGGCTTTCACACTTCCCAAATGAAGAATAAACCAAAAAGCTGGACCCCAAGATTCAGGGGAAGACACGTTTTGTATTTTTTTATCTTCATAATGAATTTCTATAGGGGTTGAAACATTAATGGGAGGAGGAATCTCTAAATCATACTTGCAATTTCCAAGTTGTCTATACATTTTTTATTTAAGAAAATATTAATATTAATTGATTATTTTATTCTTCTCTGATGTATGTTTATACAACAATAAACAAAACGAGTAATAATCCTGTTGTTTCATGTCATAAATTACATATTTATCGTATTTAGAACATAAATGTTTGAATTCTAAATACATGATCTTGAGCCAGCGATTGTAATGTTCCATCCAATCTGAAAAATTCGTCATCAGAAAACAAGTTTATTGAATATTTTCTTTTTTTAAATCTGCTGATAATAAATCTTTTACTGAATTTTTAAGTCTACCTAAATTACTTTTAGTATTATTCATATCAACTAGACTTTGGGCCGTGTCTAATTCTTCTATATTCTGTGTTTGTTCAGGTTGTAATGGGGTGATTTCTTCCATTCGTAGATCTGCCAATTCTTCTTGTAATTCTTGGTCTAAATCTAATTCCACAGGCGGATTTGAAGCCATTTGGACAGGTGCGGATACAGGCACAGAAGAAGCCATTTGGACAGGTGCGGATACAGGCACAGAAGAAGCCATTTGGACAGGTGCGGATACAGGCACAGAAGAAGCCATT